AGTTCACGGTGGTCAGCTCCCCGCGCAGCCTGCCGGTGCACGGGCGGTTCCAGTTGCTCGGGGTGCGGGCCGCACCGTGGTAGTTAGGGCGGTCGCGGTGGAACCATAGCAGCGCGGCGTTGATAGCCTCGTCGCGGGTGTTGTAGCGGAACTCGGAAGGGCTCACCGCGTCACGCATAGCTGGCTCGCCCGTGCCAACAGTCTCGCGGATACGCGACCTGTTGCTTTGCATGGTCTCCATGATGCGGCGGGTAAAATCGCCCTCCTCCACCATTGCAGGGTCTGGGTTGATCGTCACGTTGATGACCTGACCGGTGTAGGTCTCTTGGTACTGACGGCGCGTGATGGTCTCGCCCAGGTGGTTGGAGTACACCGTCTCTGCTGGCTTATCGGACTCCGCCCGGCGCGCTTGCCGCAAGTTGATTCGCTTCATGCTCGTGCTCCTGCCATGCCCCAGCCGACCAGCTCACCTACAGCCCATGCGCGGCGGCGGTTCTGGTCTTGCGACATGTCGAGTTCGTGGGCCACGTTTCTTAGTGGGTTGTCTATCTTAAACCCGACCATGCACTCCTCGCCTTCTCCACTGAGCAGGAAGATGGCTATGCGGTTGACGTTGCGTCCCCAGAAGACCAGCTCGGAGAGGCGGAAGTAATCAATCCGTGAGGCCGTGCGTTCAAAAAACGTAGTGAGGTCGGCAGTTCGGCCTATGTAGTCCTCAGCTCGGCGTGTCCCCAGGATGTGGTCGCGGAAGCCTTCTCGCTGCAACGCACGGGTGCTCAGTTCACGGTACTGGCTAAGCATTGACTCCGCCCGGACGCTTACAGGTGCCCGGTACACGGCCCTTGCGATCACGCCTTCCCCAGGCTCCACGGTGCTCGCCATGATCACGTCGGGTGGCAGGTTGCTGTCCTCGCGCACACGCAGCCCGGTCATCACCGTGCGGTCGCGCTCGCTGCCCAGGTCCACGGCGAAGGCCATCTCGTTTAGGGTCTCGAACATGCTGGGCGCCCGCAGGTTGTCAATCATCTGATTGATCATATCCTGGCTGAGTGCGCCGTTCCTGGCCTGGATTGGTGAGTTGATCGACGGGGCTCTCCTGCTGATCGCGGCGCCCATCCCGCCGAACGCCTCACGCAGGGCCTCCGCCGCGTTACTTACGTTGCGGATAGCTGGGTCGTTAACAAAGCCGCCAGAGTAGAACTGTCGGCCCATGATCGCGTCGCGGAGGGTGCGCTGCCCTGGCCTCTGTGCACCCACGGTCACCGGGATGTGGGGCACATCTTCGGTAGGTACCTTGGCGTCTGTCTCTTCCCAGACCAGACCGCTCGCGTCTGCTTCGACAGGCTTCTCCAGGCCTTCCTCCGGCTCACGGCTTTTGCGTAGGTTGATCCGCTTCATGGCTATCGCTCGATAGTGATCAGGAGGCGTCCGTCGTTCGCCTTGATGTAGGTGTCCTTCGGCCAGCCGCCGAACAGTACGGAGATCACGATGTCCTCCGGTGTCTTGTAGCCCGGAGGGACCAGCTCGAACTCGATGGTGTCGCCGCGCCAATCGTGGTTCGGCAGCCACCCGGCGCTGCGCGGGGAGGTGTACCCGGAGACGATGGAGAAGCGCGGCAGGCCGGTCAGCTCGATGAGGGTGTCGTACACCTCGCCCACCCGCACGAAGGCATCCCAGACCGCAGGGTTGGAGATCGGCGGGAGGTTCTTCACCCCATCGGCCACGAACTCTTCGTCGTACAGCCAGTCGGTGAGCATCGTGTACTTGGACACGCGGATGTGGTGCAGCTGCCGCCGCCCGCCGCCGTGGTACGTAGGGAAGCCCTTGCCCTCCCAGGCATGGTCCATGCCGTCCTGGTCCAGGCGCTTGAGGGCGTTGGCTCGGGTGGTGGCGCTGGGGTACTTGCGATAGTCGGGCTTCGCGCCCTTCTTGCCCTGGTAGCGGTTCTCGTACCAAGCCATGCGCGGGGTGCCGTTGGCGACCTCCTCAGCGCTGACCGCAACGCAGATATACGGCGACTCGCTGTAGGTGATCAGGCGGCTCAGGGGTAGGTCTTGCAGGTGCCGCAGCGCAAACTCTATCGGCGAGCAGGTCTCATTGACTTGGCCAGACAGGTTCTGCACCCAGGCATGCGGGCAGATGTCCGCTGCCGCCCCGAGGTTCCACATGTGGTGGGAGGGCTTGCGCGGATCTTGGTAGGTGACGATCTCTTTGGACAGATCAAGGCTGATAAACCCATAGGAGATCGAGATCGGCCCGACCAGAGCAAGGATCGGCTCCAGGGCGTGCTCGCACAGTGCTCTACCGTTGGCCAGTCGCTCGTCGTGGCCTGCAACCTTGTTGAAGACGTTGGCGAAGCCGGTGCTGTAGACCGTATCGCTGCCCATGAAGTCCGAGAGCAGGAAGTGCGGGCTAAGGCGCACGAGGGTGGGGTTCAAGAGTCCCATAGGTCAGCTCACTGTCTGGTCTTGGTGGGTGCCGGGAACTGCAACACGTTGGCTGGCAGGTCGACCGGATCGAACGGGGTGTCGTCGAACTTGATGGTGTTGGCGTACTTGATCAGTTCGACGGTGACCAGCTTGAGCATCCCAGGGTTGCTGTAGATGTGCTGGGTGCCGTACTTGGCGGAGCCCTGCTCGTCGTAGAACGTGCGGCGGCAGGCTTCCACGAAAAGCTCAGTCCAGGTGCGCTCTTCAAAGTTGAACGGGTCTTCATTGGTGTGCAGGTCTGCGGAGTGGCCGATGATGGCTACGGTGATGTCTACAGATCCGCCCATGGCGTACTCCGTAGCGAAGCGCAGCAGCTCGCCCGAGCCAACGTCTACGCAATCCTTGAACGCTTCCTGCACCTGCTGGTACAGCTCTTCTTGAGGGGTCATGTTTGCTCCAGGTGTTGCGTCAGTTGGCTGGTCGGGTTCTGCGCACGCGCTGTGATGCAGGAGCGGCAGCAGGTTGCGTGCGGGTGCGGCGGAGCACCGTTGGTTCTGGGGTCTTGGGTGCCGGGATAGGCGAGCGGCTGAGGCCCAGCTGGTACACACGCTCCAGGGCCTCCGCGACGGCTTGCGGGAGGTACTTACCGCCCGCTCCCCATTCGTTGATCGCTTCGCGAGCGATGGCCAGGAACTCCGGGATCTCTTCCTCGGCTCGCTCGATGCGGTTGTGCGGACCTTCTCGAATATCCCTGGCCATGTCAGTCACCAAAGTCCTTGAGCACATCGTGGGCCACCCAGAGCGCCAGCTCTTCGGTGGGGATTGGCATGCCTGCGGTCTTCACCTCGATACGGCGCTTCATGTCCTCGTACTCGACACGCGCCCAGGTGATGTACTGCTTAGCGATGCTGGCCAGCTCGCCCATGCCCTGGAGCTGGGTCAGCTCCGCTGCCGGGATCTCGCGGCAGAACTCGCGGTACAGCCCACGGATCTCGCCCAGCCCTACATTGCGCTTACGAGGGTAGGTGTCTACCGCCCAGGCCCAGAACGGGTGTGGCCTGCCGCGAGTGAGCAACAGGAGCAGAGTTGCGGCCAGAGCGCCTGCGTCAAAGTCGTCGCCCTTCCCTTCTAGGTACGAGGGCCGGATGCCGAGGATGCCGCAGGTCCACCCGAGGATGGCTGTGTGGAAGTTGTCCCACTCGCTCTTGAGGTGCTTGGCGATGGTGTTGCGGGCAGCCAGGAGCGGCTCCAGGGCTTCCAGCTCCAAGCTGTCTGCGGTCATCTCCAGGGCTACGGAGATCTCCTGGTACGCCTTGGCGAGGCACTCGATACCGCCGTTCAGGCGCGGGCTGAGGTACTCCAGGGACATCTCCGCCCCGTTGGTTACCCCGATCTCGTACAGGTGCCAGTCGCGGTCTTCGCCCTCGACGCCTGCGGTCTCCACGTTGAGCAGTACCGATGGGAAATACGAGCGGTCAAGGCGGCCCAGGATGGATAGGACGAATGAGCGGTCTATGTTGGACATGGTGGTTCCTCGTTGTTGATGTCCCGATCTTATCAACTACAACTGCCGGGTGGGCCTACACTGGGGTTTGTATGGTTTGCGGTCGGCCAACAGGCGGTCGGCTCTGTGCCACCCCACCCCGAGGGCCTTGGCTGCTCGTTGCATGCCGCAGCCATGCAGCTCTATGTAGAGCTGTAGCGCAAGGCGCATATCCTCGTCCGAGCAACGGGCGTAACAGCCGCGACCTTTCCTGAGTTCCGGGGTGAGCGGGTTGTTCTCGATATAACGGCCCCAGTAGATGAGTACGTTGGGCTCGCTGACGCGCAGGCGCAGGCAGGTGGCTCGAAGTGTCACACCCTCCAGGATGCCTTGCACGACCTCTTCAACAACCGGCGCCCATAGCGCCATGGCGCGTTTGTACTGCTCTTGTTGGTTGAAGGGTCGGTACCCTACTTCGTGCGCAGCCACCCTTACGGGCTTCCAGTCTATGCCCACTTCGCGGCGAATATCCGTGAGCTTCATTCCGGCGTCAAGCAACTTTTTGATGACTGGCTTGAATTTATTGGCCAACGCTCTGGCGTCCTCTGTAAGGACGTATAGACCGTTTTCCTTGGCTACCTTACGGGGTCTTCGCGGTGGCGGCTTGCGCGTCTCCCTGGCGTCCTGGCGGATTCTGGGAGGCTGGTATGGGTTGGATTCGATCTCCTGGACCTGACCGCCCTTGGCCAGGAACTTGGCGATCTCCTCCTCCAGGTTCAGTGATTGATTGGCGGTCATGTCCAGCTCCGTGCATCAGTGGTCCTTGGGGTTGACGATGGTAACGTCGCCCTGGGTTCGTGCAATCAATTGCACGGGGTTGCGGAGGATCTGCTCCTGGGCCTCCTCCCGCGATGCCGACATCATGGTGTCGATGATCAGCTTGCGGCGGGAGATGGCCGTGGCCTTCGAGGCGCTGCGCACCAGGACGGCGTTGGCCTTGCCGTTGACCGTGATGTAGGCCACGTACTCATCGCCCGAGTCCAGGATCTCCCCGGCCACCCAGAGCCCCAGCTTGCCTACCTTCTTGCGTTGCTTGCGCTTCGCCCAGGCGTCTTTTACCAGGGCTGCGAGGAGAGAGAGCTTGTTCATGGGTCACCCGTAGATGTCGATGCCGTAGCGTGGGTTTTGCTCGGTGTCCTGGGCAAAGATGCGCTCGCCACGAATCACGCGTGCGTCCAGGATCACGCCGAAGGGCACCGCGCTCAGGGTGCGGTCGTCGACCACTACCGCCCGGCGCACGACGGTGCGGCCTGGGGAGGACTTCACGAAAGTCACCGTCTCGTCCGCGTGGTGCGCTTTGGCGTATTCGCGGAAAAGTTGCTCGGCGGTCTGGTAGCTGTACCGAGCTACACCGAAGCCCTGGTTACGCTCCTGGATGACCAGCCATTGCGGGTTGGTCAGATCCATGAACGTGACTCCCCACTCGCCCAAGCCGTCCCTCACCGCTACGGCCAAAAGCTGGTGTTGGTGGTCCGCGTGCGTTACGAAAACATTGAACTGGATCGGCGTTTCTTGCTTGATCGTGATGCCTGCGTGGGTATTGTTGGCCAAGTCGAAGGCCAAGTAGTAATCGGTGGCCAAGCCGATTACCTCACCCAGCGTGGCGACTACTGCTGCTGGCTTATTCATACCTTCACCTTCAACAGGGTCACGAGGCCTTTGCGCACCGCGATGCCCAGGATGTCGGCCTGCGGCACGGTGGTCGGGGTGCCCTGGCGCTGCTTCCAGTCGGTGCAGACGTAGCGGGAGCCGGTGCACATGGCCATGAAGCCGCGCACGACTTCGTTGCCGTTGGCGTCCTGGCACGCGATCACGCCGATGGTGTCGTTCTTAGAGCAGATCTCGCGCTCGGCGAAGAAGTCAGGGTTGTCCTCGCGGAGTTGACGTGCAGCCTCGGACCAATGGTTGAAGCCATACGGCAGGGCAATCGGGAGGAAGCGAACGTCGCCCTCCTGGTACGCAAGCACGTCGGTGGTGTTATGGAATGTAGGCATTGGTGGTACTCCTGGTTGTTGATGGTTGCAGTCTACCCGAGGTCGGGTTAATCGTCCGGCGCCACTGGCGGCCTGTTGCGTTTCACGACCAAGCGGCGCTGCGGCTTGGGCGGAGGTGGTGCTTTCTTCTTGCCGGTAAGCGAGTATTTGCCGTCCTTGCTCTTCTTGCCCTTGCGTGGCACTTCGTACTCCACCCCGAACCGGTCTACCGCCATGGTGGGCAGGTCGTCCGCGATGTCGCCGTCCGGGTTATAGGTTGGCTCGGGTGCGCCCTCTAACAGGCGCCGGGTGGCGGGCAGCACGGTGTCGCCCCACTCCGGCACTTCTGGCACGGATGGCGCCATGGGTGTGCTGCACACGGCCTCTAGCAGGCTCCGCAGGGACTGGCTAGGGGTGCTGCGGGCCACCGGGGCCGGGTCGTCCATCTCTACCAGCGCACGCATGTCTGCGGCAACCTGATCAGCGCTGCGGGCGGGGCGTCCAGGGTGCGGACGGCCACGCCTACCGCTGCGAGGAGACCCCGCTACAATCCTGGCGTCTACTCCGCCAATTTCCCGCAACAGACGAGCATCCTGCATGCCGTAGATGTCGCGGGCGCGGCGCGGGGTCAGGCCTAGATCCTTCAACGTGTCTATGGCGAACCGCACCCGAGCGTCCCGGTACTCCGGCTTGAAGACTTCCTCGGCGGTGTATATGCCTGGGCTCTCCTCGACGCTGACTTCCACGAAGCCGTTGGGGTTCTCCAACTCGCCGTCGAGCAGGTCCATAGCCAGCTTATAGCGGTAGAGGCGGTACTCTTGGTCGCGGGTCATATTACGCTCCGAGGCCTGCGGCGATGTCCAGGTTCTTGCTGACCATAGGGCTCTCTTCCAGGGTGGCCTCGTAGGGCTCCCATCCGCCCGCCGTCCAGGACCAGACCTTGCCGGTGCGGCGGCACACGCGGTCGGAGGTGCGGCTGCTGGTGTCAGCGCCTTCGTTGCGCAGTCTGCGCAGGTAGATGAATTGGTCGTCTTTGTACACGACCATGCGGTAGTTGTCGCCCCACCCGTTCTTCTCGCGCAGACGTACCGAGTCGAACTCCTGCAACTCGTCGCAGAGGTCGGTGTGTGACTTGATCACGGTGGAGGCCATGAGCTGCGCGTGAGCCTTGGCAGGGTTCCGCCAAACCTGCTTATGGTTGCGGACCGGCGAGCCTACGTAGGACGAGTCCGCGTAGACCTCCAGGTAGACGGCAAGGGTGGGTTGGTAGATGAAGTCCCCGACCTCAATGAAGCCGGAACGGATCTGGGTAAAGCCTGCTGGAACTGGCATGGCGAGGTACTCCTGTCTGCGGTTAGGCAGGAGTATATCGAGAAGGGAAGAAGATTTGTACGACACTGACCTCGGTGCAATTGATTGCATCACACCGAGAAGTGGGAGAGACCTATGAGGATCGAGAGGGAGGCCAGGGGTAGGGTCCGGTGGCCCGCCGCGAGGGCATTAGTGCTTATGGCTAAGATCTGCCACATCGCAAACAAGTACCCCAATTTCGTCAGGGCAAACAGGGTGTCCATGATCATCGCGCACCTTCCACTTCATCAGGTAGTCCACCAACTCCCCTACGACTTGGCCGAAGTGGGTACCCTTGCGGGCGAAGCAGACTTGGTAATACTGACCGTCGGTGAGCGTGACCTGGAGCACCCGCTGCTGCTTGGTGAAGCCAGCGCGAGTGCCTTTGCAGATCTTGATCCGGTTGTACAGCGCCGGGCGCAGCCTCCTTATCTCCTGGAGGACTTGCTTGGCATGTTCGCCGTCGGAGTAGGTGGTCATTCTGGCAGAGCCCAAGGTTCGAGAACAGTCTTTTTGGAGAGATACAGCGGGTGCCGGGGCGATCCGTCTGCATTGGTACCCAGGCAGTAGACGACAGGGTTGTCCACCTGGAGGAGTTCGAGCACTCGCGCAACACGGTCGGGTTTGGCGTTTCCGCCCCAAGCGACGACAACGACTGAGGCTCTACGGGCGGCCTCGTGTATCCAACGGTCGTTCTCCACGCCTACAGGATCTTCGGCCAGCCAAAGCTCGTGCGGGAAGGCTGTGCGGTACGCGTACAGGTTTACGATATGCAGCTCCCGGTACCCGAAGCGGCGGCTAAAGTCGACCACCCGGTTCAAGGTCGGGTCTGGCTTGATGGCGTCGGCGGTGGACGGGTTGAGCATCACCCAAAGGATGGTGCCCTTCTTACGCCCGGCGCTTACCAGCCTGACTAGGTTGTCGCGCCCGAGTATCCAACGGTACAGACCGCATGGGCTTATCACTGCTGACATGGCCTTGTCCTTTTGATGCGCTTGATGGTTGGCTTGGGGAAGCATTCGTCGCAGGTGCGGTAGCCCTTGGGCGGTTCAGCGAGGAAGATCCACTTGCCTCGCTTGCCGTGCTTGTGGCCGCAGAGTGTGAGCCCGGTCATGAGGTCCATGAGGTGGCTGGTGTAGCCACGACTGACCCGGACGGTGCAATACCGCTGGTCGTAGTTACTCTTGATCCGGTACACCCACCCTGCGTTATCCATTACAACGTCCCCTTGCCCTTGCAGACATCACACTCGGTCCAATTGTCCGGGTGTGCCGGTGCGCCCGCCAGCCAGCTACCACCGCTACCTTTGCACTCGGTGCAGGGTGGCTTTGGCCGGGTCGCTAGGGCCGCGTGGGTCGCTTCCTGGGTGTCGAACGCTTGCTGGGCGATCTGCTGGCCGCCCTCGTGCAGCTTGACGATCAGGGGCGGCAGCTCGCGTGCCTTGTCGAAGTCCGCGAAGCGTGGGTCACACGCAGGCAGGACCACCTCACCTTTCTCCAGGAGCGTGGTGCCCTCGGCAGAGATCGGCGCAGTTACCGGGTAGTACAGGCGGTCGCCTTCCTTCTCCGGCAGCACCGCCCGTGCGAGGTTGCGGGCCACGGCGCAGGCACGAACGAGGTCCGCAGAGATCGTCTGACCCAGGGACACCTTGGCGAGTTCCTGGAGCCACCATTGGTCCATGGCGAACGGCTCGCCGTTGCGATCACGCGGAGCCGGGCGGTCCAGGTGGTGCGTGTACTCGGCTTCGCCACGGAACATAGCGATCAGCTTCTTGGCCGTCTTGAGGCCCGCTTCGTCGTAGGACAGCAGGCTGTCCTCGTTTTCGGCAGCTTCCCAGACTTCGGAGTGGTACTGGCAGAGTAGGCCCTCGAACTCCAGGCTGTCGCGCAAGATTGGCTCCATCGCCATGATGGTCCCCGGCAGCGAGCTGTCGAACGCCTTGGCGAGTGCTTCTGCGTCCTCCGGCGAGATGCTCGCCAAAGACAGGTCCGTGAAGGGGTTGCTTGCCATGTGCAGGCCCTTCATCACGATGTCACGCAGCTCGGCAGCCTTCTCAGGCGTAGGGGCATTGACGTGGATCATCGCGTGCCAGAAGTGGTCGCTGCCACCGCCGTGGTTGGCGTGCATGTGCATGGTGATGTCGGCCTGGGCGGCGTCTTCCAGATCCTTGCCGGGGTACACCTCGCCCGCAACCATACCCTTGATGCCCAGGGAGTGGATGTGCAGATCCTGGATAGGCTCGCAGGCTGCGCTCTCTGCTGGGCGCACGAAAGTCATCTTCTCGATGAAATCGCCCAGGCCTTTGCTCCAGACCTTACCGTTGGCGCCGAAGTACACAACCTGGGTCTGGAACTCCAGGTAGTCGCTGAACTGGTTGGTCAGCTTGTCGATGGTGTACTCGTTGCCTTTATGGTGGCGCCAGACATCGCCCGATGCTGGCAGGCGGTCCATGTTCAGGCATTGGCCGTACTCGATGTACAGACGGCGCAGCAGCCAGTAGTTGTCGTTGCGGGCCATCTCCAGGCCTGCCTCGTCATAGGCCACCCAGGTTTCGTCCTCGCGCAGGATCTTTAGGTCCGGTCGCGGCGCCGGGATCACGCCGAGGGAGAAGCCTTGCTCCTCCATGTACGCGCAGTTCAGGTTTTCGGGGTTGATCATGGTTTGCACTCTTCTACAACTTCGTTGAGATGCTTTTGGCTGAGCGAACGGTGACCACCGTACTGCTCAACCGCCTCGATAGCCGTCTCCACGCAGATCGCGTGATCGTGGTTCGCGGCCATCATTGTTTGGTAGACCTGCTTGTACATGGTCGGTTCGCCCAAAGGGCAGGCCGCCCGGCGAACGGTCAGCAGGTACAGACCTGGGAGGATGTTCACCCAGCGCCCGTCGCCGTCGGTGATCACGCCCGTGTTGCGGGAGCGGGCCAGCCGCCACCATTTCCAGATATACCAAGTCATCTTGGTCTCCTTATGCGAGTGCTGCGGTGAAGTGGTAGGTGTACCGGGGCAGTGCTTCACGCTCCGGGTTATCGTCCACGAAGGTCAAGGTCTTGTAGACCGTGGTGGTCAGCGGCTCGCGGTCTCCCGCAAACGCCAAGTCGTGATGTGATACCAGGATCATCAGGTGGGCACTAGGTACACCGAGGTCTGGCTCGAAGTTTCCAGGCATCGGCGTGATGGGGCAGTAGGTCAGGCGGATGGCGCCCACTTTCTGCAACCCGTGGCGCTGGGCGAAGTCCTTGGCGAAGAGGCAGAGCAAATCTTCATCCGTGCTGGTGAAGCGAATGCTGTTGACCAGCTCGCCCAGGCTCACGTCGATGCCTGCGGGTACCTTCAATTGCATGATTCTAACTCCTTGAGGAACTTGAGTTTCTTGGTAGGCGCGAGGTCGACGAAGCAAGGCAGCTCCACCCAGGCCTGCGCCGGTTTGTTGAGGAAGTGTTTTTGCAATTCGGCGAACAACGACTCAGCGGCTTTCGTGCTGACGCCTTCGCACTTGCGGACCAGCTCCATGAAGTCAACCTTGTCGACCTTTGGATTGAACGGTTGCAGCGGGCGGCAAAGGCCCTCCGCGACCACGCTGATCATGACCTTCCCTTTGGTGAAGTGTTTCTTCCCGAGCTTGGCCATCACAGTGTCCCCGCTGCTTCGATAAGGCTCTCGATGGCCATGCGGCGTGCCAGGAGGCTCGCCTCGGTGCGTTGCAGCTGCGCAGGTTCAAGGCTCTGGACCTGCGGGAGGTTGCCGATTATTTGCCCCAGGAGATCCTTGGCCTCCCGCAGGCGTGGAATAGCGGCGTCGATCCAGTCCAGGGCGCGCTTGTGCTCTTTGACCAGCCTGAGCAGGCCGATAGCTTGGTCGCCGATCAGGATCACGCGGGTTTCCTCGTGGATGCCCTGGAGCATCTCCTCGGCCTCGGCAATGGACCACTTCTTGCCACGCAGCGGTTCGGTGAAGGTGACTTTCGGCTTCTTGGCGGTGAAGTCGACATTGATGACGTTATCCATAACAGCCTCCTAGCCCCAGAACGTGTTCTGGTGGTTCATCGCGGTGAAGATGATGATGGCGAACAGCGCCCAGGCGCAGTACATGGCGGTCATACGGTGCTCGCCGGGGATGGCCTGCATCCATCCTTTGAACTGCATGACAAGGCCAAGGCCGATGGTCGGCAGGGCGCCGATGAGCAACGAAAGCATGATGGCGGATAGTGCTGGCATGAACCCCATATCGGGTGCTCCTTTGTGGTTTGACGCGATCTTACCCTAAGTGGCTGGGTAGGGGAGCGGACACTGGTCAACGCGGTGGTAGACGACTCCGGTGGCCGCCCGAGCGCGGCAGAGGATGCCTTCGTCTACCAGCTCATCCAGCTCCTGGAACATCTCGGCGCGGTCGGCGCCCATGCTGGTGTAGTTGCGTGCCTGGGCCTGCTCCAGGGTGCGCTGGTCGAACACGGCGCAGGTGAAAGGGCCGATGTGGCGGATATGCTCCAGGACGGAGACCTGCCATTGCGACCGGCTCACGATTTCACCGCCACGCCCACGGGCTTGCGATCCATCATGCGGTTGTGCAGGTACATGGCTGCGACCATCCCGAGGGCTCCGCCCGTCCCGGAGGCGAACGCGATGTCCCACCCCGAGCGAGCGATCAAACCAATGACCAGCACGTCCATGAAGGCCATGAGGTACGATGTGAAGAAGGTGTTCAAGTACAGGTTGTGGATCACGTTCTTGTGCTGCAACCCTTTCAGGAAGACGGTCACGAACGTGAGCACCAGGGCCATGACGTAGTTCATCACTTGTCGTCCTTCTTGATACGAGTGATGCCGGTGGGCAGCTTGCCGGTGCCGTAGTTTTCGACGTGGCGCAGCATCTTGTTGGTCTGGCGGAGCGCCGAGAACTTCTCGCGCAGCTCCTGGGCCAGCTGGCGGTCGTCTGCCGCGTGGCTGAACACGATGCGAGGGCCGAGGGAGGTGTCCACTATGGCCACCCCTTCTGGCATGTTGGCCGGGTCGCCCGTCCAGATGGCCCGCAGGCCTACGAGCAGGGCGGTTTGCGCTGTGTCCTTCATATCAGATCTCCCGTGCAATCAATTGCACCGTGTTGGTTTAGGCAGATCCTAGCATCAGCCCTGGTATGGCGCCTGCTCCACCGGTTCCATAAGTATGCGCATCTCAAACGGAGGACGGATAGTCACGGAATGGAACAGGCCTTCGCCACCGTCCCAGGTGCAGAAGCGCTGTCCGTCAGGCTTCACCATCTCCACTACCATCGGTGGACCGCCGCTGTTAAGGACCGCCACGTCCCCTGGCTGCATCTGCCAGTCGCGCTCCGGGCGGTCTATCAGGACAAGCCTGCTCACGGTGCATTACCCGGCAACGGGGACTGGTGTGGCTTGGTCTTCTGCTTCTGGCGGATGCGCTCGATCACGTCTGGCTGCATGATCCTGGCCAGCTCTACGAACCCGCCCGCCTCCATGTCCATGTCCGACGCATGACACAGCGCAGCCAGGGTGACCATCACGCCGCCCAGTTCCTGGTGTGGTTCGCCTATCGGGCGGTCCCAGGTGTAGTCGACCAGAGCATGGGCTTCTTCGCGGGTGAGGCCCATTGACTGGCAAAGCTCGTTGGCCTCCTCCAGGAAGCGGTAGCAACGCTCCTTCTTGTCCAGCGCGATTACGTCGCCGAAGCACATGTGGAGCCACTCGGCCACCTTGGATTGAAACAGTGCGCCTATCGCTTTCATGTCTTACTCCTCGGCGCCCAGGATTGTCATGCCCAGGGCGGCAGCCAGATTGCGTTCAATGGTGGCGCCTTTCGACTTGCTCCAGCCCGGCAGCATGAAGATGGTGTTGCACAGCGCCAGACGGCCCAGGTCGTAGGCCATGTAGTCCGCCCAGGTAGCGCCCTCCACGATGCCGTGAGCGGTGGGGTTCTCTACCTCGAAGCCAATGGCGCGCAGCTCCGCTTCCTTGGCGTTGAACGCCGGGAAGTTGTAGTAATCGAGGCCTGTCATAGGCCCGGCGATGTACACCCGCGCTTGGCGCTCGCTGGCCAGCAGGACGCGGGGCTCCCACTCACTTTGCAGGACCAGCGCTTGGCCCTTGATGTAGTCGTGCTCGTGCTCGGCGTCCGGCTGGAGCCATGTGTGGTCCGTGCGGTTGTGCTGTAGCACGTCCTGGTGCCGCATGGCCTGCGGGTACAGCCACGCTACGGGATCTTTGGGTTTACGCTTGCTCACGGTTGTCCTCCATCTCGGCCACCAAGCTGGCCCAGGCGTTGCGGATGCAGTCCTTGAGGGTGGTGCGGCGGGCCAGGACTGTGATGGCGTCCGCATTGCTGTGATTCTGGGCAAACCAATACACGTCGCCGTCTTCGTCCTTCTGGTAGCAGAGCACCACGCCCAGCCAGAGTAGGCGCTGAGCCTTCGTGATCATGCGGTCAGGTACCAGAGCATCTACCTGGAAGGACAGCGACACGTTATGGTCAGCCAAGTAGTTCCAGGCGGCGCGTACTGCGGCTTTCTGGGTGTTGTAGTTCGAGCCGTACGTGGCGGTTTGATCGTGCTTGTGCTCCCAGGTGTACGACGGATCGTCGTCTACCATGGTCGCGTTGCTGACGATGCGCACGTTGAACAGGCCGAGGCGTCGCTTCTGGGTGAGTAACTCCATGGTGTTGCTCCTATCGAGGCCAAAGGATGAACGTGTAGCCACCCAGGCAGATGAGAGGGATCAGTGCGCACACGATGTCTACCGGCAGTCGGTAGGTCTTGTACAGATCCCAGTAAAACAGCGTGGCGCTGATCAGGCAGTACGCCACGACCAGGGTGCCGAGGGAGACCAGGAAGAATCCCTCGGTATCGGTGAAGCGAAGAATGTCCATCAGCGTCTCCCTTTCTTTTTCTTGCGGTGGAATGAGTCGTACGGGCCGTGCCGCCCGGTCTCGCTACGGTTGGTGGGCAGCGCAGGTGCAGTACGCCAGCTCGGGCGGATGTCGCCGAAGAACTCCGCAGCGCGCAGCCGGTTGTGCCCCACTATCGTCACGTCGTGCTCCCGCACCAGATCCAGCATCATGGTGTGGTCAAAGTTTAGGGAGCCCTCTACGGCCTCGCGCTCTTTGATCATCTGCAAGCCGGTGACCACCCGCACGCCCTCCAGGCCGCCTAGCGCAGCCAGGAGCCCAGCTGGCAGGGGTTGGTCGCCGGTGACCAAAACCACGCGGCACTCCTTGGCCATGGCCTTGATGTCCTCGACCGAGGCAGGAGATACCGCAGGATTGTCACGCACGTTACCGTACAGGAACTGCTCGTCGATCATCGTGTTCAGGCCTTCGATCCCGCACCCTTCGGCGTGGCCATCCGTCTGGTCACACAGCGGGCAGAAGACCTTCGGAAATTGCCGAGGTTCAGGGCCAGCGCCCGCATCGCGATGACGGCTCACGCCCTTGCACTCCGACATCTCAATAGCATGAGCCGGGGTGCCGGGCAGTGCCTGTTGGTTTGGCTGAGAAGGCTGGCGCCCAGTGCGCGAGGGTGGCCAAACAGGCCGGTCATCCAAGGCGCCAACCATGAGGTCAGCCAGCTGGCCTAGTTTCTCGTTACGGTCATCGTTGTTCATGCGACGTTCTCTATCTGGTAGCGATAGTTGGATGGTGCCTTTTGGGCGGGCTTCTGGAAAGGAACACTGAACTCGATGCTCCTGACCGCCCGGTAGATCTCCGGTACCGAGAGGGCGTACAGCTGGGCCGCAGCCAGGAAGGCCAGGGCGCCGATCATGCCGGACGCTTGGCGCAAGGGCTTGGACGGCTCGCGGCGGCTGCGCATGAAGTAGCGCACGCCTGTGAGGGTGAAGATCAGGGCGCAGCCCAGGATCGGGAAGGCGAAGAGGTTCATGGGTCACCTATACCGGGTGGCAGCAGGGGTGGATTTCAGGCAGGACGGTCACCAGGACGATGATCGCTGCCGACCAGATGCAGAGCAGGCCAACCAGGAGCACCTTCTGCCAATGCCGGTTGCTCAGGTCCGAGCAGCGCCAGCATACGTTGCCCAGCACGACCAGGAGGAGGGCCACCCCGAACTGCCAAGGATGGCCGAGGATGAACTCGATCACGAGATCACCTGCGCGTCATGCAGCACTGCGAGGAGACAGCCTGAGCCGAGGATCAGCAGGATCATGGTGAACAGCGTCGGCTTACGGCCCCAGGAGCGCAGCTGACGCACGTTGATGTAGGCCGCCCAGAAGAACATTAATACGGCGATACCTACGAACAGCATGTATGGGTTTTGCATGGTGATGCTCCTGCTCTTACGCCAAGGAAGGCGACACGATTTTTGGGGTACCTGATTGGCTAGACAGACGTAGGCTCGGGGTCGCCTGTGTAACCGGTGATCTTTTCCGTGACCAGCTTGCCTTGCGTACGTGGCGGTTCTTCCTTGGCCAGCTCGACGTTCAGTGCATCGGCCATGACTGCGCACCAGTTCGAGGAGCCGCTGATATACACGCCACGGTCGATCTTCTCGTACGCCCGGCGCACGTCCTGCATGGTCAGTCGTTTCATGCGTCTGCTCCTGTATCTGGGTGGTGCGCTGGTGGGGTATCCGGGTGATCGTAGGTAGTACCGTCCGGCCCGTTTTTGTCCGGCAGGATCGCATTGGCGATGTCCAGGCTACCGATCAGGGAGTCATACCCGTTGGCTGCGTTCTGCACGATGCTCACGGCGTACTCGCGCACGTTGACCGCCACGATGGCTTCGGTGGTGTCCGGCAGTTTGTCGTACACGGCTTTGGCGATTGCCTGCCCGTGCTCGCCTCGCAGCGCTTCCGCGATCAGGCGGTATACCTGCTGGCGCACGGCACGCTTGGCTTTCTTGGTGAGTTTCATTGATCGGTACTCCAAAGGGTTTATCGGTATGAGGGCTTCATGATACCGCGCCCGTTTTCCGTTGTGTCGAACACTGACTACTTGCAGCGGCACGGCTCCCGGCCCTGGTTGCAATCGCACATGCGGTGCCGTGCAGTCAATTGCTTGCGCTCGACGATCAGGCGACGCACAAACAGGACCAGCCAAACGGACATAAGCAAGGCAACCGCAGCCACGCCGATGCTGATCCAGGTGAAGGCTTCTTGTTGGGTCATGACTTTCTCCTAGTTCTGGTCCATGTCGATCTTGTTGGTGCAGGCCGGGATGTTGATGTACATCGGTGTACGCCACACCCCTGGTGTTCCTGGTTGCAGCGCCGCGTCGATCTCCCGGTCCAGGGTGGTGGCGCGGCGAGGGATCAGGCGCAGCACGTTCTGGCACTCCTCCAGCTTGGCCACGATCTCGTGGTGCGGTACCGGTGGCTCTGCCAGGAAGGCTTGCGCCCGCACCGCGTTCTCGACGCTGGGATCTGCTACCAGGGTCTTGAGCATCGAGAGCGCCCGCATACGGTGGTGATCAAACTGCAAGGCCAGCGCCCGCCATTGCTCCAGGGCTGCAACCTCTTCCTGCAAATCGCTTACTTGGCTCATGGCTTTCTCCACTCCAGGTTGTGTTGGCCGCAGCAGCTCCAGTAGGCCGAGCAGAACTCCGACCCGCCCTGGTAGTGACGGCTGATGATGTCCCGGATCGCCCAGGTCAGTTTATTTACGCGCATGGATCTGATCCTTCGGCGTGAGCCGGTAATACTCGTTCATGTAGTTGAGGTAGGCATCGCGCAGCGTCTCGCCGTACGCATACCGCAGGTTTTTGGAGAAAGGCTTACGACCGACTGCCTGATAGCGACCGGTGCCCTTGCCGCCCTTCTCCTTTGCATACTTGAGGATGCGGATGTGCGGGTAGGCCGGGGCGATCAGCTTCTTGATCTTCTTGCGCAGGAATCGGTAGAGCATGTCTACCTCCTCAGTGCAGGGTTGTAGGTGCGAGGTTATCGAGGAGGCGGGAGACCTTCTCGTAGATGGCGTTGTGCATGGTCCAGGCAAGGGAGTCGGGGTCGTGCGCGTCCCTGGCCTTGGCCGCCAGACTTTTAAGCTCTTCGAGTTCTTCTTTACTGTGTGCCATGGTGTTCTCCTACCAATTGCCGTTGATAGTTGCAGCCTCACCGAAGCAGCAGGGTCCGCAGAGGCCGGTGGGGTGCACGGTGGGCTTACCTTCGCAGACCTCGCACTCCGTGTCCCAGTCCTTGTCGCCTTCCTTGGCATTGATCAGGAAAGCCTCCCGCTGCTCCTTTTCCTTGAGCTTCATGTCGCCGTAGGCTCCCCAGCTCATGTCACACCTCCCGTTTCGACTTGTCGGCACGAACAGGTGCTATAAACCCCAGGTTCTTGTCGCACTTCACGCAGATGGCGTCGCACGAGCGAGTCTCGTAATACTCCAGGTGCTTGCAGCGCTTCTTGGTCAGCCAGCTGGGGAATGTTAGCAGCGCGCCCAGGGCCAGGAAGAACAGCGCCAGGAGGGCGAGCGCTACCGGCAGCGAGAGCCAGAAAAGGATTCCGTCGATCATGGTCAGCTCCCGATCATGTTGAAGTGCAGGTAGTCCTCGACAGGCATGTCGCCAAGGATTTCCATGCACACTTTGTGGGAGAAGAAGCGGGCGAGGTGGGTAACCTCCGGGGTTACAGTTTGCTCGCCCATGCCGCCTTCCAGGTCCGACGTGGAGATCATCTCGACGATGCGCGCACGGACCATGCTTTCGATGCGGGCCTTCTCGGCTTCGGTGAGTACAGTCATGGTGTTTCTCCTACTTGGCCCAGGTGGTATACGGACTGGGCTGGTGGTGTTTGGGGTCGTCGAGGCCGATGAAGTATTCCTTGGCGTGCTGGGTGACCTCGTAGCGCACACCTGGGAGAGCGTTCGGCCCTACCTTCAACGGCGTGCGGTTCAGGTACCCGAGGTTCGACAGCTCCTCGAACACGGCGCGGGCTCGCTCGGTACGCTCATCATAGTCGTGGTCGTAGAGGAATGACGACGGCCAGTGACCATCGAGACCCACCCGGCGACCGAGGAGCACGAAGTGCAGGTAGCGCACGACTGGGCTGTTGTGATCCATCACGGTCTCCAGGTGGTACGGGTGCTGTTGCGCAGCATGGCTTCGAGCGTCGGGTAGACGATGAAGCGGTGATCGCAGAAGTTGACCCTCCCGATGTGCGTGGGCTCGTAGGATTCCTCGACTCGGCCTTCATGCCAACGGATGTCGGGCACGACAGGGCGAAGGACCACGTAGTCCGCATCTACGGAGTGCACGGCGTGTATCGGGCCTACCTGGACAATGCCCTGGCAGTCGTGCTGCACCTGACCGTAGGTGTCGTCGAACTTTACGCACGCGACCAGGGTACCCCGAGGGAGTAGGGCGAGCTGCGCAAGGGTGACTACCCGTGACTTCGTTCTCATGACTTTGACTCTCCAACGCGAATTTTTTGATGACGGATTCAGGCCTGGAGGATTTCCTGGTAGACCTGGGCAACGGTGTCGCTGATGAACTCCGTAGCTGCGGCCTGCAAGCCAGCATGGGTAATCACGCAACCGGCGTCGAACTTGCCAGCACTCTGTAGCAGCATGACGTTATCTGCGATCTGCTGGCGCACGTTGTGTTCGATGGCGATCCGCGCCGCGAGCGACAGGGTGACTTCTTGAGTAGACATGATCTTGATCCTCAACGTCGATTTTTCGGGCATTGAATGGTTTGCCCCGTTGTGCCGATCATACCTGTTCATGACGAAGGCATGCTGAACACTGATGTGATCATGACCGATCCTGCCCTCGCAAACCTGGACACTGATTGAATTCAAAAATTTCCCATACATGTCAGTGCAATTGATTGCATCAGCAAAAAATCCGATCTGAAAAGCGTTTTGATATGTGAGAGTCATGAGAGAGACATGCAAAGAGCTTGATTGAACATGACGTGTCGTAGGCCAGATGGAAAACGAAGAAAGTAGGTAGGGTCACTTTGAAATCAGTACGTAGAGAAACTCTGCGGCGCGGGTCCATTTAGCGACACCGGAAAAGCTATGGTGGATTTTTCTATAGGGTGGTATGGCATATGCATAGAGGGGTAATGGATTGGTCCGCCCGATTCTTCACTGAGAAAAGAGCGAACCAATCTCGTGCAATCAATTGCATCAGGCTACCAGGGTGTGACGTGCATTGCGGCGGATGCATACAACGGCCTGTACTCCGAAGCTATGCATAAGGGTGGCTTGCTCTACTGCCTGGAGTAGGTGACCGCCCGCGATTGCCTGGGTCAGGTTGCGGCGCATCACGCGACGGGCACGCAACAGGCTGCGCAGATACTGACGGTTGTAGCGGCCCATGATACCGCGTTCGGCTGCATAGGCTTCGGCCTGGGTAAATGGTACGGCCTGAGCCTGGGCGAGAATGGTGGTGGTGTGAAGTGCGTTCATGTCTGTTACTCCCTTTAGGGTAGTGTGGGGCGGTCTGTATATCGCCGCCCCGTGCGTGTGTGAGGTGGGTTAGATCGCGGTCAACATATCAGGGTTCTTGACGACAACCCCGTCTGCCTTGCCGGTCGACAGAACCTTAGTCCAGCCTTTGAGATCGGCGGCAATGGCCTTAGTAGCACGTTCGGCGAAGAACGCTTTACCTGCTTTGGTCAGTGCGTACCGCCCGTTGTCGAGGCGTACCAGGGTAGCCTTAGCGGTGTGGTAGCTGATGGCAGTCAGGCCCATGACCTTAGCCAGGACGGCCTTCTCTACTTCGGCGCCTTCGTACATACCCAACAACTGCAATGCAGCCTCGGTGTATGCGAAGAGCAGCACGCCGCTACCTGGGCGGTTGGCAACCATGCATTTGATACCTTTAGGCGCCTTGGCTTTAGGGGCGGTCTTAGCCTTGGCGGCTGGCTTCTTGGTAGTGGCTGCTTTGGCTACAGGCTTAGCGGCGGCTTTCTTGGCTGGCTTGGTTGCTTCGGCGTGGATGACTTGTGCGTTCATGGTGTGTCCCCTTTAGGGTGACTTGGGTTTGCGTTGTGCATTCCCTGTATCTGTAGATTAGCACTACCACCGATCCTTGCCACCTCTAAATGCACTATTTTGACAGCGCCCGACAAACGGTAGGCAAAAGAAAGGGCGCCAACCTGGGCGCCCTAGGCGGTGCAATTGATTGCATTACGCGGCGGCTGCCTGCTCTACCACGTCCAGGCGGATATAGTCGCCCACGATACGTACGCGCAGTGTGTGACCGGCCATAGTGACCAACTGCCCTTCCTGGATGAGAAACATCGTGTAATGCGGCATTGCCTGGGCGGTGATGCAGGCGCCGCAATTGTTAAACCAGAACCGAGGGTCTTTGCGTTCTGCTGACTTGGCAATCTGGGCGGCCATCTCTTCCGGGGTGGTGTAGATGTCAGCGCAATAGTAGTCGATGCAGTTGGGCGACACTTCGCGGTAGAGGGTACCGTGACGGCGGCTTTCGTACGCGGTGCAGAACTTGATACCTGAGCCCAGGCGATCATTGCAGACCTCGGCGGACAAATGGATAACTTCGGTTTCCAGGTCTACTACGTCGAAGGCTGGGTAGGTGGCTACGGTTTTCATGGTGTGACCTCTTTAGAGTGCCGGGTGGGTGATGCGTTGTGTATTGAGAGAGTAGACGAATACACAAACCTTGCAAACCGATTTTGCGTAAACACAGATCCTGGCGACCAGCGGTCCACCGATCCTGGATTCACTGAACGGGCGGACACCAGTGATCACCAGCAGTGGCATTGTTCACCAGCAGCAGTGATTAGCTCATGACAGCTCCAGTTAACTCACCAGTAGCCACCAGCAGCACCAGTGAACAAGACACAGGTATACACCAGCAGTGATCGACACAAGTTCAGTGATGAATTCGACTTGACTCCACCAGAGAATTTTTGCGGGAACTATTTCACTGGCTAAACACAGATAACATTTTCAGGAAGTAACAGAGATGATTGATCATGCTGCAACACGGATACTTCTCTATGGGATGGTCTAGGGGATTCTCTATTGGTCTATATAGGATTGATTGCTTCCACCCGCCCGGAATCATTGGCCCAAACTGCACTTTGCCTATTTGCTGTTCCTGGTAGTGTCCCTATGGTTGTAGTGCATTGTTCCGCCCGAAAACAAACGCCCCAGGTGATTAGCCCAGGGCGTTTATGTGTGTGTTGCTGTTAGAACGTTCGGCGTTTGCCATTTGCATAATCTACTATCGCGGTCTCTATCTCCGCCCGAAGTTCTGGCGAGTCGGTCTCAGTGTCGAGCGTGTAGAAGATGCTCGCGCCAAAGTGGCCGTTGTACTCGATAGAGTGGGCGCCCAGGTTAGAGAGGATCGAAAGCAAACCAAAGTCTTTTGCTTTGTCGTCTCGCTCTTCTACTTTGGTGAACTGCTTAACTGTCAACTCGACAGCGTAGGAAGTGCGATAGGCCGTTGTGCGTTTCATGGTATCGCCCCTGGTTAAACGGATTGGTAATACGCCCAACCGCTACCACGTTGTTTCCTGGATAGTGCGGGGTTGCTGAAACCGCCCGCCGCGTAGAATGCCTTTCTGCTGATCTTCACTTTACCAATCATGTCTGCTGCTCCCTGGTGCAATTGATTGCACCGCGATTAATAGTTGTCTTTGATGCGGCGCACAAAGGTACGCGTAGCGGCGGCGCTGGCCTTCTCGGTTACGCGGTCGTGGTTAAAGCCCTTGGTGTCGACTACCAGCTCAACCGAGTCAGGGCGTACAGGCGTCTTGCAAGCGATCAGCGCCGCGTATACCAGTTCCCCGGCTGCCTGGGCGTTGCCTACCAGAACCGCCCGCTCAATTACCTTTTTGTTGAGTTTCTCGTTCCCGCGAAGGCTGGCGATTGCGTCATGGGTCAAACGCTCCAGGTCTTCAATGGCGCGTTCGATTGCGGTTACTTGGATTGTGTTGTTGATGCTCATGGCGTTAGACCTTTTTCCAGGAAGCGTGATAGGGGATAGACAAGTCGACATAGCCGTCGTCTGTTGTATACGCGTCGCAACCCTGAAACGCCTTGGCGGCCTTTGTGAGGCGTTCGCCTACCCGCCCGTGCCCACGGTCCCAAAACCCAACCCCGTGGCCCTGGCTAGTCAGCCAAAGGTCGTGGCCTGCAAACCCGTACGCCTCTGTTTGCTGGCTGGCGTGAACTCGGTAGGTGCTGCCCACGTCCGCCATTCGCAAATCAACGTACGCGCCCAGGTCGACATGGTTGGCGTCATAGAACGCGGTCACGATTGCCAGGACTTCGGCGCGGCCCTCTGGCGTTACTTCCATGTCCTGGCATTCGTTGCCGTCGTCGTCGGTAGTGGTCCAGAGCATGGCGGAGATGTAGCCGCGTGTCAGTGCCTGGATGCGGTCCGCCCGGCGTGCTGCACCCGGTGCAATTGATTGCACGCAATCGACAGACTGTTGAAAGGGGATACCCGCCGCGCATGCCGGGCAAGCCTGGGCGCGAATGGCGTTTGCTTCCTGGTGAAGTTCCCCAGCGCTGTAGCCTTCGGCGTAGGCGCGGCCCTGCCAGGACATGGAAGCAATGAGGGCGCCGTTACGGTTAGGCGGGGTGGTCTGGGCGTCGCGGTGGCCCATGTTGAAATACTGTTCTTTTGAAAGTGCCATGATGCAATCCCCTTTAGGGTGATTTGGAAGGTGTAAACGAAGTATAGGCGCCTTCTGAAAAGACGCCATTACCACCGACGAATGGTCAAAAATCAGAGTGGCGCTCGCTGATCAGATTGCGCTCTATCAGGCCGCCGATGTCACCTACCCGCAAATGCAGGCCGTCAAAAAGTACCGTGGTGGCGTAGGTGTCGCCTGCATTGCAGTAGTAGACGTGTTCCCGGTTGCCCTTGCGCTGCCCCAGGTATTCAACCCCGTGCGTCCCCAGGATGATGTCAATAGCGCCCTGTTTGAGGTTGGCGGACCCTCTAGCGGTATCAGCCAGGGAGCTAAACCGCCCGTTCAAGTTGATAGCCGGGCGCAGCAGGTAGGCGCGTGTCTGGGTGGCGCCCATGAGCGACCAGACCTTACGGATTAACCGGGCGTCTGCCTCGGTTACGTCTTTGATGTTTTGCAGATTGGTGACGCTTGCGCATGTCATGGCGGCAACTCCCTTTAGGGTAGTGTTCTGGTACTGACTAAGCCCGCGCATGGCGGGCTAGTCGTTCGTCCTGGTGAAGGGTTAGAAGGTGCGCCCGGCTGTGCGTGCGTAGCCTTCGGCGCTGTTGCGGGCATTGCGGGCGGCTGTCAGGGAGCGGCGGGCGCGCTTCTCTTCGGCCTGGGCCAGGGCGGCCTTTTTCTGCGCCGGGGTTTGGCCAGGGAACACGGTTTTTACTTTGCCGCCCTTGGTAGTGGTCCAGGACCGAGTTTTAACAGCCGGGGCCAACTTCTTGCCGAACGGGTCAGCGGTGAAACGGTTGTTAATGCCAACCGACAACAAAGCAGCCAAGCCCAGGGCGGAACGAATGAGGGAACCTTTCATGATTGAATTACCTTAGTAGTTGTACAGGGATTTGTGAGTTACGGAATAGTCCGTGTTATCGCGGTTAAACATTACAGTAAGTGTGTCGCCTTCGATAATGTTAAGTGCGTCTACCTCCTCTTCAATTTGTTTGAACATGTAGCAAAGGTCATAAGGGAATGCGCCATACTTGCGCTCGGCGTTGAGCCATCCGCGACGGACCCAAACGGCGGCGCGCTCCAGGCACTCAACAATAACTTCGCGGGGTGTATCTTCCAGGCCATAGCACTCCGCAACATCGCTATAGAAGTCATTCAGGGCGCGCAGTTGCATCATGGCTATTTGTTCTTCGGCGTCCTCATCGTCAAGTAGCGCAGTGCGCGGCGCCTTCTCCACGTTCAAGGCAGTATCACGCGCCAGGAACTCCGCAATTTCGTACGACGTGTTGTAGGCCCAAGTCCCGGCGCCCTTGGATGCGTTGCGGGTCAACTGCTGCTGCCAGTACCCGCCCTGGTGACGGATGTACAGCGCTACGCCGAAGGCTTCCATCTCGCCCTCGAAACCGGCGCGGCGGGTCAGATGTTCCATGCAATCATGGGCTACGCCCATGCCGGTGGTGGGGTCAAAATGGGGCATGGTATCCATGACCCAACCCAAAGTGCCGTGGTCCTGGTGCATGGCTGCGGTGAACTTCTTAACGATCATGACAACCCCCTTTAGGGTGGCTAGTGACTGGTGTGTCTTGCATGGGGTGAATACTAGTCGCCTGGGCGAATAGTGCAAGCCATCACTGGTGCAGTTCGTCGTAATAGTCGTTCGTGCCCTGGGCGCGTTCTTCGTCCGGCGCGGCGGTCGGCATGTTCTCCAGGCGGACAAGTTCCTCAACTGTGAGGCCGGAATGTTCCGCAACCTGGGCTAGTGCTTTGAAGATTGCAATAACGCGACTCGCGCCAGTACCTGACAGTTTCGCGACAATATCCAGGGCTACCACTTTGCGCCCGGTCTCAGTCTTGAGGATAGCGCGGCCATTCTCTGTACGTTCCATGGTTACCACTCCCGTGCAATTGATTGCACCGCTTTGCAAAAGGCCAATTTCTTGCAAGGTTTTGCAGCAAAAACGGCCTTTCATACATTAATGATTATTGCCCTTTGCGGGGGCGGCGGATGATTCTCGGTGTAGCGCGTGCCTCGGTGCGTGTGCTGGTCACTTTGCGGGCGTCTGCTGGGTGTAACTCCAGGTGCCGCGCAAGGCCATCAGCTAACCACTTTTCGCCCTGGGGCGTAAGCCTCCACCAATCAATTCCAACACTTTCATAAGCCAGGGCGTAACCGTTCTTTAGCAGGTACTTGATAGCGTTAACGCCAATTTCCCCGCGTGCCTCGACCACGGCACGGGGTACGTATTTGCCGCCCTGGGTGAAGCAATTAGACAGATGCACCTTAGTGCAGGGGTCCGCCCTGGTGAACTCTTTAACCGGCTTCGGCTGGATGTTATCCATGGTTTTGCCCCTCGATTGACGGGTTATCAGCTCGCCAGGAACGGCGGCAAGCTGGCTTTTGTATAGGTCCAAAGGTCGTGTATTTCCGTGCCGTTTACGCACAACCCGAAAACCATTACGGCGCCTTCCTGGTCAAGGTAGAGGGATACGTCCGCCCCTACCGGCACCTTGAGGAACTGCATTAGATGGAACAGGACCGCCGGGACTTGGACCGCGACGGTACGCGCTCTATTGTTTATCACAACCTCTAGTAAGTTCGAGCAGTTCGCATATTGCCGGGCTGATACGTCCGGCTTTAGTTGGAAGCGCGGCTTGTCGAGTAGGGTTTTCATACTTGGCCCTTGTGTTGTTGTCCAGGTGGTAAACGAACGCGGCAAGTATGATAAGGCCCAACAACTTAAACGCATACCAGAACTTCGCCGCCGCTTCTAAGGCCGTCACGTTATCACCTGGGGCGGACCCGGCAAAGGTGTAGCGATAGTGTCGACATTGAAAATCACGGTAGGCGAACAGAACCGCCAAGCTCGCGCCGCCTGGATGCAAACAAAAATAGCGTCAAACTTGCTTTCAAACTTATCCTCTCCGCGTACCTCATGAGCGGGTAAGATTTGTTTGCGGACCAACTTGTATTGCCGCCCGGTAACTTTGCACTTACCGCGCACAACATGCACAACGTCTGTAACTGACATAACGTCTACTCCCTACCACGTCTTAGGCCGGACATGCCAGCCGTTACTTGCAAACCATTCTTTGACCGCTTCCAGGTGGCCGGGTTGATCCTCATAGAGCCAACCCGCCCCGGTCACGTTGTCGTTTCGATACTCGAACAACTGGCGCTCGCTCATCACGTTAAACGGTGGCTGTGCCGCTGGGGCGGGGTTAATCGCCCCATCTGGTGTACGCGCTTCAATGATGTACATAGCGGCCATGTCAGCACCTCAATAGGTCAGGGCAACCGCGCCCAGGCGGGCCAGTGCGTGTACAAGGGCGGTACCGTCGTCGGCCTGTTCGCCGCTGCCCTTGAAGGCGTTAGCGATAGTCGCGAAGCGTTGGCCGGTGGTGGCAATGCTGAACCCGTGGCAACCGTCCCAACGGAGTGGCGGCGGGTTGTCCAGGCGGCAACCTTTGACGACAGCCAGGGCATGCACGCGGGCGGCGCCGTAGGCTTTAACGTCCGGCTTGTCGGCCAGGGTAAGGAGGGATTCCAGGGAGCCCAGGGCTACGGCCAGGGCGGCCTTTAACTTGGCGTTGTCGTCCTGGCTGGCTTCCAACAACTTAGCCATGAGGGTGCAATCTTCGGCCAAGTGTTCATCCCCGTTTACCTGGGCGGCAATGGCTACGGATTCCGCGTGCTGCTCATCGTTGCTAAGGCGCAAGTATTCCAGGGCGGCGGCTTGGTAGGTGCCTCGGTTGTTATCGGCCATGTCTTGGACCCATACGTCGAAGTCCGTGTCGTCGTCGCTCTCGCCCTGGTGCACGTCGCGAAGCTCGTTATGCAGCTCATCCAGGCGGGACAAGGGGAGGAGGTTCAACTCTTCCGACGTTGGGCCGCTGGCGTCTACCTGACTCGCCAGCTCATCGCACATAAGGCGCGCTTGCTCTTCGGCGTAGTCGTTGTCGGTGCCGCCGATGCTGTCGGTGTGGGTGGTGGGGTTGCCGTCGCGGTCGAGCAGGGTCACGGTGATAAAGGTGTAATACCATTCCTCATTGCACCATGCTTGCAAGTGTTCAAAGTCTGCGCGGGCCGCCCGTGCTGCCTGCTGACGCTTGGTCTCTGGCTCGCCTTCGATCTTGCTGGGGGTGTCGTCCCAACCTTCGGCCAGGGCCTTTTTGCACGCCTCGGCAAAGTCATAGTAGCGACGGTGACCGCGCTTGTCGTCGTTCAAGACAAGTTCCCCGGCTTGCTTGGCGCGGGTGGTCCACTCGCTTACCGGGCCGTGGCCGTCTTCCTCTACCCAGGGCGCGCCGTGGTCGTCGTCTTTTTCAATGACTACGGAGAAGTTGAAAACCTGGGCGCCGATTTGGATTTGGTGGCTGTTCATTGCTGTATCCCCTTTAGGGTGACGTGGTGTGTACGTGAACTATAGACGCTGCCTGGAGTTATGCAAATACCACAGGTCAGATGGGAAAGTTAAAGGTTACGTGGTCTATCCACTCTACCCGGTCCCAACCGGCGCACGGCACGCTAGGCGGGGCGTAGGTGAAGTACCCCAGGTCGTAGGCCAAGCCTTTGACGGTGGCTTTAATCATGCCGTGGTATTGGCTAGGGATGTCAGCCAGGGCGCAGTCTTTGCCGTCATAGGTGGCCGCCCAGCCGTTGGAATGTACGCGAACGCCCAGGGCGGCGCCGTTGAGGTGGCAGACGGTACGGGTAGCGGGCGCGGTGGCCTGGGCGACGTTATCCAGGGGAGCGCGGCGGCGGGTATTGGTTTGCATGGTGTGTGCCTCTGTAGAGTGCGTGTGTGGTGTGCGAACCCTGCACCCTGGTGCAATCAATTGCACGCAACACAGGGCCAGGGCGGGCCGGACAGAGGCCAGGACGCCACCGAGGCGGCTAGCACAGACCGCGCCAACACTGACGGCCACCGACCAGCGGTCCACTGACCAGAGACGCGCCACCGGCCCGACACCAGAGACCACCGACGACACGGGCCGGACACTGGTTCACCAGTGATCCACTAGTTGGGGAAACCACATGCCCACACAGAACCATTAGTTAAGCAAACCACATGCCCACACAGAATGGTTAGTAGGGGAGACCACATGCCCACACAAATCAAAACGGAATGTCATCTTGCAGCTCGGCTTGATAGACGTGCCATAGGTTGGTCACTTCCTTCTGCCATTCGCGGGCATACCGCAGGCAGTGGGCCGTCCCGCCCTGGCTGCCGTCGTACAGCGCGAGCAATTGATTGCACTCGTCGACCATCCAGATGTTTCGCTTGAGCATCTTGGCCGGGGAGTACACGCCGGGCGAGACGATGACGACCTCATCGGCACGGTTCATCAGCCAGCGATATACGCGCTGCGATGCAGCAGGCCACGCTTTCTCCTGGCCCTCGAAGGGTATGGCTGCGATGTAGGGGATTCCGAGTTCGTAGCACGCGAGAGCGAAGTCCTGGTCCCAGCCCAGGGCCATGCCGGTGATACCTTTGTCGATTTGCCTGATGTCCATCCAACCCATTGCTAGGTCAGTACGGAGAGTGGCGAGGGGTACACTGTAGCCGCCCAGTTTGTCAGGCCGGTGGCCGGTGGCTGCGAGGATCATGCTAGCTCCTTGTAAGTGTGGGGCAACCGGTAGGTCTGTCGCCAGCGCCTCGGGATTCTAGATCACCAAACGCTTGTTGGTTCTCCAACGGTCCCGGCTGCCCCACGTAAAGAGTCCTCCCCTTCTGTTCCCAGCCCTCGGGCTTGTTTGCGCAAGCTCCAGGTGGAGAGGTTGCCGGTCAGTCTAAACTGACGGGTACGCAGGCCCTGCCCACGACTGTCAACTATGCTCTACTGCAACAAAACGTCAGCTCTACCACCCGAGTCGCTCCCGCGCTTGGTGAGTCCAGTATCTGGGGAAGAGGGCCGGGTTGCAATATACACAGGCAATAAAAAAGGAGCCCCGAAGGACTCCTCAAATACTCACCATGTCACCCACCGCTAGATAGGTGATCCCACCATATCACAGGCCATCAGACGGATGCCAGCCCGCCGTACAAGGTCCACTCATTCTCGGCCACCCGGCGCAGCGTAGCGACAGACCATTGGCCGCCCAGGGTGGTGGTGCGAGCTGCTGATTTGTTGATCGTTACGCCCGAGGCGGGCACGACGGTCACGGCTCCCGGACCGGCCTGCTCGATGGTGAACTCCTCGTTACCCTCCCAGGGCACGGTCGCTTGAGCGGGCACGGTGACGGTTTGCGCAGTGCCGCTGCCCATGCGGATGTAGTTGCCTACGTCCTGCAAGCTCAGGGTACGTGCTGCCCCGGTGTCGGGCGTGACGACACTCGGTGGAGTCATCAGCCAGGACAGTGCGAGGTAGGCGCCAGCCACGGCCACCACTTCCAGCGTATCGAAGGTGAACTGGGTCTGCCGACGGGCCGTGTTGGCCAGGACAAACCTGCTCTCCGATGCCAGCGTTACCTTGCCGCCCAGGGTGCCCTGAATGACCTTCACTTTGAACCCGTCAGACACGTCGGCACCGACGGTCACGGTCACGTCGCCGAAGCTGTTGAGGAAGATCACCTTGCCGCTGTCCCGGTCGTGCAGGGTGACGTTACCGTCGATGATGCGTGGCGTCTGGATCACACCGCCGTTGAGGTAGTCGACCATTCGAGGGTCTGCGAACAGCCTGCGGAACATCGTCACATAGGGAGCGCTGGTGGTCTGATCATCCAGGCCGTCCAGGGTCACGATGTTGATGGTCCCGTGGTTGGTGGCGTTCGGCTCGAAGACCCACTTGTGCAGGAGGAACTCCTCCAGGTGGCTGCCGTCCTTCAACCCGATCCTGGTCTCCTTACCAAAGATCAGGTTGCAGCTACCACCGCCCTCGACCGAGTACACGTCCAGGTGGCCAATGCCGTGGCCCTCGGTGACCAAGTTGCCGTCGATGGTGTCCACGGTGAAGACGCTCAGCACCGCAGGAGAAACCGCCTGAGTGTCGCCGACGGGCCTGATCGTGTAGTCACGACGCACCCCGTAGTCGAGCAGCTCGATCACCGGCACGTAGTCGGTCTTGTCCGTCACCTTAGTGAAGCGGTTCTTCCCGGCGATGATCGCCTTGATGTCCGCGCCGATAGCCTGGGCCAGCGCGGTGATGCGGCTAGTCAGGCTCATGACTTACGCCTTGGCTGCGGTGTACGCAGCTGCCAGATCGGTCTCAGGATCACCGATGCCCAGGTTAGTGCAGCCCTGGAGCTTCTGCGCCGTGGTCAGTACCTGGGCTTCGTCGAAGCGCAGACGGAAGCCGAGCGCCGTGGCGATGGTGGCCGCGAAGTTCGGATCGTTGTTCAACGCATCGGCCAGTTCCTTGAGGGTGTCCAGTGCGGTACCGGCGCCGTCCAGGAGATCGTCCTTCACTGCCTGCTTGGCCAGCTCGATGGTGTCGAACACCTTGTTGGCGGACCACACCACATCGGTGTCACCGTCGCCTGCTGCGTCGTCGATTACCGCGCCACCGGTACCCACGAGAGAGTAGATCTCGTTGAGTGCAGCTACGAGGTTGCCCTTGGCCGTGGTCGACAGCGCGGTGAGGTCGCCTACCTTGACATTCAGGCCTTTGATGTCGGTGCCGATGGCCTGGGCCAGGGCGATGATGCGGGCTGCTTGAGACATGACGTGTTACCCCTTTGCGAGAATGTAGTAAGGAAGTGGATCGGGTTCAGTTGGGTCGGGCACGAACAGCTTGTTGTCCTCGCCCAGTTGCAGGGAGTTGCTCGGGTCATTACTGATCGCGGCGACAAGGTTGTCGAAGGAAGCAGGCGGGCCTACAGAGAACTCCGACATGACGACGATGGGTTTCTGCTGGGTGATCTCCGTGGAGATGACCTCGAACGTCAGCTGCATACTCATGGCGTGATCCTTTCGCTGACCGACAGGTTGAGGGTGGGCGAGTAGTGGACGTACCCATCGGGCGTCGTGTACTTGACATCGAACACCAGGGTATCGAGCGGCCACGTCTCGTCGGTTTGCAGATCCATCTGCACCTGACCATGGGCAATGTCGGTGGGCGTGAAGATAAACTCACCCAGCACGCGGTCACCCTGCTTGACGGTCGAGGCGAACTGCCACCCGGTCAGGTCGGTGACCTTGCCGTCGATCTTTACTCGATGCTGGAGCGTCAGGCTGGCGCCGCGCTTGACGCTTACTGTAGGTCCGCAAGACATGGCGTTCTCCAAAAGAAAGCCCCGGCGAATGCCGAGGCTTGATTATTCGTCCTGCTGATGATAGCCACTGACCGGGCCTGGGGCAACTACTGTTGCCTTGCCCAGTCCACACCCTTGTTGGCCAAGGCGTCTGCGCGCTCGTTCTCCGGGTGACCCTTGTGGCCCTTGACCCACTTCCACTCCACGTTGTGCTGGTCTAGTAGGGAGTACATCTCGATCCACAAGTCCTTGTTCTTGACGGGCTCGCCTTCGCCTGTCCGCCAGCCTCGGCCTATCCACCCGCGCCGCCACTCGGTGGCACCCTTCATCACGTACTGGCTGTCGGTGGTGATCAGGATGTCCAGGTCGGTCCTGGTCAGGGCATGCAGCCCCTCGATCACGCCCATCATCTCCATGCGGTTGTTGGTGGTGTCACGCTCGCCGCCGAAGAGTTCCTTCTCCACATTGCCCCAGCGTATCAGGCAACCCCACCCGCCTACCTTGTCACCTTTGCGGGCACCGTCGGTGTACAGCTCCAGGCGGCTCATGCTGACGGCCCCGACCATTGGCCGACGCGCTGAACCACACCCGCAGGCAGTTCGTCGATGTAGTCACGGTCGACGCTGGCGTCGCGTAGCGGCATGGTGTGTACGCTCTCGCGCTCCAGGTACTCAGGTCGACCGTCCGTGTTGAGGAAGTAGAACATCCGGCTGCGCTGGTCATAGAGGACAGGGGAATCGCAGGAGTAGGCGGGCATGGCCATTACCTCGGCCTCCACGGCTGCACTGCAACGGTGACCCTGCAAGCCCCGGTTGTCCTCGTGGAAGTCTACTTGGCGTTGAGTGTATTTCATGGTCTGTCTCGGTGGGTTCATGGCGCGACGTATCCCCGCCTCTACGAGCAACTGGGTTGCCAGTATGAGGATAGACATCACGCGTCGCCGAAGATCGGGCCGTGGCCCGGCAGGTTCATGGACAGCATCAGCTGGGAGCGCACGTCGTCCGGTGGGATGGTGCAGCGCTTGCCCTGCGGGTCCAGGTAGAAGTACACGCCGGACAGGCCGTCCAGGATCATGTCGCTGTCGTAGGCGTCGGGCGTGAAGCTGCGAAGCACGTCCTCCATCTCAGGAGGCAGCAGGAGGAAGTGGCCTACGGTCAGGCCGGTGGACATGATGACCTTTTGAACATCATAGCGGCGCATACCTACCTCCCGTGCAATTAGTTGCACTTAAAAAATGACCCGCCGAAGCGGGCCTAAATGCCTTTGCTGCTCTGGTTAGGCCATCTCGGCCTGTTGAAGGGTTACCCAGCGGTAGACACCTTTGCTGCCGTCCGCTTCCTTGGAGGAGATCTCGTAACGCCCTGGCTTCATGTTGACCGCCTTGGCTTCCTTGGCGGTGACGGCGATGCGGTCTGGCGCTTCGTCGTTGCCCTGGAGGTTGTTCTTGCGACCGTTACGCGGGCCGCCTACAAAGTGCGCTACTACTGCCATGGGTATTACCTTTCTCGGTGGGTTAACCTTCGTCGGCATCGAAGGCAGGGCTCAAGGTAAGGATCTTGGCCTCCGCGATCAGCCCGACAATCATGTACGGGTGTACTTCCTTGGTCCCGAACTCCATCTGGATCGGCGCTTCGTTAGGGTCGGTGAAACCCATCATCGTTACGCCGAACTCTGGCTCGGGCATGGCGCCGCTCTCAATCGCCTCGATCATGCTTTTCAGGTGCTTGACGGCTGCGCCGGGTTCCGCAACTGGGCCTTTGATCTGCGAGTTACTCGCGACTAGGGAGATGCTACGAACATTGTCTGGTGGTGTCTTGTCGCTCATGTCGTTCTCCTTGGGTTCAATGTATCGGCGCCCGTGTTACCGGGCAACCGACACTGGCGATCAAGCGTTGCGTTCGTTGCGCTCGCGGGCACGCTGCTCGGTGAAGAAGTCTTCCGTGGCCAGGAGCCAGGACCGAGCAAAGCCAGAGCGCACGCAGTCATGCGGGCCGAACTCCACGACGGTCATACCTTCCAGCTTGTCCTGGACTTCCTTGAGGATCTGAATGCCGGAGGTCTCGAAGTGCTTGAGGTCGCATTGACGCAGCGTGTCGCCGGTCAGGATCACCCGAGAGCCTTCACCCGCCCGAGTGAGCACGGAGTCGATCTCGTCGAAGTCCAGGTTCTGGGCTTCCTCGACGATGATGATGCGGTTGTCGATGGTGGTGCCACGGATGTAGCTGGTCGACTTGTACTCGATGACGCCTGCGGCCTTCATGTCGTCGTAGGTGGACTTGCGACCGAACAGAGTTTGCAGGAGCGAGGCGTAGGGAGCCTCGTACGGGGCCTGCTTCTGCTCCAGGGTGCCGGGCAGTGCGCCAGGGTCACGCTTGGGCACGGAGGCTCGAATGATGGTGATGCCTTCTACCTGACCGCGAGTGTAGTCAACGGAGGCGCAGTAGACAGCGAGGAGGGATTTGCCGGTACCTGCGGAACCGATCAGGGAGAGGTGACCCTCGGGGTCAGCGAACCATGCCTGGATGGCGGTCTCCTGGCCATCGGTCTTGGCCTTGATGTGGCGGAGGTCGTGTTCGTGCCATTGCTTCTTGGTCGGGCCTTCCTTACGGGCCAGAGCGTCGTTGAGGTCGAGAATATTATTGCTGCCGTCCTGCTCGCGGTTGCCTTTGCCCTTAGTGTTGCGGCCCTTGCGGCGTTCCGACTGGTAGCTGCTACCCATGGCGACACTCCTTGCTGCGGTTGGTTACTTCTTGATGGCACTCACGGAGCTGTCCCCGTTGTACCGACCTACTGCTCTGTAGCTCTTTTCGGCGGGCACCGCTGTGTGCCGCCAGAACTTCAATTGACCAATAAACATGCCTGATGTCAATACGAGATCATGGAAGCGCAGCATATTCTTGACCTCCAGCGTAAGCACCGAGCTGTTGAACCCGGCGTCCGCCCAGCACGCATTCAAATGTTCCAAACCATTACGGGCCATGGAGGACTTGAGGCAGAACGCGCACGAGATGTCATCCGGCAGGTTGAAGATCTCGATGGTGTGGGCGAGGCAGAAGTCCTGGGGCCGCAGGATCACGTAGCCCAGCTCCTCGGTGAACCCTACGGACTCACGGCGGGCAAGGTCGACCACGGGCCTGGGCCACCCGAGGAGGCGCTTGTACCAGGGCAGGCGATTCTCCCGGAGGAACACGTCCCCCAGGCGCACGTCGATGCTTGCTGGCTGGATGGCGCCCGGCTGGACCCCCTTGAGGACGCCTTGTTCTACCAGCTCTACAAGCTCGGTGTACGAAAGGAGGGACATAGGTTTCTCCGGTGCAGTTGATTGCACGTCAGGTTAAAGGCCAGCGATTGTCGTGGTAACGCCCGTCACCATGCACCCGTCCGGCTGGCCGAAGCTCCTGTGCTGTACGGTAGTGATAGCGACCGAGGTTACGGCCAGCCCAGTGCTGCTCTCGAATGCCGAGATAGCGTCCGAGGCCGCCTTCGCTATGGCTGCGTTCATCTCTACGCGGGCCTTGAGTACCTCAGACACCCGTGGGTCCAGGTTGTTGGTTTGCATGGTGTGCTCCTATTTATCGTCCCGTACAAAGCCGGGCTTGAACCGTGGATGACGCAGGCTGCCGTCTGGGGTCATCTCGTGGTAGAGCAGTTCGACTGTCTCGCCCAGGAGTTCTTCGCGGTGCAGGTGGATGTACTCGCGCACCTTGTCGGTCATACCGTCGACGGATACCACCACCCCGTTGGGTAGCTTGACCAGGACCGCCCCGAGCCAGCCTTCCCACTTGCTGTGCTTGGCACCGTCCTTGTACCCGACGATCTTGCCTTCGATCTCCTCGGCAGGCTTGAGCTTCAACCAGCCGTCGGTGCGCTTGGCTTCCCAGTAATCGTCGTAGTGCTTGTGCATCGTGCCTTCGCCGCCGTTGGCCACGACCTCCGCGTAGAAGGCCAGGGCCTCCTCGGCGTTCTTCACTTCGCGGCCTTCGGTCAGCTTGATGTAGCCCTCGTACTTCTTGAACCAAGGCTGCTGGATCATCAGCTCCAGGTCTTCACGGCGGGCACGCTGGTTATCGTAGGACTTACCCTCCAGGTACTCCTGCTTGGTGATGATGTCGATGATGCGAATACCGGTGGTTCCGTCGCTCGCGCCACGCTTCGAGGCACGCACCTGACTCATGATGTCGGCGAAGCCACCGGCAAGCGGCACGATCTCGCAATCGAGCAACAACGCCTCCTCGGCACCGCACTCGTAGAACGCACGGGCATCCTCCAGGAACTCGCCGATCAGGGTATGCAAGGCAGGCGGGCATTCCAGGGGGAGACCGGCCCGCGAGAAGAACCCGGTGTCCTCGTCGCTCAGGCGGAAGCCGCGCACGCCGTCGTACTTGATGTCGTCGTAGGCAGGGAAGCGGGCCTTCGGGTTCACCTTACGCGGACCCTTCTCGCCAGCCTTCTGCTTCATGAAGAAGGTGTTGGCCAGCTGGATCTTGACGATGCGCAGGACCGGGCCCCAGACCTCGTTTACCACGTCGCCGCTGAACCCCGCCCGCAGGTTCTGCTGGAGGATGGCGGTGAACAGGTCACGCGATGGCTGCGTCAGGAAGCCCAGCTCCACGGCCAGGACATCCTGGGCACGATTGCCGGTCAGCTTACGGCTGGCCAAGTCATCCAGGATGCCCCAGGTGTTGTCGCTGAACTCGCGGCTGCCGGAGTGTGGGTTACCCTTCACGCGGGCACTCGGTACCTTCTTGATGCCGTAGGTACGGTTCACGTCGAAGACGGCTAGCATCACCTTGAGCGCGATGTCGCTGCTGTCGCGTAGTGCCTTGAGCATCTCCTTCTTGGCAGTGCGCCCGGACTCGGCCTTGATCTCTTCGATCACGCGGGCCACGAGGTCGGAGCTGCCGCGCTGGTCGGCGGTGGTGTCACGGACAGCCTGGGCCAGGACTGCCGGTCGGGTACGTACGATTCTCATACGGCCATCTCGCAGTTCATTGCAGCGTGTGGACGGTACCCGTTGAGTGCGAAGTCTTCGGGCTTGATGTGCATCAGGCTTTCCCACCCGTCGGTGTTCAACTCCAGGTCGGGCAGTTCCGGGCACGAACGCTTGAGCATCTCGTGGGCCAGATCAATCTGGTTCGTGTACAGGTGGGCATCGCCCAGGTCCATGATCAGACGACGCGGCACGAGGTTGCAGAAGTGGGCCAGGATGTGCATCAGCGTCGCGTAGCTGGCGATGTTGAACGGGATGCCCAGGAAGGCGTCCGCACTGCGCTGGTACATCTTGAGGTCCAGGTGCCCGTCGTTGCTCACGTAGCACTGGAAGAACATGTGGCAAGGAGGCAGGGCCATGAGGTGCAGCTCAGCCGGGTTCCAGGCGGACACTACGTGACGCCGCCCGTGCGGGTCGCTGCGCAGGCCAGCCAGGAGTTGCCAGAGCTGGTCGACCACCGCGTAGCTACCGCCGTCCTGGACGCGGATGTCCCGCCATTGCGCACCGTAGATGCGGCCCAGGTCGTCGTGCCCTTTACGTGCCGGGTTGTTCAGCCAGCTCGGCTCTTCGTTGGCGTTCTGGTTCCAGACGTTGCAGCCCAGGGCACGGAAGTCCGCAGCGTTGGTGTACCCGCGAATGAAGCCGATCAGCTCACCTACCACCCCGGTCTTGAACGGCACCTTCTTGAGCCCTTCGAGCGGGAAGCCTTCACGCAAGTCGAACTCCATCCGGGCATCGAAGATACTGATGCCGGTGTGGCCGTTGCGCCATTTGCGCTCCTCGCCGCGCAGGAGGATGTCGCTGATCAATTCGCGGTACTGTTGCATGGTTACTTCCCTTCGTTGATTGCGTTGGCCTGACGTTCCTTGAGGAACTTGTCGATGGCTTTGGCTGCTTCGTGGATCTCTGGGGCAGATGGTGCGGTGTAGAACAGGCTCCATTCAAGGAACACAAGCGACGGCGCCGCCCCGAGGCTGGGCAGGATCACCCAACGGAAAGTCACCCAGCGGGCCTGGAGCTTCGTGTACCCGCCGCCCTTGACGAACGACATTACGAAGATCTTGGACTCACGGTAGAGGGCGGGCACGCGTATCGCCATCAGCGTGAGCCACACCATCCCGGCTACTGCAAAGAAAGTCATCATGGTCCTGCTCCTAGTGTGGGCGTGGTTCGTCCCCGAACCGCTCGCCATCGTATCGGCCAGACTCGGCCAGGGATTCATCCACGCCTTCCCAGGTGCTCCGGCGCTCCAGCATGTTGGTGTACGCACCGCAGATCGCATCCGCCACGTCCTTCTTGCCGACGATGGTGTGGTCTACCTTGTCCTTCGACTCGTCGTACTCCAGTTCAAGGATCTCGCTGGTCACGTCCGCGTCATCGAGCAGACCAATCCGACGGTCGTACAGCGCGTCCCGGAACTGCTTGTAGGGTGCGCTCGTGCGGTCCATCGAGATGATCTTGGTAGGCATCCGATCCTTGCGCCACGCCTGGATAGACTCGCGACTATCGAAGCCGTCATAGGACACGCCCTTGATGGGGTAGCCATACAACCGGCTCAGGTTCTTGACGAAGGCCCGTACCTCGGCGATGTCGATCTCGTTGTTTGCATCCGGCTGAATGGAGCAAGCCATCTCTACCGCCCCGGTGGGCAGCAGCTCGGTCAAGTCACCACTCCGCTGTAGGTGCATCATGCCATCGAATCGGATCATCGCGATCCCACACCGGTCACCCGTTTGCGACAAGTCGATGTGAACATAGCGAGGGCGCGATGGGTTCTTGCAATAGTGGGCATGCTTGACCTGCGGCATCCCGTGCTCGCCCAGGATAACGTGGTCGCGGATGAGGAAGGACTCCAGCCCAACCTCCCGGCCAGCCTCCACGCACTCGTAGACCTTGTGGCGCGATTTGATGAACGGGCTGATCACGTTGGACGACAGGCCCAGGATGTCCCGCAGCGCGTCGTACGGCTTACGCTGGAAGTCCTGGAGGCATTCGATAGGCACGTTCTCCACCCAGGCGCCTTCGATCACTTCCTCGTCGTCCCGGAGCACGCGGGTCTCGTGCTGCACATCGTTACCGATCAGAAGGCGGAAGGTCTGGCCGCAGTAGTTGGATGCAGGCTGAACCTCGTACTGCTTCTTGTCGAAGATGTAGACGTTCTTCATGTCGTGCTTGATCACGTCGGCCTTGAGCTTGTCGGTGAAGTCGCCCCGGTACCGAGTGGACGACACCGCGAAGATCTTGCCGATCTGCGGGAAGCGTTTGGCGAACGTACCACGGCGACGGCGGCTGAACGTATCGAAGATCTGCGCTGCCTGATCGTAGACGCCGGACCGCCCGGTGGACACCTCGGCCTTCTTCGACTTCTGCACCACGTTCATGAAGTTGATCTCGTCGATGATGCCACCGATGGTCGCCTCACCCAGGATCGCATCCTCGCTACCGCCGACGGGCGTGATCCGCAAGTTCTTCTCGGTGAACAGCATCTCGCTGTCGATGTTCTTGTCGGGCTGTGCCCAGGCCTGGAAGTAGGGCATGCGCTCGATCCACTTCCGCATCGGGGCATACACAACCTTCTTCGTTACGTGTGGCTTCGCGCCAATGATCGGGAACACGATGGAGGTAGCCGAGGGCAGGCCGTACCACTTCTGCGGGTTCTGCATGCAGGTGAGGATGTAGAAGTCGTACAGGGTACCGATGATTGCCTGGGTCGACTTGCCGCTACGGGTGCACCCCATGAGGCAGCAGGTATCCCGTGCTCCGCCTTCTAGGCCCTTCCACCAGTCCTTGTTCTCTTCGATGACCGCCCGGCGAACCTCTGGCCACATCTCAAGGTCAGTGCTGCCCAGGAACTCAGGGCTGTCGATGAAGTCTTCGATGCTCACGGGCACGCGGTCCAGGACCGACATGAAGTCGAACAGCCGGGTGTCGCCGTTCATGGCGCAGAGGACTGCGTGCCGGTACATCTCGGAGAACTGCTTGTTGGCCAAGCCGTCGGCGATCAGCTCGACCTCCTGGATAACCAGCTGCTTGCGCATGGCGCTTCTACGTTGAACGGCCATCACAGTTCCTCGCTTTCAGGTTCCACATCGTTGATGGAGAAGTCGCCGAAGTTCTCCATGCCGCCGCCGTCCTCTGCCAGGGCAGCGAGCATGCGGGCAGTCCGCTCCATGACGATCTGGATGTCAGATTGTGCTTCACCGGTATCGCCCTTACGGAAGCGCAGCACATCGAGTACACCAGCGGCGCCGAGGAACCGGGTCTTGTCAGCGTTGGCTGCCAGGGTGGTACGCATGGCGGCCAGCTGCATGGCCACGGGCACGGCACCCTCGCCGGAGGTCTTCGAGGCGATGCGCAACGACATGGCGGTCAGCTCATCGTAGAGAGCGACTTGGCTGCCGATCATCTCGTCGATGTTCATCTCCTTGGCCTGCTCGCGCATCCAGGCCTTCAACCGCACCCGGTCCTTCTCGATGGTGGAGATGGATACGCGCAGGTGCCGGGCGATCTCGTGCAGGGGCATCTTCCGCGCCAGCATCTTGTGCAGCAGCACCATGCGGTATTCCTTGCTGTAGGCGGCGCTGCCGGACTCATCCACGTCCATAAGCATCTGGGCAGGGTTGCGCTCTGGCGCGTCGCCACGGCTCGGGCCTGGGGCAGGGCGTCGGGTCTGCTGGCGTACGTGGTCGTCGATCTGGTCAGGGTCGATGGCGTCGTCAATATCGTCGTCGATCACCGGGGCTTCCCGAGGGGTACCGTCCACCCGGCCTGCACTGCTGAAAGGCATCTGCCCACGACTCCGGCGCATGATGACGCGGCGTTCGCCAGGGCGTTCGTTATTCGTGGGCATGTCCGTCTCCTTATCGCTTGATGCACATCAGGTTGCTGAATGGACCCCAGGAGCAGGTGCGTACCACCTCGACCATCCCGGCGCCTTTGAGATCTCCGATGAGCATAGCCTCATCAGTGGGCCACATGCTACCAGCAAGTGCCTTCGTCTTGGCGTCGATCTCTTCCTGGGTGTAGCCATTGTCCATGCGCCATTTGATGTACTGCTTGTGGAGCATCTGGCCTGCGGGGCTGTCGTCCTTGTTCTTCTGGCCGATAAAGAGCACACCGCCCGGCTTGACCATGGCGCACACCTTGGCCAGCACAATGCGTTGCAGCTCCTTCGGGATGAACTGGAGTACGTAGGTGAAGTTGATCACGTCGTACGTGTGGGAGCAGTTGAGGAACGCGCTGGTGGTGATGTCCAGCTGGTCGACCTGCACCGAGGGGAAGTCCTCCCGCATGTAGGCCACCATCTCCGGGCTGATGTCGGTGGCGCGCACGTCAAAGTTGTCGATGCCGTATAGGCGATCCAGCTCCAGCAGGAACGCACCACGGGACGCGCCCACGTCCAGCACCTGGGGATCGCTCGCCAGCCAGGGCTCCGCCAGCTTGACGTTGTTGCGGTGCGCCTCCCGGAAGAGTGGGATCGAGCGGTCGGCCATGTCATCGAAGATGGCTGCCACCGACGCGTCGAAGACGAAGCGGGAAGGGTTGGCCGGGAAGTGTGCGGGACTGTTCATGGTGTACTCCGTGCAATTGATTGCATTCGATTAGACGCGACCGGCCCAACTCTGTAGACGGTCGGCCAGGGACTCTGCCTCGTGCTTGTCCAGGCATACATCGGCGCCCAGAGTTCGGCCCTTGATGATGCGCCGCAGCACAGCCAGCTCTTCGAGGATCTCGTTACGCAGCTCGGCCTGTAACTGGGTCTTGGTGACGCGCCGTTCCTCGGTAGTAGGAGGTGGGTCGAAGCGCTCCTTTGGAGGGGCAGCGCCCACGCGCCCTGCACTCACTGGCTGATACCCATCGGTGATGTGTTTCATGGAACTTGCCTCCGCAGACGCTTGCTGAATGCAGCCTTGGCTTCCTTGACCAGATCCAAGCCCTTGCCGTCCCGAAACGGCAGGTTGAACTCGAAGTCTAGCGACTGGCCCAGGGCCTTGATGTTCACGCCCTTCGGATCGGAGAGCTTGAAGTAGAACACGTTGCCACCCTTCCAGAACTCGATAGTGGTCCAGAAGCGCTCGAAGTACCCGCGAGCCTCTTCCTGGGTCATGAACTTCTGGAGCTTGGGGCAGCTCGACACGTCGCCCAGGCGAACGCCCGGCTCGGTATCCCAGACGAAGTAGTTGCCGTTGCGCACGCCGCCGTACTCGTAGTCAAAGTCGGACATGTCGCGGCAGGTTCCGTAGACCACGGTTTCACGGGCACACAGCGCATGGACAATCGCCAGCACCATGAGCCGGTCTTCCGGGAACGGGATCGAGTTCATCACGGCAGACATGAAGATGCTGTCGAAGCGCTGCTCGGGGTTCTCGATGGCCTTGAGGAATCGCTTGGCCTGCTCCCTGCTGTAGGTGCGCGAGGGCTCGGCGGCATTCATGTCTGGGTCTACGCGGTACGGCTCGAAGTCGTGAGCGTCGAAGCCCTTGGTCAGGAGGTAGGGCGCCACCTTCCCGAGGCCCGCCCCGAAGTCCAGGATCGAGTTGCCGTGCAGCTGGCGGAAGTTCGACCAATACTCCGGCGAGTAGCTGTCGCGATCCAGGAGCGAGCGGCAGCCGTTGGCCCAGAAGCGGTAGGTCTTGCCTACGGTGCCCCGGTTGTTCGACACGCGGCGGAACGCAGAGGAGCGCAGCAGGTTCTTGAAATCGTCGTCGACGGAGAAGTCCATGGACAGGTAGTTCAGCACCACGGCTGCAACCTCGGCGATGTCGTCGGGCACCCGGACTACCGGCCACTCTTCGATACCACGGTCGAGCGCGGCGAACATCCGGTTGACGCCATTGACCACCTTGCCGGACTCGCTGACGACGAGAGGGATGCGGATATTCATACGGGTAAAGGCACCGGCTGTGACTGCGGCCTTCTTGTCGTACTGATCACCCACCGCCCGAGCGAACTGCCGGATCGGTTCCACGGTGCAGCCCAGGGCGTAGTGACCCTCGGCGTCCGGTAGGGCCTCCAGCAGCGCAAGCACCTGCTTCATGTCCAGGCGCTCCTGGACCTGGGCTCCCGTGTCGAACGCGTTGAAGTCGTTGGTCAGTCGGTTGAACAGGAGGTTGATGTTCATCACCTCGCTGTCCTCGACATCCACGTCTACCACCGGCACCGCATCCAGGCCCAGGATCTTCGACTGGGTGAGGCGCTGGTGGCCAGACAGCAACAAGCCGCTGGACCTTTGACGGAACAGCGGCATGAGGAAGCTCAACTTCTTGAGCGAGAGGAGCAGCAGAGCGGACCGGGCTTGGTCCGCCTTGCGGGGGTTCTTATTGTCGGGGGTCAGCTTATCGACCGGGACCAGGGTAATGTGGTCGGCTGTCACTTCGGCACTTGGCCGGGCATGGCGTAGCCTGCGCACTACTCGATTCGTCGTCATGGTCCATCTCCCGCTTGCTCTTCCAGTTCAGTGTGATGATCCCGTAGTAGGCTCCAGCCACGAAGCCACCCAGGTGGGTCTCCCAGGACGCCTCGGGTATGTTCACATACTCAAGGGCGATGCCGGTGCCCACCAGGGCTGCAACGGATAGTACGGATCGGTAGTCAGTGCGCATCGCCAGCATTGCCAGCACGCCGAGGGTGAGGCCGCTTGCCCCTTCGTGGATACCGAGTCGACCCCAGAACCACACCCACATACCTCCCACTACAACGATGGTCAGCAGGCCCATGATCACACGGGCAGGCGGGTCGTTGCGCATCAGGCTGAGGAGGTAGGCCAAGGGTAACAGATTCACCGCGAGGTGTAGAAGGGTCGCATGCCGGAGCGGTGCAGCCAGGACGCCTACGAGGCCCCAGTCCGTCCCAGGTACGAGGGCTGGCAGGTACCCGGCGAAGGGGTAGGCCAGGGCGATGATGGAGCAAACAATCCAAGGGAGGTATTTCATTCGTGGAACCCCAGGCGGCGTTTCAGATCAGCCGCAATGTCTTCGTCTTTGAAGTCGTGCAGATCGCGCAGACCCTGCACCCAGTTACGGTACTGCTCGGCGGGGACAAAGAAGGTCAGCTCACCGATCACGATGCGGGCCTGGAGCGGCGCACGGCGAACGCTGCGGCCTGGAGTCTCTTCGCCTGCTGCGGTACCGGTGAGGGCGCCCAGGTTGGCAGTAGACAGGCAGTCGTCGCCTACCAGGGACGCAAGGCAGTCGATCTCGCCCTGGCCGAAACCGAAGTCGGTGAAGTCGAACAGGCCGGTCAGCTTGTCCATCTCATCCGCCAGCATCGAGGTATTCCAGGTTGCCATCTCCGCCACCTTGTTATCGGCGATACGGAAGGCGTCCATCTGTTCCTTGGTCAAGTGCTCCGCCCGCACCGCAGGAACCTCCAGCATTCCCAGGGTCTTGGCTGCTTCGACACGAGTGTGGCCAGCGCCCAGCACGCCGTTGGCGTCGATCACTACGGGCACGACAAAGCCGAACGCTCTGATCGAGTTGGCCACGGCAGTCACAGCCTTGGCGTTGTCGCGTGCGTTCCATTCGTAGGGCTGGATGTCATTGATGTCCACGTACTCAAGGCGCAGTTTGACCTTGGACATGTCGGTTGGCTTTGGCCGTGGCGCAGGGCGCGACGGGCGTGCCGGGGTACTGCCCTTCTCTGGTCGGGTCACGTTCACCGACTTACGACCTGGGCGAATTGGAGTTGGCATAGCAGATCTCCTGGTCAAGTAAAAAAGGCACCCGGTAGTGGGTGCCTTTTCTGGTTGCTGCGGGTCAGTTAGGCACGAGCTGCGCCACGAGGCTTACCGCGTGTAGCTGGCTTGGCGTTGGCCGCTGCCTTGGCAGTGTCTTCCACGTCCTGGGCATCAGCGTCGCCGGTCAGGGCTTGTGCGTGATACTCGGTCAGGATCTGGAACAAGGCTTCATCTTCTTTGACGCCGAGTTTCTCAGCGGCTTCCTTGAGGATGTCCTCGACCACGTTGGCTTCTTCTTCAACGAAGCGGAAGCGCAGGGTCAGGCGATTGACCTTGGTACCTTCGGAGCCTTTGCTGGCGCCCTCACCGCCGCCGACCGTGAATTCATCTTTGATGATGGTAGACAGGTCTTGAACGGTGTTGTTCTCGGCAGCCTGGATCAGGCCTTCTACGTCAGCGTCAGGCAGGCCCAGCGGCTTGGCGATCTTGCTTGCCTTGGTCCAGCCGATACGGCCAACAACTTCGGACGGGTTTTCGATACCGGCCTGGGTGAAGTTGATGTAGATGTCGATCAGGTAGGTGGCCTTGCGGTAGTCCAGGTTGAAGTTCTCCTGGAGGAACAGCTTGAAGCCGCCCGTTTCGCCGTATTCAGGGTTGAGCAGCTTGCCCTTCTTGTCGACGGCCAGATGCACTTTTTCTTTTTTGATGTGGTACAGCACGCCGCCGAGTTGGTACTCGGACACGGCCACCGCCGATTCCAGTTCCTGGGCTACTTCGACCAGATCCACGTCACCGTCGATCAACGCCAGAACGGCATCGTCTTCGTTGTCCAGGTCCGGCACTTCGTCAGGATCGACTTCGCCTTCGGGCGACTTGTTCACGCCTTTGTTCTTGGCAGCGGCTGCGGTCTTCTGCGCGGCTTCGGCAGCTTCACGCTTTTTCTTGGCTGCGGCGGTTTCAGGCTTGGCAGCAGGCGCTTCGGCGGCAGGCTTGGCTGCGGCAGTTTTGGCTGCTGGTTTGGCCGGTGCCTTGGTAGGGGCAGGCTCGGCAGGGCTCAGCTCGTAGACGGCAGCCAGCTTGGCCAGGAGCGCCTTGTCGGTTTTCTTGTCAGCTGCGGTCAGCTTGACTTCGTTGACTTCTGCGAATTCGAGCAGCTGGGCTTTGTCGTAACCGGCCAGCTCTTCGTAGGTCAGAGGGTCATCATCGCCTGGGGCATCAGCGCCCGCGTCGGCAGCTTCGCCACCTTCGGCACCCGCATCGTCGCCTTCAACGTAGAGTTCGATCTCTTCGGCGAAGACTTCGGTTTCCAGGAATTCAGGGTTGGTTTCGGCGTGAACCTTTTTCTTCTTGTTGAAGTCAGGGTTCGGCAGGCGCAGAACGTAACCGGTTTCGACAACTTCGCCGTCGATCTCGGTGGTGCCGGGCAGTTCGATTACTTCGTAACGCTCGCCAGCTTCGAGGATGCGTTCGGCTTCGGGGGTGTCGGCATCGTAGCCGAGGAAGGTGACATTGGAACCGACTTCGATGTCGGCAGCCGCTTCCTCAACCGGAGCGGATTTAGCTTTGGTGTTTGCCATGGTGGGTAACTCTCGTGTGTAGGTGGCGGGATGCCGGGTCAAGTTGGTGAACTCGCGAAGTGATAGTAGGGCGGGTTCATTCTTTATTCAAGTCTTCACAGACCTTTGGTGCAATCAATTGCATTGAAACTTATAGCGGCAGTCCGTGTCCGGCCCTGGCGATCAGGATGGCATCGCCTATTGCACCGCCCCGCACCTTGGTGTCCAGGACGCGGACGTGTGGGTAGAGCTGGACGCAGCGGGACCGGGCGCAATCCTTCTCCTTGCCTGTCAGTCCGGCCATCTTCTTCCAGGACTGCGGGGTGATGTGGCTGATCGGAATCATCTGACCGGCTACTACACCTTCTACCAGCCCGGCTGCATGGCCGAACGTGAACATCGAGGCGACGCCCTGGCCGGGCATGGACCCTACCTTCTCGATGTAGGCATGGATGATGTTGTACTTCCAAAGGAAGGCAGCGACCGCCGCCCCGTTGACGCGGTAACTCTTGCCTGACTGAACGATAGGTACGTTGAGCGCGTCGACGAATGCCCCTCGCTCAGTCAGCACGACGAGGGCGCCGGAGTTGCCTGGGTCTACGCCCAGGATGTGTTCGGCCTTTGCTTGTGGCTGCGCACCAGGGCGCGATCTCTGAATGCGCATGTCACTCTCCAAAGCAGAGTTCGAGAACCCCGCACTTCTTTGCATCCTTGGAGCCTTCGTGGGCGCAGTGGGTACGGAGTGGCAAAGGTGCAGCCTCCCCGAGTTCCACGCACGCCTTGTAGGCCTTGGCATCTTCGATCATCGGGTCCAGGCGGTGCAGCTCGGCCACCGGGTCGATGAGGAATTCCTTGTAGACGGTCTTGTCCCCGAACTGCCATTGCTTGGTGCAGTAGAAGATCGACACGCGGTCGGTGAGGCGGTAGCCCTTGCGGTGCATCAGGTGCCAGTAGAAGACGACTTGGCGAACGTGGTCAGGATCGGGCCGGGTCAGCTCCTCCCACTGCTTGTGCGCCATCGACTTGAGTTCGGTCACATGGAAGGCATCGCTGCGTTCGATGTACAGGATCAGGTCAGGGTTGCCGACCACCCCGTACTCCTCGTCGAACATGGAGACTTCGTTGTAGTGGTTAACCAGGGACTTGCAGTGTGGGCACGTCTCCTCCTGGTTGATCTCGGCATAGATGCAAGGCTCGTCGTGCGTGAGGTACTTGCACTTGCAGGACCAGATGCCCCAGACCTTCTCGGGTGCGCCGATGCGGGCACGCTCCTTGAGACAGTCGTGGACGGCATCGCCCATCGCGAAGGTCAGCATGTCGCTCATGGTCAACCGGCGCGCTGGCGGCAGGACGCTGTACCGCTCCTCCAGGGCACGCTTGCGGATGCACTTATAAAGCAGGTCGCTGACGTGGAGGTGGTGGCCTGGGCGCGTGTCCTGCATGGACCACTTCGCACGGTCGATCACTTCGCCCAGGGGGTAGTCCGTGTTAGGTGCAGGCACAACCTGGGTATCTGGGTTGGCGTTGCGCACCCGGCGACCAGGGGCAGGCGTCGGCTCCACGGTCTCGCCACGACGGCGACGCAGTGCGAGGCTGGCGCGGGACTCAGCACGCGGCTGCGGCGGCTGTTCCTGCACTCTGGTTCGGATTCTGCGGATGATCGGCATGGACTACTCCCTGAGACTGTCGAGGACGTACATCGGGCATACGGCTACAGACTTCAAAACCCGCCCGGTGTCGTCGATGAACTCAATTGCAATGATTGGTAGCTCGGCACCCTCGGCCCCGGCTGCTTCGATCTTCTCGATCATGTCGAACGTGACAGAGAAGGACTTGTTCTTGGTGCACTTGCACTCGATCCGGGCGATGCCCTTGATACGAATGTCGCCCTTCGTTGCACCGTTGCCGGAGCCTGGGGTTACCCGGCCACCTACCCGCTTGGCCAGGGATGCTTCTTGCTTAGGAGCACGCTTGTGCGAGGCAGTCAGGTTACCGGTTCGCTGCATGCGTGCCAGGGCGCTGTTGGTAGGTGGCGTGTCGGACATGGCAGGGTCACTCGTAGAAGCGTTGGATGAAGTCAGCGGGCATACCCATCTTCTGCGCATGCAGAGCGATCAAGTGGTTGCGCAGCGCCCAGAAGTCATCGTGGTCGCTCTGGAAGTGCTGGCAGGCTTCATCGGCTGAGCGGAACTTGATCGGCACGCCATTGAGGTCCAGGGTCCAGGACTGACCGCCGCCCGTGTAGATGCCGACCTTCTTGGCGTAGGCGATCATGGTGCCGCAGTCGTCGAGGTCGCCCTCCACCAAGCCCTTCTCTTCGTTGGCCCGGCGCATCAGCTGGAACTCGCCCTTGCGCAGGCCAGCATTCATTTTGTTTTTGTCGATCTGGAAAGCGTGCTCGTTGTACTCCAGGGTTTCGATGCCCTGGTGGTCCTTCGAGATGTTCTCCTTATTCTTGAACTTGATCTGGAGCATGGTGTAGTGATCGAGCGCCTTGCCGCCCGGCAGGTTGATCGCTTCCTGTCCTGGTGGTGCCCATTTGCCGATACCGGCGCGCTCCTGGTTGATGCAGAGGAACGCCATCATGCGGCCAGTCTGGCGGGCCTTGGAAAAGGCTGCGGTGATCCGGCGCATGAGGGTGGTGACCAACTTGGCGTGGATGCCTACGTGGGCGTCCTCGGCTGCCGCGTCCAGCTCCTTCATCGGGATCAGTGCGGCGATGCTGTCCAGGACCATGAGGCCCACCCCTGGGGTCTGCATGAGCGCGTCCATGATGTTCACGCCCTGCTCCCCTGTCTCTGGCTGAACCAGGATCAAGCGGTCCAGGTCCACACCCAGCTTGGCGGCCCACACGGACTCGAAGCTGTGCTCGGCGTCAACGAAGACGTGATCGAGATCCGGCCAGAGTCGCTGGGCCTGGGCGATGGTCTTCAAGGCGCTGGTGGTCTTGCCGGAGGACCGGCGCCCGTGGAACATCGAGATGCCCCGCACCGGGATGCCGCCGCAGGTTGCCAAGTCCACGGCAAAGATGCCGGTAGGGATTCGCATGGGCTGCTGCACACCGCGCCCCTTGAGGACCAGGCCACCGCCGTACGCCTTGTCGATTTCCTTGATCGTCTGCATCAGCTCGGCGCCCATCTTATGCTCAGCGGGCTTTCCTACTGGTTTACCACGGATAATGGTGCGGGCCATGGTGAGGCTCCTTAGCGCTTAGGTTTTGCTGGATTGGCGTTGGTTGGCCCGAGCCATACGGCTTCTTCTTCGGCCATGAACTCCGACGCGTATTCGCTGGCGCGACGGTAGGTGTCTTCGATGTCCTCGACGAGACACGGCAGCGTGATGCTGATGTCGATGCGCATGGACTCAAAGTTACCCAGGTTGATGGTGTTGCCCACCCCTACACGGACAAGGGCAGGCTCCACTCCTGGGGGAAAGTACCCCGCATCGAGTGATTCCTGCCTTGCCGTTTCCTGCTCGGTGGTCTTCTTCCTGCGGTAGTCCGTCTGGACTGTCGCACGCCCCGCGATCTCTTGACTCGCCGCCTGCCGCGTTTGAGCAGCCTTCGGGCGAATGACTCTTGGTTGGTCTGCCATGGTGACCTCAGATGTGCATCGAGCGGTATGCCTGGATGCGCTGGTTGATTGCATGAATCACTGTCGTGTGGTCCGCCCGGAAGTAGGAGAACTCCTCGGCGTGCACTTGCAGTGCCTGGGCGATTATGTCCAGCTCGCCTCTGCTGTAGACCAGATACCCCGACTGCGTGTCATGCAGGTACGGGCCAGGGATCAGTTCATCGTGTATCCAGCGTCGGAAGGTGTTCAGGGCTTTGCCCATTGCCTCCGCCGCCTCGGGCACCGTGTAGCTCTCTACGATTGCGGTACCGTCCATATCAGCTTGACTCACCTCGCGCCGATGTCCTCGCCTCACTGATGGCGGGGCAGGCGGGCTGGCGGTCTTTGGAACTTTTGCATTATAGCGCGCTCGGCTGTCCGCTTGTTTCTCTGCGCGTCCTTGGCCGTCAGCAGAATATTTAGCCCGTCGCTGTTGGTTTGGATCTGCATAGATTTCAGCTCGGTTACCCGGTCGTAGATCTCTGCCTTTAGGTCTGTCACGTCGCATGGTTCAACACTCCCGTCTGGGTGCCACTCAAAGAGGACACCATTGCTTTTGAGATACTCCTTCACCCGACTACCGAACGAATACATCAGTCGGTAGCTGTTCACGTCGGCGATGGTTACCCAGATCGGTATTGGCCTGCCGTCTTCCCCTCGGAGAATCCGACCGTGAATCTGTTCTGCCGTGCTTCTAGGTGTAGCGTCGATGCCGCCCGTGAGGCTGGGTTTGTCGAAGCCCTTTGAGCACATCCCGTATGTAGCAAACATCATCGTGCATCTTTCTTTGACCTGTTTGAGTGTGGCTTTAGGAATTCGTTTCCTCACGAGCTGCAAACCGACCGCGCTGTACTCCGCGTACACGAAGCGGCCTCGGTCGTCTTTCCATCGGTGCAGGTCATCAGGTCTCTTGGTAGGCTTCGGGTCTTTGCCGAAGATCCACTGGGGGTCGTGGCCAGTATACAGGCCCATCTCCTCCTCGGGCACCCCCAGGTAATAGCCGATGCTCATCAGCTCCCGCAGCTGCTCGATACGGTCCGAGAGGATCAGCACGTCCCGCCCCGACTCGTACAGCCAGAGAGCTGCCTCCATGATCGTCATGTTACGCGGGCCATCCTCCTCGACCTCGGAGAAGATCCGCCCGGTCATCTTGGACACGTTGCCGTAGAAGCTGTAGACGGTCTCGTGACGGATCACGTAGACGGCGGAGCGGTCGTGCTCCTTGTCGGCTGCCACGCGGATCTTGCCCAGGTTGTGGTCCAGGGCGCGCTGGAGGCCATCACGGCGACCAGGAGTAGCAGACACGCCCAGGCGTCGACCGGCGCTGAACATGACCAGGGAGGCGGAGAACGTCGGGGCGCCAGCGGTGTGTACCTCGTCGACGATGGCAGTACCGTAGTATTCCGCCATCTCCTCCGACACGCCCTTCTGGCTGAGGGTCTGCACCATAGCGATGGTTACGGCCAGTCCCTTCCAGCGCCACTTCTTCTCCGGCCCCTGGATGATCCCGATCTCCTCGGGCTTGAAGCCGAACAACTTGATCAGGCACTCCTCCCACTGCTCCCGGAGGTTGTCCTGGTCAACGATGACAATGGTGGTCCGCCCCATCCGCGCTGCGGCAATGAGGGAGCCCACGGTCTTACCCCACCCGGTATGGGCACGGAAGATGAAGTCGTAAAAGCTGTCGAAGGTTTCCACGATCTGGTCGATCTGCGGCTCCTGGTACACCCTGGGATCGGGGATGCAAGGGAAGACGGCAGGGAACCCATCACTGGTCTGATCTTCGATCTCGATGTGCAACTGATTGCACAGCGTGATCCCGAGCTGGCGGGGCACGCAAAGAAAATCCCCCTCGTAGTACCAAGCCTCGACCTCCAGATCTGGCTCACCGTCGGCAAGGCCCAGGGGGCGATGCTTGTAGGTGGTCAGCTTCTTTACGGCAGGGGCGTCGATACTATCGAGAGGGAGCTTCATAGCGCCCGCAAGGATAGCCGGGCGCATGGTTTAGTTACGCCGACCGCGAAGGGCAGTACGGCCCCGCGCTGCTGGTGGCTCTTCCTCGAATGGCGGGTCTTCGTGTGCTGCTGCCGCACGACCGCCGCGAGCTGGACGCTGAGGGGCATCATCAGCTGCTGGCGATGGGCGGCGACCACGCGAAGGCGCTTCTGCTGCCGGTGCCGGGCGACGACCGCCGCGTGCCGGTGGAGCTTCTGCTGGGGCGTCATCGGCGTAGTCTTCGCCACCCTGGTCATCCGGGTAATCGTCGGCAGGCGGTGGAGGCGCACGGCGGCCACGAGTAGGCGCCGGGGCTTCTTCCGCTGCTTGGCGACGACCGCGTGCCGGGGCTTCTGCTGCTGGCGCTGGGCGGCGACCACGTTGTGGTGCGTCCTGCTGGTCATCGTTGCCATCATCGGCAGGAGCCTGACGACCGCCCCGCGCTGGACGAGTCGGCGCCTCGGCATCACGACGGCCTGCGGAACGACCACCGCGAGCTGCTGGTGCTGGAGCTTCACGACCGCCACGGCCAATCGCACGATCAGTCTGGCGACGGTTGCCCACGCCGTGGTCGGTTACGCCTGCGATGGTAGCCAACTGCTCTTCGGTCATTTCAGGGTAGATGCTGTCGTAGTCGAACGGCTCCAGGCAGTCGATGGTTTGGACCTTGCCGTCTTTGTCCGTGTATTCATCGTAGTAGGTGGCCAGTTCGTCTTCTTCCATCCAGCCCACGAACTCGATGTCGTTGCCAATGGCCGCGTCTTTGTCGCCGTCGCGGGTCATGTCCAGAATCATGCCGCGCAGGGAGCCTTCACGCTCGAACAGGCGGGAGATCTTCTTCTGCTGGGACGGTTTCACGACCAGCATTTTCTTGGACCATGGAACTTCGTCGCCGTCTTTGTTGTTGTACGGAGTCAGGTCGATGACCGACAGGTACATGGCAAAGTACGCAGGCTTCTCGGATACCGAGCAGGCCGGGCAGTTGGCGTCTTCGTTGATGCACGGCAAGAAGTTGTCGTAGCGATTCGAGCCTGCACTTTTCAGGGCGTGCTCGTAGCGGAAGAAGTCCGGCGCGTCGTCGATGATCACGATCTGGCGAGTTTCGCCAACCGGGGTCCAGAAGCGGAAGGGTTCAAAGCCTTTGGCCTTGCGTGCTTCTTTGGCTGCTTCCTGGCGGATCTGCTCTTCCTCCATCTGACGACGGCCCGCGTCGCCTCGGTAGGAAGTGCGTGCTGCTGGCGCCTTACTTGCTGCGGCGCGAGCGGGTCTTGCGGGTCTTTGCGGTGCCATGGGTTGACTCTCCGTAGAGTTTTTTAAGTGAATCAATTAAGGCTATGGCCAGCCGAGCGGAGAGCCCAGCCTTGACCAATTCACCTTTGCTTGTCTGCGAGTCTGGATAGATCACGCAGCTCCCGCTCCCGAGGAGCGACACTACCATCGCATGGGTATCGAGTCCGTAGACTTTCCCTGGCGCGATGAGTAATCCTTTTTGCACGAGACGGTTAACCTTTCCGTGCGTCTTTTCCTGCTCAACTACGAGCTTTACGCTCTTGCCCTTCAAGAGGGGTTGGAGGTGCAACAGGAAGTAATCGGGTTCTTCTATCTGACCATTAGTCATGTCGCACCATACTAGGCATTGGCCTTTCGTATGTCAAAGAAGATAGGCGTCCCGGATCATCTGGGCAAAGTCCTCGGGAATCATCTCTCCGGGGTCTTTGAGCCAGTGCCATCCTTCCGGTGAATCGTCTTCAATCTTCACGTCTGGGTAGGTCACTCCGAGTAGAGGGATGTGGCCTTTCAGTTTCCGTTCGGCAATCACGTTGCCATCTTCACCGGCCTTGTCGTCATCGTAGAAGAGGTAGGCTGGCCGCCCGAGATCCCGGAAGATGTCGGCTTGGTGATCGGTCATAGTTGAGTGCATTACGGCACACCCTGTATAGCCACACTGATGCGCGTTGGCGTAGTCGAAGAGCCCCTCGACGATGCAGATCTTGTCGGTCGGCCCTACGAGGTGCGAGCCCAGGACCATCTCGGACTTCTTGAGGCCGTGGTAGTCGCGGACCTTGAGCCGGGCACCTGGGTTGATCGCCCGCCCGCTGAACCCGTAGAGCAGGCCATCGGGGCCGCGCACCGGGAACATGATGCGGGCCTCGCCTTCGCTGTCCTTCGGATCAAACCGCAGCTCCAGCTTCTGGGAGGTGGCGAGGTCGATGCCGCGATCACGCAGGTACCGGTGCTTGCCTGCTGGCTGGTAGAGGTCCATGTACAGGCCTTCGTCCAGGGGCATAGCCATCTCGGTTTCCTGGGCCATCTCCGCCCGGATCTCGTCGTACGTGCGGGGCCTGGACGGGCCGAGGAACTCACCCTCCTCCAGCTCCTCGATCAAGCCGTCCAGGTTGTCCCCGGAATACTCCGCGTACTCCTTGAGCATGGCGTGGAACGGCTTGGGGTGCTTGCAGGTGAAGCAGTTGTAGATACTGGTGCCGTCGGGCGCGACCTTGACCCCGGCAGACGCCGTGGAGTCGGAGCCCTTCTCGTGGGTCCACTTGGCCAGCGGGCACTTGATACTCACCCACTCGCCGAGATCCTTCATCGCGAAGTTCCGCCCGAACACGTCACGCAGAACCTCCTTGATGTGCGCCCGCTCCATTAGCCATGCTCCTTTGTGTCTTTGAGAGCGGCGGCGCGGAAGCCGCGAGCCCAAGAGCCGCTGGCCCAGAACTGGTTGGTGGACAGGTAGGGGTTGGCGCAAGGGGTGCGGCCTTCCTGGTAAGCCTTGAAGCCCTGCTGGTACTCCTCGGTCTTCTCCGGCTCTGGTGGTGCGATGCCTGGACGCATGGTGCCGCTCCCACAGAGTTTGCGGTGCCAGTTGGCCAGCGCCGCAGCTGTTGTGATGACGTGGTGTTTGGCCTTCTCGATGTCGCCCGTAACGAAGGACATGAGGGCCTTGCCTGCGAGGTGGCCGACGAGCCAGTACCAGTCCTGCGGACCCTTACCGTCATCGTGCGACGCGCCCCAGCGCTGCTCCTGGTGTGCGGCTTCCAGGCGGATGCCTTCGACGAAGTTCTCGGTCTCGGGTGTGTTGATCAGCGCGTCCAGGCGGCGCAGCTCGGCGGCAGCCATACGCAAGGCATCGTGGACAACAAGCACCCCGGAGTCGGCAGGGGTGCGTTCGAGGTGATCGGCCAGCTCCAGGGTCTTGTTCATTTTTTGCCTGCCTTCTTTTTCGGTTGCATGATCTGGAACTTCTTGCCGGTGACCTGACCGGGCGTGACCTTGGCGATGGCCTTGATCTCGTTCTCGGACAGCACCTTGCCCAGCGGACCCATCTGGACCTTGAGGACGGAGAAGAAGTCCTTGTCGTTCCTGATCGCCTTGCGAGCCGCTTCTACGCTGACTTCGGTAGACGAGTTGGTCTTGGTCTCGACCCACTCCGCGATCAGCCCCAGGTGCTCGTGGGTGGTCAGCTTTGCGGCCTTCATGAGGTCTTCCACTTCGGCCTTGGCTGTCTCGATGGCCTCCAGGGTCTTGCGGATCTCGGCCTCGGCTTCTGCAATCAATTGCATGCGTTGGTTGATGTCGCCCAGGTGAGTAGGCTCCTGGCGGAGTACCCCTCGGGCTACGGTGCGTGTGCGGCGGATGATGCGTTCTTCGGACATGGTGGTATCTCCTGTAGTGAAAAGAAGTCTGGGGCCAATCACGGCCCCAGGGTAGCTACACTGATTCGCGGCTGCGGTACGTCCGCTTGACCGCCTTGACTTGCTCCGGTTCCTCCTCCCGGACGGCCACCCGGCGTGGCTTGACCTGTGCTTGGCGTGGCGGTGCTACGCCCAGGTGGCGACGGCGCACTGCGACCACAACGCTTTCGTCTTCCAGGTCGGTGACCTCGGTGTACGGGGAGCGGGTGAGGAAACCGCCATTTGGTGGGATCTCCTGCGGTGGCAGATCGACCAGCTGATTGCCGTCCTTGTCCTGGATCTGGGTGAAGTCGTACGGGGTGTCGAGGTCGAAGCCACCGTAGTCGCCCAGCTCGTACAGCTCGCCCTGGTTCCAGCCAAACGCCGCGTCGGCGATGATCGGCACCTTCATCTTCCGGCCAAACAGATCTTCCAGGTCGTTGGACTGCATGTAGCCCTTGAGTGTCTTGAGGCCCCAGTCGACATACTTCTCGTCGACGTAGGCGTAGATGGCGTCGTGGATGAAGCCAAACACTTCCAGGTACACCGGGTCCATCTCTTCGTTCATCCGCCCGAGACTGATCACGCCCAGGGTGGAGCCGAACTCTTGCACCGGGCTGTTGATGCCTTGGCGCATGGCCTCCGCCTGAATCCACTCCTCCTCGGAGTAAACGCTTGGCAGGTGGCGCACGAGGCCGCTGTAGGAGCGGACGAAGCCGTGTTGCTTGACGAAGTTCTTGACCACTTCGTGCCACGCTGCAATGCCCTTGTACTTCTTGAAGTAGTTCGACCGGATGTTCTTGGCTTCGGTCTCGGTGAACTCCACCCCGTACTGGGTCTTGGCGTAAGCCATGAACTTCTTCCACGACATCCCGTAGATGAAACCGAAGTTGATCGCCTTGGCCTTCTGCCGCCACTCCTTACGTTCCTTGGCCGGGAGCAGGGCGAACTTCTCTTCGCTGATGCCCATCGCGAGAGCAGCCGTGGTGATGTGAATATCGCCGTTTTCGTTGTAGATCCTGATGATCTCTTTGTCGTTGGCCATGTCGCCCGCGATGCGCAGCTCGGCCTGCGATAAGTCGCACGCGATGATCACTTTGCCCTTGGGCGCGATGAACGAACGCTGGTACATCTTGGCCTTCTTGCCACGCTTCGGAAAGTTCTGGCCGTTGGGGTCACGCGAGGCCGTACGACGGGTCACCGCCACGTCCAGGAAGTAGGTCGGTCGGCACCATCCATCTACCACGAACTTGTCCTGGAAGCCCTGGACGTTGTTGCGCAGCATGGTGGAGTCTTTGACGTACTCGGCCAGCTCGAACGTGAAGGGGCAGCTCTCGAAGAAGAACGGCAGGTGGTCCTTCGAGCTGGTGCTCGGCTCCTTCATGTGGTCCGGCAGTTTCTCTGTCGTCTTGGTCCACACCTTCGGCTTGAGTTTGAAGCCCTTCGGATGGTTGAACAGGATGTCCTTGAGGAACTCTTGACGGGAGAACTTGAGGGCCTCTTCCACGTCGCCCTTCTTGGCTTCGATGTGGTCGCGCTTGATGTCGCGGTGCACCTGGGCCAGCAGGCTGTTGCGCTGGCGCAGCACCTCCTCCTCCAGGTAGGCCTGGAACTCTGGCAGGGCCACTTCGAGATCCACGAGCATGCCTCGGGTCTCCATTGCGGCCAGGGCGTTGAGGCCTGGGATCGAGACGCGGCAGTAGTGGTTCCAGTTCTTTTCGTCTTCCTGCACGAGGCGCTCCAGCTCGTTGTAGACGCGGAACGCTGCATCGGTATCGCCACCGCCGTACGGGATCATGGTCTTGATCGGGACTTCCCACATCCTCGACTTGTCCACGCTGGCGTTGAAGCGGTCGGCGTACCCGGCCATCTCCGGCGCATGGATCTTGGTGAGGATGTCCAGGTTCTTCTCGGGCAGGTTTTCATCGTGGATCGCGCACAGCATCTGGGTGCACCCGCCGATAGGGAAACGGATACCCTCGGTCATCCAAAGAGCCACGTTATCGAACTTGATGCGCTGTCCGATTACCGTGGTTTCTGGTGCGCACAACAGCTGCCGAAGCTGGTTACGCAATACAGGCTTGCGCTCCTCGGGGATCGGGCGTTCTGGGTGGTCCCAGACCAGGATAAACGCCTCGCCGGTCTTCACGGTGAACTGCATCGTAAGGATCTGGAACCGTGGGCGGAACCAGTCCTTGCCTTTGTGCTTGGCCTCGTCGTAGGTGCGGACGTTGACGCCCTTCTGGTACCAGCGCAGGCCGGTGGTCTCGGTATCGTACGAGAGCAGTTCGTGCTTGCCGTCGATGAGGAACTGGAGGTCAGTCACCTCGGTGTAATCGCCCGTCATGAAGTCGTCAGCTTTGGCGATGTCGAAGCCTGCATCCACCAACCGCCCGAACGACGCAATGTCCGCCGCGAGGACTGGTTCGTTCTCAGGACGGAAAGTGGCGAGGCCTGGGTTCTGGAGCGGGAAGATCGGCACGCCGAACTCATCGGACTGAGCACCCAGACCTTTCACCTGGGTGATCTTCACCGACTTGTTGAAGACTTGGCACGCGGCCTCGCTGCCCAGGGGGATGATCACCTCGGGACGGATCTCGTCGATGAAGTCCTCCAGGTGCGCCCGGCAGTGTTTGAAGATCTTCTTCTTCTCGGTGTTCTTGTACTGGTCCTGGTCGAACGGGCAGAGGCAGAGAGGGTGGTACTGGAACTGGTCCTCGGTGAACTGCTCGTTGCCCATGTGCTTGAACAGCATTGCCTTGTGGGAAGGTGCAAGGAGGCGGCCAGCTTTGGCACCTGCCTTGCTCGGTGTGTCTGTCACGATGAGGTAGGGAGCGTCCTCGTAGCCCAACGGCTCGACTGGCTCATGGAGCCCGTCAATCGGGCACCCCTCACAAAGGTCGCGGTTGCATGTCATTGCTCAGTCCTCAAGTGTAGATCTCGCCATCGCTTCCGATAGCGGGCGCCCCATTGCTGCATTCCTCCAGTTGCTCATCCGACATCTCGCTGAGATCCGTAGGTTTGAAGCGGTAATTGATGTTCACCTTGCCCTGTTCACCTTCCCGCCCCTTGAGCAAGTCCAGCTCTCGGGAGTGGTGCCAGTTGTCCGTGGGTCCAGGCTTGATCGCAATTACGATGGAGCTGTGTTGGCCAATCGTGTCGGAGAGGCCGATGCTTTCCAGGCTGCCCTCTTTACCGCCCTTCCCGGATGACCGGTTGAACTGGGTATTGACGACAAACGGGATATTGGTGTCGATGTTGCGTTGCTTGAGTTCGTCGAACACGGCAGAGACCTGCTCGGTCTTGCTGCGGGGTACTTGCTTGCCGCTCGGGCGCATCAGGTACACACCGTCCAGGAACAGGATGTCGGGCTGCATCTCTTCGATGGCGGCCTCGACCATGGCAAGGTCACCCTTCATCCCGGCGCTGAGCAAACGGAAGCGCTCCCGCCCGAGGAGTTCGACGTTCAGCGCACGCATCTTGCGCAGGGTGTAAGTGGAGACCTGGGCCGACTTGAGGGCCTCGGGATCGAAGCCCCACTTCATGGCCATCCAGCGTCGTGCGATTGCTTCCGAGGCCATCTCCGTCGTAACGAAAAGAACCGAGTAGCCGTTGTCATAGGCGAACTCGGCTTGGGCCAGGAGCATCATCGTCTTACCGAGGGAGGTCCGGCCCACCCAGGTGATCAGGTCGGCGTTCTGGTAGCCGCTGGTGATGCGATTGAGGGTCGGCCAAGGGGTAGGTACCCCTGACATCCCGCCGCTCCCCTGGAGGGCTTGCAGGCGGTCGATGGCCAAGGTCATGGCTTCGCCGATGTTGATCATCCCGCCCTGGCCGCGACGGGTCCGACGGATGCGCCGGATGGTCTGCTCCATGGTCTCGATCATCGGACCGGGCTTGCCTTCCTGGACCATCGAGCGCAGATCGGTGAAGCCCTCCCGGACCACCTCGAAGTTGAAGCGATCCTGGAGTTCGTCTTCGTAGAAACCCACCGGCCCTTCTACCCGAGGCATGCGGATGTTCAGGTTCTCCTGGACCATCGCGGGCGTGGGCACTTCGCGGTAGCTGCGGTAGTAGTCACGGCAGAACTCGTAGACCGCTACCTCTTGCTCCGTGATCAGCAGGTCGGGGTCGACGCGGATGATCGCGTTCCCCGCCTGGTGCTGGATCGCCGAAGCGATGAATTTCAATCCTGTGCTCATGAGCCTGTCCCGAAGTATTCCGAGTTCCCCAGGAGTAGACGTTCCAGGGAATCGGGGTAGCCACTTTGAAGTCGCTTGCTTAGCTGCTCCGAACCGCCGATGACCAGGGCACCGCCCTCGTAGAGGTGGGTGAGCAGGAAGTCGAGCGCGACCCGATACTGATATGGCTCGCATTCAGCGTCGAGCGGGTTGGGCAGGAGAGGTACGACAATAACTCCTTGACCAAGTAAGTCAAATATCGTGGTCCTGGCGCGGGCTTCTGGGTCCGTGTCCTGGGAGATATAGGCCGAGGGGTGTTGAAGAGCATGAACCAGCCCGTGGAACGGAACTACTTTCACAGGCAATCCTTCAAGCACCGCCTGCCTCGCGAGCAGGTCGACCGTCTCCTGGCAATAGGTGAAATCCTCCGCCCGGCGTTCGGCCCCTCGCTTGGTCACGGGGTGCAGGACGTAGGCGGAGACAAGGGCCTCCCGCTCTTTACGGCGGCGGGCCTGCTCCTTGGCCCACTCGGTGATGTTCACCTGACCACGGTCGCGGCAGCTCAGCTCCCAGCAGGACCGAGGAACCCCGGCAGCCATGAAACGTTCGGTTGACTTACTCATCTGGGTTCCACTCCCTTTCTTTGTAGGCTGGCAACGGTTCGTCCAGGTCGTCGACGAGCTGGCGGCTGCGGCGCACGACCGGGCGGGCTACGCGACGCTCCTGGGCAGCTCGGTCTTTGTCGCGTTGCTCGATGTCCTGCTGGCGCACGATGTCGCGGCGGGTAGCAATGGCCACCTGCTGCTTCTCTGCGAGGGCGCGGGTCTCCTGCTTCTGCCGGACAACCTTCTGCTCTTCCTGCACCTTGGTGTACTTGCGGTCGTTGAAGAACGCGAGGATGTAGGGGAAGCGGTAGGCCAGCTCCGCGAAGTTCGGGATCAGGGACATCTCGCTGTTCGACGCCTTGGTGTCCTTCAACTGCTTGGCCTTGGCGCGGCGGTTGGCCGAGGCCACGGTGCCCCAGTTCTGGAAGGTCCAGGTGAAGAACTCCAGCGCGTCGGTGATCTCGGCTTCCTTCATCCGCTTGAACAACACACCCGCCCCTTTGGTAGTCGCCATAACGCGAGGCACGGTGACGCCCGCGTCGGCGCGCCCCTGGTCAAGGAGGGCCTGTAGATCCTTGATCTCCCAGCGCCGGGCGGGGAGGGTCTTTGCAGTAGCCACGCGGGTGGTCCGAGCTTTCGTAGTGTCAGCTTGGATCTGCGCGATGCGCTCTGCGGCATTACCAGTAGGCGGAGGTTTGGGTGTGCAATTGATTGCGCCCGCTACTGTCTTCTTACCAACCTTCAACCTCGATTGGCTCGGCTGCGCAGCTGCCGACTCTTCTATGTTAATAGAAGTTCTTTTAGAGCTATGTAATAGCTCTGTTAAGCCTCCACGATTGTCGGGGGGTACCCCCGCGAATTGTCGGGGGGTATTTTCGGCATAAAAATCGTCCTCGGGACGCTTATCTCGGTCGAGTGTTCGGCTACGTTTTAGCATGTTTCGGATCTCCCCGAGGTCGTGGCCCTCTACTAAAAGCTCATAATTCAGCTCGTAGATCCGGGGCTTGGTCTCTGTTTTGCCTTCCAAAAAGCAGTGTACGTTGATGAAATTGCGGGAACACAAAGAGTTTAAAGCCCTGACTCGGGCGTGTTCGCTCACTCCGCAGCCTGTGCAGGTGTCCCCTCTCTCCGACGAGATGCCCTCCTCGAAGTGTCTACGGGTGATTGCCTCCGCCCGTTTACGGAAAATCAGCGTGCGATTGGCCAGGAAACTGAGGACCAGGAACTCGCTGGGGGTGAACCGGGCGGACCAGAACTTGCCCAGAACGGACATCACTTCGATGTAGGCGATGAAGTGAGCGTCGTCTTTGGTGGTCAGCGTCTTTGCCAGGGTCGACAAAGTGTGGTGCCCGTGGTTGTACTTCATGGCTAGCCCCTCCCCTTCACCGTGAGCCAGTTCGGGAGGTTGACCAGCCGACCGCACTCTGGGTACTTCGCCCAGGTGGCTTCCATGTCGTACCCGGCCCACGGCACGTACACGAAGAGCAACGGAGTGTCCGCCCCGATCAGGTTAGGATCTACGCCCGGCTCCTTGGTGAAGTGTGGGCTGCGGCCCAGGTTCTGGTAGGCGTCTGCTTTGGTCAGCTCGATGCCTTCCTGGTTGATGTGGCTCAGCACGCCCACGGTACCTTGCAGCTGGTGCAGGGCGCCGAGGAACATGTACTGGTTATCGTCGACAGGGCCAGCGAGGATCTCGCCGCCGCGCATCACGATCTGACCGGCGAACTCGCGCCAAGTCCCGGACACTTCCAGGCTGTCTTGCTTGCTCATCTTCTGGAGGACGTGCATGCCGAGCAGGTAGGCGGACTCTTCGATGTGCCGCATGCCCCACCAAAAACGGAGCTTGCGGTACAGCTCGTGAAACTCTTTGCGATCTACTAGCGGTTGCTGAACTAAGCGCGTCATGGCGGAGGCCCTATGGGGTTTCGATACGGAGGATCTCGCCCTTCTTCGCGGGCTTCCTGCTGATGATAAGCCAGCCGTGATGCTCCAGGATCTCCAGTGACGATTTGATCGTGTTCAAGGAGAAGCCCACCCCGGTGTAGCGGGCGTTGCCTCCGACTACTACGCCCAGATGGATCTGGGAAGGGGTCACTTCCAGGACGCGGACGCCCTCGTAAGACATGACGCCCAGCACCCAGCAATACACGGCCAAAGCGGACGGGCCTGGGCGGGCTCCGATGCCGTGGATCTGCTCACGCACTCGCGCCAGCAGCTCTTCTGCGATTGATCGACTCATGGTGTTCTCCGAAACAAGGAAGGGCGCCGAAGCGCCCGAGGGGTGGAAGGTCAGATGGCGAGACCGTTGGCCTTCCGTGCTTGGTTGAGGTAGGTGTGTCCGTCCCCGTCACGCGGGTCGGCATCGTTGAGACGGCAAAGGTTCAACCAAGCCACCTCGACGGTGCGCGCCACTTCGTAGGAGGGCAGGCCTTTGCAGCCCTTCCAGGCCAGCGTAGGGTTTTCGCCCTTGGCGTCCAGGAGGTAGATCGTCCAGTCCTGCGTGTCACCCTCGAAGCGGATGTCCGTGGCGCGGGTGATTTCCTTCTTGCCGAGGAAGCCCAGGTCGAACTGGTCTACGTGCAGGGACTCGGCAGAGCCGTCCTCCCCGAAGGTGATAACCACTGCGTCCTGCGGCTTGTCCAAGCTATTGGCTAACAGTCCCATGATCTCTCTCCTGGTGCCTCGCTATCAGACGTTGTGGGTCTGGGTGCCGGTGGTGCCGGGCGCGAAGAAGTCAGGCTTCTTCTTGTCGTCCGACGTGTCGCGACCGGCACCGCCCAGGGCGAGCGCGATCTGGTTGGTAGCATCCTGGCAGCCCTTACCTTTGAAGTTCTGGGCGTCGATGCTGGTGGTGCCATCCGGGAGGATGGAGATAACGACTTGCTTACGCATGGTGCGGTCCTCTGGCCTATGGCCGGGTGAGTGGATTAACGGTAGCCCGAGACGACTACTTGCTCGATGCCGTCCTTGCCTTTCTGGCGGGTAGCCATCAGGCCCTTGCGGCGGGCTTCCATCATGGCGGCGTGGATGCCGTACGCCTGGAAGAGTTTGCCCAGCTGGGCTTGCTCAGTCTTGCCAGGGCCTGACGCGGTGGCGCCGAGCTGGTTCTTCACGTCCTGGCCCCAGAAGTCGGTGCGCACTTCGTAGCCGCCGTTCTCGGACTTGTAGAAGCCAACGTCGTAACGGCTGTTGTCCAGCTTGAGTACGAAGTCGGCTTTGCCCAGGCCGGTCTGGTTGCTGTAGTAGGCGCGAGGGGTGGAGTTCTCGACCAAGCTGCACTTCACGCCGTTGGCGTTCAGTTCCTTGACGGCCTCACGCAGCGCTTCAACGCTGGTGATGGCAATGCTTTTTACTGCGCTGGTGTGGCTCACGTTGTTGCCTCCTGTGCAATCAATTGCACGTTGGTTATTTTCGGTCTCGCCGAAGTTTCAATCGACGTGGTGATTCTGCCTCAAGGGGCGGTGTCTCGGTACCGACACTGACCCTCTTGGCTTTGCGCGGCTTCAACTCACCCTGGGGTTTGTCGAGTGCTGCTCTTGCTGCGGCCACCTGCTGCTGCCGCATGTTGTTCTGCTCCAGGATGCGCTCCTGGTTGCGTAGTTGTTGCTGATTGGTGAGTGCCCTGGCCTCGTTGCGTATGCTCTCCCGCTCCGGGTTCTCGCGAGCCGCTACTACCATGGCAGGGTCACGCAGTGTTACTGCCTCGCCTCCCGTGATATTGGCGGCCACGGTGAGATCCGTGAAGGAGCCAACGTCGACTCCGTTTAATGACACCTCCGCCCGGCGCGGGCCTCGTGGCATGCTGCGCAGCTCTCCGCCCAGGTCGAGGGTCATACTCTCCTGGACCAAGTTCACTTCGCTGCCGCCCATACGGTACCGGTCCCCTCGTATAGGCGCCTCTCCCATGCTCAGGGAGCGGCCACCCCGGTACGCCAAGTGCGCTGGAACCCTGACATGCACGTACAGGTTTACCGTGTACTCCAGGTTGTTGTAGCCACACTCCAGCCGCACCTCTACCCCACGGTCCAGATCCATCAGGTTGACGAAAGTGGGGCGGTGGTACTCCGCAGCAACAAGTAGCCCCAGGCCTACCATGTGTTGAGGGTTAGCCATGTCCAGGCCCAGGCCGTACTGCCGCGCCTGCCCAGATCCAGCCTCCATCCAGGCGGCCATGGTGGCTCCCCGCAGCCCTAGCTCTCCCAGGCGCTGGTAGATCAGCTGGGAAAGCTCCTGGGCTACCGTGTTACGCGCAGACATGACCAGATCACGCTCCATCTCGTGGAACTGCTCGCGAGTGTAGGTGAAGGTGTAGGTAAGCACGTCCTGCATCATGCGAGGATCGCGCCATAGCTCTACTCGTGCGTCTGGCATCAGGTGTTCCTCCTCATCCGCATGCGGCGTGGTGCTTCCTCCCCTACGGCCTTGATCACAACGCCTTCCGAGGTGGCTACCGCATGCAGCGTAGGCCGGGCAATCTCGCCCGCCCGTACTACCGATACGTCAAAGAGCTGCGCCACTTCCTGCGGGTCCAGGTACCGCTCCGCGTACCACTTCGGAATCTTCACCCCGAGCAGGGCCAGCTCCTCCGGTGCGCAGATGTCTGCCGCCCCTGCGAAGATCTGGATCTGCTCACCCAGGATCGAGCCCCCGCCCATCGGGAGCCGAGCGGAGATGCTCAGCAGGTCGGCCCCATTGCGGAGCCGCAGGACCATGGCCCCGTCTGCGTGTGGCACACCTCGGCGGGTGCGGGAGACCTGGAGCAGGATCAGGGTGCCTTGCTCGTGCTCCACCCGCTGCCGGGTGAACCCGCCGCCGATGTCCCGGTTACGGGTGGCCGCGCAATACTCCTTGGTGTTGAGGAATGCCTTGCCGCAGAGAGTTGCCGACATGGCCTTATCGAACGGAGCTTTCAATCGCAGCACGGCTACCGTCTGCCCCTGGTCGGGCAGATTGACCTTGCCGTAGCAAAGCGACACGCCTGACATCTGGCTCATGGTCGGCTCCTTACACTTGGTCAGGGCGGGCAGTAGGCGGTACGCGGCGAGTTACACGGCGCGGTGCCACGCTGTCGTTGCCGGTGACGCCGGGTACGCTTGGCGCCAGCTCCTGCTCTTCGTAGTTGACCGGCGTGGCATTGTCGCGTGCCCAGTCGATGATCGCTTGAATCTTCGCCTTCTGCGACGTGGCCATGGGGATCGAGTTCTCCAGGGCGCCGATGATGTGGTCCATGGTGATGTCGTCCGCCTTCTTGTCGTTGTAGGCGGCGATCAGACCGTCCTTGACCGCCGCTTCGATCTCGGCAGGCACGCGGGTGGCCGACGCTTCAATGAAACGAGCGATGTCCTTTTCGCTGTAGTCGGCGATGTTGCGATCACGCTTACGCAGATGGACTTCCAGGACTTCGCGACGCTCGGACGGGCCGGGCAGGCCAACGCTGAACACTTCATCCATACGGCCTTTACGGAACAGCTCAGGCGGCAGGTTGGTGATGGTGTTGGCGGTGACCACGACGAATACGTTGGACTCGTTCTCCTGGAGCCAAGTGAGGAACGCACCCAGTACGCGGGAGCTGGTGCCGCTGTCGCCGCCGCCCTGGCCAATACCGCCCAGGCCTTTGTCGATCTCATCTGCGAACAGGACAAGGTGGCCCATCTGGTCGACCATCTTGAGGGCTGCGCGCATACGGCTCTCGGAGTCGCCGATGAACTTGCTGAATACCCGCCCGAAGTCCAGGCGCAGGAGTGGCACGTTCAAACGGCTGGCGATGGCCTTGGCGATGAGCGATTTACCGGTGCCGGGCACGCCGACGATAGCAATGCCCTTGGGTGCCTGGACGCCGAACTTCTTGGCATCGTCGGAGAAGCAATCGGCGCGGTCGTCGATCCAGTCCTTCAACTTGTTCATGCCGCCCACGTCGTCCATGTTCTCGGTGCGGAACAGTTCGAGGATGTCGGTCTGTTTGACCACCTCGGTCTTGCCCTTCGAGATGCCTTCGATCAGACAGGCCGCTTCCAGGCAGGTGCTGCCCTTGGAGCCGTGCTCGACGATGGCAATGGATGCGTACTGCTCGAACTCATAACGAGTCATACCCTGGCCGAGGTGGCTGATCAGGTGGTACTCATCTTCTTCGATGTCCAGGCCATCCGGCCACGCTTCCGTGTCCTGCTCGCTGGCTACGGTCAACTTGCGCAGGCAGGTCTCCAGTTCCTCGGCGGTAGGCGTAGGGGCGTCGACGGTCAGCACGGTGCCCATTGGCAGGTAGGTGAGGTTCACCTCGGGCGTGAGCAGGATCAGGCAGATGTTGCGGGAAGGCAGGACCGCCGCGTACTGCTGGAGCATGGCGATCATGCGCGGGTTGCCGTCGATGAACGGGTGCAGGTCCGTGTAGATGAAGTAGTGGATCTTCTCTGGCTCGGAGATGACCGGGCTGGATTGGCTGCGCAGCTCACTGAGTGGGGTCATGAGTGCCAAGTCGAAGTCCAGGTTGTTGTCGCCCGCCATCTTGTGCTCGCTGAAATTCTCCAGCGTGAAGACGCGCCAGCCGTTTACGGTGTCCCACTCGCGGTAGCGGTTGGCGTCATCGGCGATGATGGATTTGCGCAGAGTGGTGAGGGTGCGCGGTACTTCGCGGGAACGGATCTGGATGATCGAACCCCCGGCGTCCGACAGCTTATAGACCTCTGCCATGAGTTGGGTCTCGGACGAACCGAGGGCGGATGCTAGCGGTGCATTTGACATGGGTGTTTCCTTTATGGGGGAGCGGAGTGCTCAGTCCTGACGACCATGTGGCGGTGCAATCAATTGCACGGCGACGAGATGACTATATCAAAATATTGTATTTAAGTACAAACACTGACCAAAAAGAAACCCGCCGAAGCGGGTTCCCTCTGTTACATGCGACTGCGGGGTGGTGGCGGGGGCGGTACCTGGGCAGCGTGCTGCTTGAGCTGCTGTATGGCGTCAACGCTGTGCTGGCGGGTGAACCAGACGTTGTTGGCGTTACCCAGGGTGAAGCCCACCACCTCGGCAACGCAGCCGTCAGGTACCAGGGCAGCCAGGGCTTCGGCCACTTCCATCGGCGACCGATCAGACGCAGGTAGAAAGGTCATCTCCGACAGCTTGCCGTTTACCAGCCACTGCACGTACAGACCGATCTTCGGAAGTTCGTTACTCATTGCGGTTCCCCGGCCTTAGCCTTGTCGATAAGTGGTTTGAGGTAGTCGAGGAGTGCATTGTGATCCGCCCGGCACGGCGCTGCAACTTTGGTCAGATCCACGAAGTCCTGCAACAACGTGCCAACCTTTCGATCAGGGATGTCCTCCAGCCCCTGGCATTTGTCGAGCCAGGAGGCGTCCAGCTCTTGCAGGGCGATCTTGTACTCGTTGGTCGGCTCGGGCGCCTTGGCGGCACAGCCGGTGAGAGAAAGGCCGATAAACATCAGGGCCACTACTGCATGAGTTTTCTGGCGGCTTCCCATTGCTCGGCACCTCCGGCTGGTACTTCCTGTTCGTAGAACGCGGGGTTGGTCTTGCGTTCCTGCTTGATCACTTCGGTGGCCTTGGTGGTCACCACGGTGGCCTTGGTCTTCTTGGCGTCTGCCTCGGCTCGGGCTGCCTCCGCCCGGTCACGCCAGAGCTTGATATACCCACGCTCGACGGCGAGCTGCTTGTCCTTCCGGTCTTCCGCAGCCTTCACCTCTTTGGCGATGTTTGCACCCTGCCACTTCCAGGCACCGTAGGTGGTGGCGATGCCCAGTAAAGCGATAAGGGCGCAAAGCGCGCCCAGTTTGATGGTGGTGGAAAGTCCGGTGAACATGGCTACCTCCTACGGGATGTTTTCGTTCGCACGACGTAGCCAAGGTTTACGCGCTTCGGCGGTGGATGTCGAGCCGTTGATCACGCCGGTCAACTTGGTCCAGGCGTCGGCGTCGGCCAGCACGTTGAGGGAGTTGTCCTTCCAGAACTGACCGGCAGACATAAAGGCCGCCTCGTAGGTCTGGGTGTCGGACAAGGCGTCAGGGTTGCGGACCAGTCGGTCGTCGCCGTACAGGGCCATGGAGGCTTTCAGGTAGTTGGCTTTGAAGGTGGTGTGCATGCCGCCCCGTCCACGATAGCGCCAGCCATCGCCAGAGGCCTCGTCGCCGTTGCCGAAGCGGTTGGCGTACGCACGGTTGGCCAGCTTCTGCGGGTTGCGGATGTAGCCCTTGGCGAACTCGATCTCTTCGGGGTCGACCTTCTGGTTCTTGTTCAGGTCGAAGCCGGACTTGAAGATCGCAGCCACGCGGGCCGGGTCGGTGTAGTAGAGGTCTTCCTCGAACTTGGTGAAGTCCAGGGTCTCGAAGGCCATCTGGGCTACGAAGTAGCGGAGGCGGCGTGGGGTGGCGTTGATGAAGAACTTCTCGGCGGCGGCGTTGATCGCGTCGACGAGGGCCTGCTTATTCACGACCTTGACCGCCCCTGGGGCAATCTTGGTGAGGGCTTCTAACCGCAGCTTGCACATCATGCTTTCTCTCCCATGCAATCAATTGCAAAGCCCGCAACTCGGCGGGCTTCGTGTTACTCCACTACTACCGTGAACTCCGGCATGTCCAGCTTGGCAGTGCGGAAGAGGTTGAGTCTGTAGGTGGCGGTTGCCCGGTACGTGTACACCCCCGGCTTCACATAGGAGGGGATGAACAGCCCGTAGACTGGGTAGCCTGGGCGAACGTACGAAAGACGGGCCTCGGTGACGCTTGGGCGGAACCCGTCGCTCGTGTCCACCGAACCCAGACGGTACGTGCCTCCCACCTCGTCGTGCCCCGTGATCCTTGGATTAATCGTGACCTTCAAGGATGTGTCAGGAGGGTACAACGGGTTCTCCAGGTAAGCCGTAGAACCACGGGTTACATGGTAGGTGGTGAGGAGGCCCTCGGTGTTGTAGGTGAGTGGCGGACGTTGAAGGACAGCCCAGTAGACCGTCGCGGCAAGTAGTCCGAAGAAGGTGGCCATGCAGGTCGCACTCCACGCGCTGTTTGCGTATCTCTTGACCCTGTTCATCATTCTGCCTCACTTGGATCTTTGGGTTGTGGCGCCGCTGGCGGAAGCCCGGCACGGATTCTCAGGATGTTCTCCATATCCTCCCAGGCACGTTTGCCCATGAGGCCCGCTACGCCGACTGCAAACAACGTCCATCCCATGGACAATCCACCTTCAAAGCAGGCGCAGAATGCTAAGAAGCCGGTCAAGGCGCTGGTGAGTGTCGACTTCACAATATCCTTGACCGTGTAATCACTCGTTTTGTTCATGTATCCGACGAGCCCGCCCATGATCGCAATGCCAATGATCCAGGCGTACGTCGAAAGGGGAAGGCTCAGTACATCCGTTGCTGCGGTCATAGCCTTAACTCCCCTTTGGTGCGTGTCTCCTGGTGGCATAGGCCACAAAGATCAATACAAGCAAGTTGGCAAGAAACCCTACCACATACGCCCAGTTGCTCCTGTGATCTGTGTCACGTAGTGCTTCTTCTTGGAGGGCGTACAGATTGGAAACGATGGTGCCGACCAGCACGCCGGACTCCTCTTCAAAGGAGATCGACTGCTTGAGGTATTCAGGGTTGGCGGGCTTGGTGTCGAGGAAGACAACGTAGGAAGCCGTGGCGCGGATGAGGCGGGCTCGGGCATCCACATAAGCGGTGTAGAAGAGGGCGGACTCTGGGCTCACGTCGAGCTTGATGGGGTTCGTGTACAGGCCGGGGGTGATGCCACGTCGCTGCGCCCGAGCCGATGCGCAATAGGCCTCGCTGTAGAACCTGCAACGGTCCTCGGCGCGTACCAGGAAAACGGGATTGGCCTCTGGTTCAGCGTAGGTCGAGATCAGGCGCCCGATCTTCTGAGCGGATGCGCGGTCCTCCCCGATGGAGGTGAAACTGTAGATGCAGGCCAGCACCCCCAGGTTCAGAAAAGCGAGGACCAATGCCCAGGCTGCCCAGCGTTTGTATTTCATGACGGCAACTCCTTTGTCAGTGCAATCAATTGCATCGGTGTTCGCAGTGATGGCAGATTAGCAGCGCTGTAAAGCGTGGGCAACACAAACCCGGCGAGGGCCAATGAAAAGCCCGCTTTCGCGGGCTAGTAGATCACTGTGAAGATTACGGTTCCGGTACCGCTTCCTCCGGGGCCAGGACCGCCCCCTGGCGGCTGGTAGATCGAGACAGATTTGCCTCTCAGGCCGAAGTCCGTGTGCGGGTCGTCGATCCCGTCCAAGGCGTGGGGCGCGTACGTGGAGCCGTCCTGGCTGAACTCCATGTTGCGCATGTTCGCGTAGTCCGCGTCGTCCAACTTGTCCTTAGCCATTAGTCAGGCTCTCCTCTCCAGACTTCCAGGGTGTAGGTGTTGCCCGCAGCCAGAGGCTCCGAGGACACGCCGCCCAGGAATGCAAAGTAGGCGTAGCCGGGCATCGACGGGATGGCGGTTACGTTGGCGAAGTTAGGCTCAGGCTGCGCGATGATGTCGCCCGCCCCGTTCTTGAGGACGATGTAGCAGTTCTGGAACCCACCGTCGTTCTGGTAGCCGGGCTTGAAGACCCCGTAAGCCTGCACCGTACCCTCCTGCGGGATCAGCGCCACCCCGATGATGTTACCCAACGACATGTCCAGGATCGTGCCATCGGTCATCCCAGGGAACGGTACGCCGATGCCTGCGGCCATGGCGTCTTCTGCTTCCTGGGTACCTGCCTCGTAAGAGTCCAGGACGCCCATGATGTTCTCGTAGAACGCTACGAAGGTGAACGAGTCGGTCTTCACTGGTGGTGGCTTAGGGAAGTACGGATCAGGAGGCAGCCCACTGTCGTCCAGGCCACACTCGGTGCCCCACGCGGTGTACGTGTCGGTCTCCAGGTAGATCGGTACCAGGGCGTCCTCCTCGGCGGTGAACTCCAGGACCACCCGGCCCCATACGTTCTTGCGCTGGATGCCCGTGGCCATGTGGCGGCCCACCCCTTTGACCAGACCGGCCACGGTTGCGATGCGCACGAACTGCGGCAGGATAAACGGCGCCCCTTCGATGGACGCTGCCTGCTTGAGGTAGGCGCTTACGACGGTGGGAACTCCGGCTCTTGCCACTACCAAGGCGATGCGTTCGCGCATGAAAGGCTGCAACCGTGTGCCGACGTTCTGCTCGATGGCAGGCTCCAGTACGAGGGCTCGTTTGTTGGGCGCTCGTCCCTGCCCTTCCATGACGCGGGCGCTCTGCCCGCCCTGTACGTAGGTGCGGGTGTCCCAGGACTTGCCGTTGACGCTATCGAGACGGACCTGGGCGAGTCGGCGGTAGCCCCAAGCGATGAAGGGGTTACGGGTCGGCAGGCCGGTGTCCGAGTCCAGGAACTTGCAGTTTTCCATGTGCACGTTGGTGGAGGCGATAACGTCGCCGTACTGGCACCACCGGAAAGACGTGCCGGAGATCTTACCGTAGCCGAACTCGCGGTACGCCGACTGCGTGGTGGTGTCCAGGCCGTAGTTGCAGTTCTGGATCTCTTTCACGGCGTAGACGTTCTCCACCCCGAAGCCCTGCGGAGGCAGCCAAACCCTGTCGCTACCTACCACTCGGTTGGCCACGTACTCGCTCGGGCCGAAGTGCTGGATGCCTGCAAGGATGGTGGGGGCGAGTGGTTGGGTCGGCACCTGGAATTCGTAGAAGGGGCCACTAGTGCAGAACGCCACGTTGCCCAGGTCGAAGTGCGAGTAGGGTCCGTGAGGTCCGAACCCGCGCCGCACCCCGGCCATGCCTTCGAGCTGGATGTCCTGGCTCAGGAAGTACTGGGACTCGTAGTTGAACGGGGAGTTGTAGAACTCCGCCAGCCCGAAGTTCTTGAACGTCCAGCGCTTCCAGACGTACACGTTGCCCACGTCGTTGACTGGGTTGAAGATCTGCTGCTGGCGATCCGCCGCAGAAGGCAGATCCGGGTTGGCCGAACCTTGCCCGCCGTTGAGCATGCGCGAGTGCTCGCCATGAAGCCAAGTCACTCCGTCCTGCACGCTCATGTCGGTACGGCTCCAGCCGCCCGTGAAGTCGTACTCGTTGCTGCCAGGGGCCACGTCGTTCTCGTATCGGCGCCAGAAGCGCAGCTTGGTGGGCTGCATTGCGAAGGCTTCCGAGGAGCCCGCAGGGCCACGCCAGTTCGGCCACGCGATAGGGTCATCAGCGCCACGGCAGCCACCGATATACACCCGACCAGGGGCCTTGAAGCCACGCACCGGCATCCACTCAGGCTCAGTCTCGGTCATCCGCGACACGAGGATGCTGTGCGAGACGTGCTTAGGATCAGTAGGAGCCTTGCAGGCAATGATGTTGTCCAGGATCACGATGTTGAACGTGTCGGGCCGGGCCTCTGTAACATGCAACGCAATCGACTGCACGCCCGAGGGCAGGGCAGCGCCGCCGTTGGTGAGCAAGGCAGGGAACTTGTAGCTGCGGAACTGCTCGATGGCGAGGGTCACGATAGGAACGTTGCCCACGGTGTCGGAGCACAGCGTCAGGGCCATCCCGAAAGGCCAGTTCTGTCCGTTGTTCATCAGCATGGAGATGTGGGTGAAGCCCGACAGGTCCAGAGGGGCGGGCAGGGTCTTGTACGCCAGCTTGCCGGTGAAGTTCGCGGGCACGATCCGCAACATGACACCTGCATCCATGAAGCTGTCCTTGCCGGTGGCTGGGTTCAGGTAGTCCAGCAGGTTCGGGGAGACTACCGACCACCCGCTTTCGCAGTTGTCCACCATGACAAACCCGCTCGGGTCGTCGAGGGTGAAGTAAGCCTGATTGTCCACCCACTGCGCGCCGCCCAGCGAGTAGGAGGGCTTGCTGGCCTTGAAGCGGATCTCATCGCCCGCAGCATAAGTGGTGAGGCGCAGCCCCTTGAGGGTCTTCCAGCGGGTGGCGAAGGACAGGCCGTCGTTAGCGTCGTTGCCGCTCTCTGGGTCCACGTAGTAAATGGTCATACTGTTCTCCTGTTACCCAGCATGGTGACGGAAAGGCCGGACATGGTTTCGTCTGCCTCTGCCGGTGCAATGAAGGACAGATCGTCGCCCGGCGCGAAGGCCGCGTTGGCGAGAAACTCGAAGGTGCCTGCGGTGCTACCGGCCACGAACTTGATGTTGCCGATGCTCAGGTTATTGCGTCGGATCGAGATGGTCACCGCTCCGGTGGTCTCGGTCTGGCAGCTGGCGTAGCAGTTGGGCAGGGAGGTTACGCCGCCCACTGTCTTGACGGTGAAGTCGAAGGGTACCGGCGCAAACCACTTCGCGATGACCTGCTCGGCTTCCAGGAGACCGCCCGCAAAGAACGAGATCGAGATCGGCTGAGCTGTGACCCACTTGCTGCCGTCGAAGCGCAGCTTGGTGTTCTTGGCCAAGCAATGGAACTCCATACCCGCCACCGGGGTGAGGTAGTCCCAGCGTTCGGTAGCTACGCCCGTCTCGCTCAGGTCGACCACCCGCAGTGCCAGCTTGATGTTGGTGGTGCTCTCGATCTGGCCTTCGATGTACAGCATGCCAGGGGTGAGGCCGGAGATGGGCAAGGCGCGGATGTCCAGCACAGTGCGGGCCATCAGCGCGTCAATCCACTGCCAGTTCAGGTCGACGCCCGTGTGGTTCCAGTCGTCTTCGTTGTCGATCCAGCCGAACCTCAGTCCGCTGTTGATCAGCCGCGCTTTTTCGTCGGGCATGTCGTTCTCCTTAAAACTGGGCCGGTGCAATTGATTGCACGAAGGTTATCACTATTCAGTTCCAGACGGTACAGCCATCAGGGAGTCGGATCACACGGTCAGGGCTACGGATCGCTCCGTCCGGCCCCAGCTTCATGACGATAGGTTGATGCTGTTCGGAGGTGAAGCCGCTTGTCCTGAACTCGCCCGCGAACTCACCGTTGATGTACAGGCGGGTCAGGGGGTTCTCGCCGTAGCTCCACTCCCCTAGCATCATGCCCACCGTGTCGCCTACGCCCCACGGCACGGTCTTGGGTACATACGGCCAAGGGAAGGCCCCAGCCTTGTCAACCACGGTGCCGTCGTTCATCCACATGAAGCAGTCGACGTTATCTGGCCCGTCGGTGACGGAGGTAGACGGCATGCGGTCCCGGCAGAACCCGAAGCCCCACACGCGAGGGCCGCCCGCCGCTGGGCCTTCCTCGATCTTCATCTCGAAGAACAGACCGGCTTTAGGGATCTTGGTAGGTGAGCCTTTCACCTTGTGCCACAACGTAGCTCCTGCGTCGGGGCGTACCCGCCAGAAGCGGTTGGCCTGGGTCAAGTCGCTGGTGCTGCCGTTGCCTGCGCTGGAAAGTGTGATGTTCTGCGGAGGGCCGTATACCTGCACCGAGAAGATGACGCTAGCGGACAGGGTACTGGTCACGTCGTAGCCTGGGTTATCCAGGGTGAACTCGCCCGCCTGGGTCAGGTTGTCGTTGATAGTCCTGGAGCCCAGGGTCAGCCGCGAACCCTTGGGGTCGCCTGCCTGGACCATGTAGTTCGGGACCAAGTACATGTCGGTGTCGGTGGCAGCAACGCGAGCCTGGGCCTGGACTACCAATTGTCCGTAGTGCGTGCCGGTCACAGGCGCCGCAGACCATGGTGCGGGTGTGTCGGTCTCGGCTTGCTCGGCAAACGCCACCACGGTGAGCGCAGACGTGATATTCCCAGGGCGTTGAACCGTGTAGGCCAGGGACATCCGCTTCTCCAGCACCTGGGTGAAGTCCAGGGGCCGCCCGAGGTCACCGGTAGCCAGCTTGATGTAGAACAGGCTCAAGCTCTGCACGATGCCGGTGGCGTCGGTGATGCGCTGGTGGCTCAACAAGGTCAGGCCGTCTGGCGGAGTAAGGTTGCTCCGGTGGGTGACGGCGATCACGGCCAAGTCTCCCGCCTCCTCACCCTTGGCGCCGAAGCGCACGCCCAGCTTCTTGGTGTTGAACGAAGGGCTCGCTGCTGCGGAGATCTGTTTGAACTGGGCGCGCTTGAAGCCACCGCCCTGGGCGGCACTAACTCCGATGATCATTATGGCGTCTCCAGCTGGCCGAACAGAGTCCAGACGTTTTGGTCAACCCGCTTCAAGGTGATAACCGCATACTTGCCTCGGGTACGGTTCGAGAACGAGACCATCTTGTTGATCGTTACGCCGGGCGCACCCACGATGGTGATGATACTGTCGCCCGCCTGCTCGATGGTGACTTCGGCATCTGCCAGCCACTCGGTGTTCGCTTGGCTCTGTACGGTGAGGTCGAAGTTCCATACGTCTGCGCCGACGAAGTGGGTCTGGATACGCAGGTACTTGCCATCGTCCAGCTTGGTGATGTTCAGGGTACCGTCCGAGGTGCCGCCCGCCTGAGTGACGCTTCGGACCACGGCACGGGCACTGCCCACGGTCACCCATTGGATGACCCCGCCCACCATCTTCAAGGTGTCGCCGTCGTTACCCTTCTCCAGGCGAGTAGGGGCGCCCGCAGCGCCGCCGACGATCAGGTCAGCGATCTCGGTCATGGGGTTCGACAGCTCGCCCTCGTGAGCGGGCAGATCCTTCCAGACCAGAACGCCGCCGTCGATGGTGAGGTACTGGCCAGCAGCTCCCGCCTCCAGGCGAATCGCCTCACCGTCAGTGCCGCCCACGATCAAGTCGTTCTGCGCAGTCATGGGGTTGATGAGGCCGGTGCCGGAGCTGCTGCCAGGGCGATCCACCCAGGACAGATTGCCGTCCACGTCCACGCTCAGGAACTTGCCGGTGGCGCCAATGGCGAAGCGGGCTGGCACACCGTCTACGCCCCCGGCGATCAAGTCGCCCTTGGTGGTCATCGGGTTGGTGAGCACCGCCAGGGTAGCTCGCAGCACCTCACCTGTGATCGCGAAGTCCTGGCCGTCCTGGATCAGGTAGAACACGTCGTCGTCTTTGATCTGCGTGGCCCGTGGAAGGGACGGATCGTTAATGCGCTTGCCAGCCATGGGTGTCACTCCTGAGTAATGATCAAATCGTTTTCTTGGGTAAGCATCAGCGAGCCGTCGACCATTACGAGGTGGATGCCGTCGTACCCAAAGGTGGTGTTATAGCGGTCGTAGCTCTCGAAGGTGTCTCGTACGGAGAAGACCTCCATGCGCACTTCGCCGCCGTAAGTTGTGTTGATGGTGGCGCTGGTGTCGGCCAGTGTATCCCAGGTCGCCAGCACAGCGTCAGTGTCCGCCCGGAAGAGCTTGATGCTCACGGTCTGGCCGACCTCTGGGAGGATGTCCGGCTGGGTGTGGTCGACCACGGTATCCATCTGGGTGACACGGTTACGGCGCGCCCAGGTGACCTCGGTGTCGGTGGTCAGCTCGTAGGTCTCGTACACGCTCACGCCGTTCAGCTTCAACAGGCCGGGCACGTACGGAGAGCCAAACCGGCCCACGGTTTTCACCGTCTCCATCGTCGCGTAAGACTCAAGCAACTGGTTCGACGAGGTGTAGGGCAGGAACTTGCCGAGGACGGTCTCGCCCGCGACGAACTCACGCTCAACCACGGCAGACCCGGTGTCGTAGAACCAGAAGCGGTCGCCGATGTTGTGGCGGTCGGGCACGGTGTCCAGGCAGCCGCGCTCCAGCAGCAGGGTCATGTTCACGCGGTCGATAGTGACCACCTTGACCTGCTCCTTGCCGATCATGGCCACATCGCCGTTCTTGGCATCGTCCCAGTCAGCGGTTGGGTTCAGGTAGGCGATGGTGTCGAGTGGGCGCAGTGGCAGACGCAGGGTGGCCCAGTCGGTCCAGGTACCCTCGGCATCCTCGCCCCACTCAGGCTCACCTTCGGCGCGGGTCCGCAGCTCGAACGCTTTGTGGAAAAGGTTGGGCCGCGCAGCTACGCCGCCGATCACCACGGTGGCTGGGTCGAGGATCTCGAAGTTGGCACGGTCCAGGTTCTGGTAGATCGAGCGATACGGGATCTCGATCATCTGGTCGTCCAGGGTTGGCTCGGGCGTGTCGTCCCCGCCGTCTACCGGAGGCAGGCCACCGACATACGTGGTTTCAGGCAGCCCAAAGATGTCCGTCAGGCAAGACACGGTGATCGTGCCCTTCACGTAGTCTTCGTTCTCTACGGTGACAACACGCATCACCATTTGGCCGATGCCGGAGTCTGGGTCGGACAGGACGAAGACCACCCCTGGCTCCAGCGGCCAGCCGCGACGGTCGAAGGTGATCTTCAAGCGGCTGATGTCCCCGGTGCTGGACTTCACATCGCGGGCTGCGAGACGCAGGGCGAGGTTGCGGTCGGGCACGGTCAGGTACTCGGTGGTCTCGGAGTTGATACCGCCGTCGGACATCGCACTGCCCAGGTTCTGGTAGCGCACGGAAGCCATCTTGCCGTTGAGCGGGGACTTCCACTTGACCACGACTTCGTTGAAGCCAGCGTCGGAGCCGGAGGACTCGTTCGACTCGATGCTCAGGATGCCGGAGGTCCGGGTGAAGACTGGCAGGGCGTCCACGTCGTAGTCGCTGCGCACCATGCGGATGGTCAGCTTGCCGGTGCTGCGGGAAACGTACTGGAACGCGCCGATGGTATTGATGATCTCGCCCACCACCTCGTCGATGCTCGACTGGCGGTTCCAGCGCATGCAGATGCCGAACTTCTCGCAGTACAGGGTATCGGCAGCCAGCTTGAACGAGGTCCAGTCGATCTGGTCATCGGGCATGCCACGGCCCCACTCGCGGTTGGTGGCGATCTCCACCAGGATGTGGGCCGGGTTCATGGCGTTGATCGTACGGCGGCGGATGTTCACTTCCTCGGCCATGTTGATCTGGTGAGACTTCAAAATCTCCTTCCATTGCTCCTTGGTGTAGAAGTCAGGGTTGCCGACGTAGCCCACGGCCACCTGGGGCGACTCCAGGGCTGTGTAGTCGTCGTAGTAGTAGATGTCCGCCCGCTCGGGGTACCAGCACCCGCCAGCGCGGTCCCAGCCTGCGGTGGTACGTCGCACGCGGAAGCGCCAGGGCTTCGGGTACGGGTTCATCGAGCAGACCAGACCGTCATAGACGAAGGTGGTCACGCCACGGTAGGCAGAGAGCAGGGCGCCGCGCATCTTGACCATCATGCTGTTCTGGCCCTGGGTCGGTTCGCCCATGCAGATGTCCATGGTCCCTTCGATGCCGCCCTCGCCCTTGTCGCCACCGAACAGGCTACCTGCACCGATGTAGATACTGCCGCTGGAGGTAGCGCTGCCGAACCATGCGAGTTTGTCACCCACGCGGATCTCGATCAGCTCGTTGATCGGGCCTCGACCCACCCCCATCTGGAGTGTGAAGAAGTACCGGTACCCTAGTGTCTGCGCCTTACTACCGCCGCCCATTTTGTTTCTCCTCGATAGCGATCATCGCCAGCTTGCGGGCCATCTCGTCCCCGGTTGCCAGCAGCTTGTCTGCGGTGATGCCGTTCTTTACAAAGTCCAGCCAGTTGAAGCCCAGGTGCTCGCCCAGACGCTTGGCACCCCTGGAACAATAAAGGCCACGTACGTGGCGCATCTCGACTAGCACATCCGAGTAATCGTCCATGGTGCCTCCTGTTACTTCTTGCTGCCTTTCGATTTGATCTTCTTGTTGCGGTAGTTGCCGTAGTCGAGAACCATCCAATCGTCCGTCCAGTTGTCGCCCCAGAACACGCACTGCGGGGTGGACTCATCGAACTGCGGGAACTCGAAGTCGCCGAACGCTGCGGGCTTTGGCTTCTGAGGCTTGGCCGCCATAGCCTGCCCCACGAAGTAGCTCACGATGATCACGGCGATGTAGTAAAGGATCTGCCAGTACCCGACGAGTACCGTCAGGCCATCCAGGTGCTGAGACATGGGATTCCCCTTAGTTGAATACTGGGTTGCCGGAGAACGGAGAGTCGCCCTTGAGGTTGGGGACACCGCCGAAGTTCAGGAAGTTATTAAACTTCGATGCACAGATACTAATCGTGTGCATGCAGCCTGGATAGAAGAACACGGTGTCACCCGCCTGGAGCGTGCTTACGCCGCCGATCACGGTCACTGCGTTACCTGCGTGGTTTTCGATCCCTCGGCGCTGGTAGATGCCCTCGGCGATCCTCCACATGCAGAATCCGCCCGCGAAGTACCCGTCGACGAAGTTGTCCAGGATCGCGGCAACCAGGGTGTCACCCTGCGCCTGGATCAGTGCACCCTCCACCTCGTAAACCAGCGGGTCGACCTTGCATTGGTTGTCGTACAGGGTGTGAGGGCATTGCCGCTCCCAGGCCAGCCGCAATCCACGGCGAGTGAAGCCCATGGACAGATCCTGGCAGTTCAGCTTGGCCGCCCCGCTGTCGCCCTGGGACTTACCGCCTACCGACCCCTTCCAGTACATCCGGCCAGACTGGTCCTCCAGGTCGTAGACCCAGATGGTCACGTACATGCGGTCGCTTGGGGTGTCGCTGACGTACAGCTGAGCGATGTCGCTGTCGGCTGGCACGGTGATCGCGAGGTCGTTCTCCGCAGGGTCCACCTTCTGCTGCACGCCGGTCTCCATCAGGCCGGAAACCGCCGTGTACACATTGCCCTGGAACGTCACGTCCTGGTCCGCCCGAGCGTACCGCCAATGCAGTGTGCCCCGGTTGAAGTCGAAGAGCTGCACGGGGCGCCCTTCGTAGTTGGTCATCTCTTGGTCGCTCATGATCTGCTCCTCTTACCGTGGGTAGACTTCTACCACAAATCCCTTCGAGTTGAGTGGTACCACGTTCCAGATATTGTCCCAAGGGTCGGGGTGCAGCAGGGTCTGAGAATCTTCCCGGCCATACGATTTGCGGAATACAACCAAGTTGGCGTTATAGATCTGCGGCTCAGGGAACTCGTCGTCCTCGGTGTGCCACGCAGGTCGGTCGAACTCAGTGCCATAGCCGCTCACCGGGTAGTTCTCCACGTCCATGTCCAGGGTCCGCAAAAGATAGCCGGTCAGGCTGTCGTACATGAGCAAGCGGATCTGGTTAGGCCAAGGAGCCGGGGTGAGCCACGCAGCCTCCGCCCGGTGCCACCAAAGCACCTTTTGCTGACTGTCGTCGCTCGGGTCAGACAGCTGCGTGCGCAGGCCGTTGTGCGACTCTACAAACTGCAACGCTAGGCAGCCGCAGGACGAGTGCAGGCCGTTGCCGTTATAGGGCATGATCGCGTGGCTGTAGGACTGACCCAGCAGGGTTTGGTCGAGTGGCCACTCTGGCGAGGTGTGCTTCAACATCTCGTGGATGAGGCCAGCCGCGTAGACGTTGTGAGACCCTCGGGCGTTCGTAGGGTGCCGGTCAATAGGGGACCGCGTGTAGGTGGACTGCACGCAGAACTTGCCGAGCATGTTGTTCTTGCACGACTGCGGGATCTCGGTCAGTCGCTTGAACGGCAGCCAGTTGCGGATGTGCAGCTTGACGTTCTGGTGCTGGCACTGCCACCCGCTCTCCATGTAAGTCTGGTAGCTCCAGTACATCTGCTGGCGAATGTAGTAGTCGTACAGCTTCTTGTCATCGAAGGACGCGATCTCTTCCAAGAACTTATCTGGCAGGACTGTTCCCAGGAACTGCAACTGCGCGGCGCGGTTGTACCCGGTCCAGAGGTAATACTGGAAGTTGAAGGAGTTGATCACGCTCTGCGGGTTGTAGACCCAAGGCCTCCCGCCGAACGGCCCACCGAGAGCCCACGCAAAATACTCTTGCAGCTCATCCAGCTCCAGCGTCTCGGTGCTGATGTACTTCTGCGAGTAGCAGAGCGCGTAGTACAGCCATGCGTACTGGGTGGTGGTGATCGTGTCTTCGATGCTCCAGTCTTCGTTCGGCAGACCAAAGCCGACGATGTTTTCCACGCGTGGCATCTGGGCGCAGGTGCGGTCGCACGCTCTCCAGGTCGGTGGCCAAGTTACCGCCCAGGGAACGTACTGGCGAATGTTCGGCGCCACCCGGAAGGTGATGACCGACTTGGCCAAGCCCTTGTTATCGGTGACGTGGTTGATCTCGATACCGTCCTGGTCCAGGCGAGCCACGGCCATGAAGGAGATCTTGTAGATGTCCTTCGGGTTGAGGTCTTCCAGGAAGTGCATGCTCAGCTCCAGGCGCTCGTGGTCGCCCACGTTGGCGCAGCCGGTGATACGAGCGAAGTGCCACTCTCCGTTGTTCTTCTGGATGGCCAAGCATTGGCGACTGATCACGGTCCGCCCGCCGTCGGTGTACCCGATCTTCCTGATGTCGATCCAGTTCTGGCCAGCCGGGGTCGGTGCAATCAATTGCACATCGTCCGCGAAGGTCGGCAGCCAGACCGGTTTCACCTTGCCGCGCAGGAAGTACAGCATGGTCCGGTAGGCAGCCTGCTCGGCGCGGCCATTGAGGAACCATGTGTGCTGCTGGGCAGGAGTGGCGAAGCCCAGGCTGTCGGTGTACTTCGGAATGCCGTTCTCGTTGTCCAGGATGTTCAGCAGGCGGTCGTAGGTGTAGCTCATGTCCTGGTTGTAGTCGGGCTCGGCGTTCATCACCCGGATGCCCTCGAACGCTGGCATAAACCACGGAGACGCTACCGTCCCCAGGTTCTTCGCTGGCGTACGCGGGGAAACGTCGCGGTACTTGCCGTAGCTGCGCCCGTAGGCGTCGCCATAGCCCGAATAATGCTTGCCGCCGTGCCACTCGTTGGGCTCGGTGACCACGAACTTCATGTTGGTCGACACGATGCTGGCAGACACGATGCTGACGTTTGGCTGGTCCATGAAGCGGGCCTGCCGTACTGGGTAGATCTCGGAGCCTCGTGGCCAATCGCGTGCGACGGTACCTTCCTGGCCACGGACCACGACGAGGCGGTTCTGTTTGCTGTTGACCACGCGCACCAGTTCGTAGGTGAAGGTGTGGTGTTCATGGTCAGCAGAAGTGACGGGCCTGATAACGGCCAAACCGCCAGCTGTGAACTCGCGGTCTTCGTAGTCGGTGTACAGCTCGGTCAGCGCCGCAGGGGTGTCCTCCCGCAGCACGTCGTGGTCGAACCACAAGGGGATGTACCAATCGTCGTTACCCTTCTCCATGACCAGGAGATCGAAGACGGAGCGTTGGCGACCGTGTGGCAGGAAGGTGGCCTCAAAGGTACGGCGAGGCGTCAGCCGTTGGGGGCGGCGCTGCTCCGCCCCTTTCGTGCTTGCCATCATGTCCGTGAGCCACTCCAGCCGTTCAAGAACGCCAGCCTCCCAGTCAGGGCGAAACGGCCAAAGTTTGATAGACATGCTCTTCTCCTTATTGCTTGATGTTCAGCACTTGGCGGATAGCCGACGCGTTCTTCTTGATGTGAGCCACGACCACGGTTTCGCCCTGGGACGAAGACATCGCATCGGTGACCACGCCTGGGTCGAGAACGGGCACCACTCGGATGTTCTGGGTACCGCCGCCTTTCTCCTGATCTTTGCTCAGGTTGTCGCGGTGGCGTGGGTCGTCCTGGGTGATGACCTCCTCGCCTTTACGCAGCAGAGCGGAGACCTCATCAGGGCGCTGGCCTACGATACCACCGGAGTGGTACACAGCCCAGCCTGCTGGCATCGCGCTATGGCTACGGCTCATTGTCAGCCGACCTGCGATACCCCCGGTGTGTGCCATCATGGCTGCCGAACCTGCCGCCCCGATAGCCGAGGAGGTGCCGCTTGCCGCGCTCGACGAGAAGATGGCTGCGATCAGGGAACTGAACAGCGGGCCGATGAAGCCCATCAGTTGGCTGATGCCGCCGCCGAACACGTTGGCGATACCCCCGCCCAGGGAAGACAGGCCGCCCATGAGGGTGCTGCCCAGGTTGCCGATCCCGTTGGTCACCATGTCCAGGCCCTGGCTGATGATGCCTGCCGGGGCGTCCTTGGCTGCGTCACCCGCTTTACCGGCGAGGTCGCCACCCAGACCCAGGCCAGTACCCGCAGCCCACTCCTTGGTGATCATAGGGTTCAACTCAGTACCCTTGGTGTCCACGGTGCCGCCGTCGCCGCCGAACAGGGAAGAGAAGATCCCGCCCAGGCCGCCAGCCATACCGCCCATGCCTTGGGTCAGTGCATCGGCCAGACCACCTGCTGCAACGTCAGTCAGCGAGCTAAGGATCTTCAAGCCGAAGGTGCGCACCGCGTCCATCAGGCTTGCGTCTGGGTTGGACAGGTCCACGAACAGCTGCTTGAACGCACCGTTGACGCTGGTGTTGATTTCCTTGGCGGTGTCGTTGGCTTGCGTCTTCAACACTTCCAGGGATTGCTTGGACCCGGCCACGGTCAGGGCCAGCTCCTTGTATTTCAGGGACTGCTCATCCAGGGCCTTGTTGGCATCGTAGAGCTGGGCCAGCTGTGCCTCCGCCCGCGACAGCTCCGCCTCCTTGACGGCAATGATCGACTTGCGGATCTCGGCGTACGCACCCGAGGCTTGAACCCCGGTGATGGTGCCGTTATCCCGCAGCATGGCGATCCGCTGGTTCACGAGGTCGAACTGGCCGGAGGTCAGCGTGGCTTCCCGTGCAATTGATTGCAGCGCGGCCTCGGTTGCCTCGAAGCGGCCCTGGGTCTCGATAGCATCCGCCAGTTTCAGCAGCTCAGGTTGGCCCTCTGCCTCGGTGCGCAGCTTCTGCACGAAGTCACGGTAGGACGCAGCAGCAGAGTCGAGCGAAGCCTTGAATGCCTCACTGTCGTTTGCCGCGCCGAAGTATTCAACGAGGGTCTTCTGCTGGTTGATCAGCTTGTCAGCGAAGTCGCGCACAGCGTCCGCCCGTTCGCGGTCGTTGGTGTCGTTCAACGCTTTGCGCTGGGCAGACAGCAGCTTGAGGTCGCCCTCGGCTTTAACGATCTGGGCTTTGACCCGAACGCGGGCACTCTCTACCTCGGCCTCGCCCAGCTCCTTGTTGAGCGCGGAGATCTCGTCGGTCTTCAAGCGGGTCTCGATGTCCAGGTTCTCCTGGGCCAGCGACTTGCGCTTGTCGTAGTAGCGTTGGATCGTCTCCAGGCCTTTGCCGTAGCCATACTCCAGGGCAGCGGTCTGCTCGGTGACGCCTTGCTTCTCCAGGTTGGCAATCGCTTGCAGCTCGGCACGGGCCAGCTCCACGCGGGCCTTGGACAGTGCGCGGGCTTCGCCTTTGCCGCTGTTGGCACCGGGGTTGAAGGAGCCATCGCCGGTAGGAGCTGTGACCTTCGGAGGCGCCAGAGCCCCGGTGAAGCCTTGGGCAGTGCCTTTGATACCCTGCATGATCCGCAGCAGCGCAGACAGCTGAGGCAGCGAGTTATTCAGCAGCTCAGGCAGGCGGTCCAGCGAGCCGATCACGTTGTCGCCCAGGTTGCCCTGTGCCTTGATCTGGGTCAGGTATGCGCCGAGATTCTGCTGCACCTGGGCCACGACGTTGTTGGCGCTCTCCAGCATGGTCAGCGACGTTTCAACTACCTTCTTCTTGACCTCCTCTTCGGCGGTGCCACGGGACTGGGTGTACTCCTCCTGGGCCTTGGCCAGTGCCTTGTCGGCAGCCTCCTTCGCTTCCACGGCCTTGATGTAGTCAGGCACGAACTTGATGAACGCGTCCGCAGACTCATTGGTGAAAGCCTTGCTCACGTACTGAGACAGCTTCTCCAGGTTCTGCTGGGTCTTGGCCACGGCGGTATCGGTAGCTGCCGCAGTGTTCGGGCCGATCTTACCTACCGACGCCTCCAGCAGCTTTTGCACGCCTTGCAGCTCGGTGATCTTGTTTTGCAGTTCCTTGATGGCGCCGTTCTCGGCGATGCCACCGAAGCGCGAGCCTGCGCCCGTGCGCTGCTTGGTTTGCAGTGCCTCGATCTGGGTCTGGGCTGCGGCGATCTCTGCAACCACGGCGTCCAGGTCAGCTTTGGTCGAATCTGCGATGCCGGGCAGGTTCACGGCTGCCTGCTTGGCGGAGTCGAGTTTGGCGTAGGCGCCCTCTACTGCGGACACGAGGTCATCCAGCGCTTTCTTCTGCACGTTCGGGTCAGCGTCGCCCAGGCCAGCGTTGAGCTGCGCCTCGAAGCCCTTGTCGATTAGACCGTCACGCTTGTCGATGAAGGTGTCCAGGACTTTGATCGCTTCCTGCAACTTGGCAGTAGCTGCATCGTGAGCATCCGCCCGGTCGCGCTCCGCCTGTGCGAGTTTGCGGCTGGCTTCCGAGGTGAGGCCGATCTTGTCCGTGAACTTCTGCACGATGCCGCCGATGCCGTCCAGGAGGTGGAAGGCGTCGAGCACGGTGTAGATGATGGTGGCCCAGAGGAACACGCGAGCAGCGATGCCCAGGATCGCCTGGAAGGCAGTACCGGCCAGCTGCACGGCATTGCGCAGGGCCAGCCAGCCGGTCGCGGACTTGCGAGTAGCAGCGTCGGCTACGGCCAGATCTGCGGAGGCCTTGACCACGGCAGCGTCAGCTTGCTGCAACGCGATAGCCGCCATCCGGGCATTGGTGGTGAGCACCGCGAAACCACGGCCCTGGGATACAGAGTCGAACCGGGTGAAGGACGCCATCAGACCGGCCTGTGCAGCACCTACCTCGGCAAGGCCAGCAGCGCGCACGGTGGCGATACGCTTGGCGTAGTAGGAGTTGATGCTGGTCAGGGAGCGGGCCTGGAACGCGTCCTCCTGGGCGAGGGCCTGGGTCTGGAGCTGGTTGGCCAACTTGACCGATGCAGTGTCACCCAGCGCACGGGCCAGACCACGGGCTTTCTCACCCTCGGCGACGATGGCAGTACGGCGGGCTTGGTGGGCCTGCTCGGCTTGCTCGATGCGTGCGTTCTGCGCCTGCATGGTGGCGCCCAGATTACCTGCGGCTGCTGCCTGCGCTGCGGTCACACCACCTTTGGCTGCGGTAATGCCTGCGGATGCACCGGCAATCACAGTATTGCGTGCTTTCAGGGCCGTCTGAGCCTGGAGGTTCTTCGTCTCTGCGGCCTTCTGGGCTACCAGGGCTTTCGAGAGCGCGATCTCTGCTTCTGTCTGCGCCTTGGCTGCGGCTGCTGCGGTAGCACGAGCGGCCATCAGCTCCTTGATTTTCAGGATCTGGTTTTGCAGGGCGCTGTTGGCTGCTGCCGAACCTGCGGCCTGCTGCTCACCGGCTGTGATCGCTTGCAGACCGACCGCCCGCAGAGCCGTACCCAGGAGTGGGACGCTGCCAGCCATCGAGAGGAAGAACTGAGCCAGCTTCAAACCCAGCATGACCTTGGCCACGGTGATGAAGTTTTCCCAGTTGACATTCAGCGAGGCGATCCACTTGATGCCGGACGCAACGGTATCGAACAGGGACAGGAACGACTTGCCCACGTTCTCGGCGAAAGCGATCACGGCAGGGTTGGCCAGGGCAGCGTTCAGCTGAGCCAAGTACCCGGCGAGTTTCGGGCCGAAGACCTCACCCGACTTGATGCCCAGGGCAGTGAAGCTGTTACTGAGTTTGGAGATCTCAGCATCCAGGGTTTTCAGTACCGTCATCTGTTCGCGCAGTGCCGAGGTGCCAGAGGTCCGGCCTTCCTGAGCATTACGCAGGTTGCGGTCCAGGAGGGCGTTATCCGTGTCCTGTACACCCTTGGTCACGAGCACGCCGATACGACCGCCGCCCGACAGCGCCTTGATCGTCTTCTGCTGGTCCTCGGCACTCAGCTTACGCAGCCCGGCGTAGTACATCTTGAGGGCTTCAATACCGTCGCGCTGGAGAACCTGCATCCACTCCTTGGTACTGATGCCCAGGAGCTTCGAGAACTGGTCCGCCCGCGCAAACATCTCAGCGAAGATCTTGGCGTAGGAGGTACCCACGACTTCTGGCGATTGGCCAAGGTCCAGACCGGTAGCGGCGAGGCCGATGGTCTGTTGCAAGTTCAGGGCGCCCGCAGCGTTACCAATCCGCTTGACCACATCGAGCAGTTGTTCACCAGTGGCTGTCGAGTTGTTGGACACTTGGTTGATCGCGGACGACACGCCTTCGATGTCCCGCAGGCTCACCTTGAAGACGGACGCGATCTTACCGACGTTGGCACCCGCCTGATCGGCAGTGAGGTCCAACACAGCGGCCATACGGGACACGGTTTCGGTGAACTGCTTTACACCATCCACACCTTCGCGCCCGAGACCTTGCTGGCCAGCGGCGGCAGCAATAGCACCCAGGTCGTTTGCGGAGATGTTGATCTTGCGGGACATGTCCACGAGCGAGTTGCTCAGGGACTTGATCTGACCATCCGTGAAGTTGGTGGTCTTCTGCACGTTGGCCATTTGCGCTTCAAACTGGCGCACAGCCTGTACAGGGAAACCCACTACCTTGATGGCAGTAAGGGCCGAAGAGACGGCCCCAACAAAACGGATGAGTTTGGATTCGATCTGATTGAGCGCGGGGGTCAGCCCGTCATTCCCTCGGATGTTTACGTCCAAGTTGCTTTCGTTACCGGCCATCGCGCTGTCCTCAGTCTGTTTGCTTTTCTATCATCTTGTCGAGGTGGTCCGAGAACCCATCCGATCCGCCCAGCACGCCGGAGACCGTTACACCCAGGTCCATCAGGAACGCACTTCTTACTCCTGCCTCCTCCCGATCAATCGCGTCCAGGAGCATCGTTACTTGAGAGAGTGTGTAGTCGGGGATCTCGCGGAACAGGTGGCCGTGGTTGACCAACTTCTGTACCGCGTACTCTGGCCAGCGTGCCCCCATATCCTTGGCACCCTTGGGCTCCCCTTTGTCCTTGCCTTTGCGTTTCGCTGACTTGCTTACTGCACGCTTGCGCTCGTCGGTTTCTCGTTCCCTGCGCTCTGCTTCGCTTTCAGGTTTGCGAAAATGCCGACTATTACGGGGAGCAAGCGTTGGGAAAAAAAAGCGTAGTTCCGGGCGAAGACGCCGTACAGAACTACTAGGCCTTCATCCATGTCCAGGTCTTCAAACTCACCCGGTTGCAGGTTGGTGAAGTGAGGGATCAAGCCGGTCATCGCATCGTTAGCTGCTGCGAGCAGCTTCACGCCGAGGCCGGTGTCGCCCATCAGCTTCTTGACCACCTCGGTAGTCTCCAGGCTGTACGGGCTCACTCCGGCGTTGATCTTGTCTTCCTGGTCTTTGGACACCATGGCCATGAGGCCACGGAGTTCGGCTTGGTTGAGAGTTTCAATCATGGCGCGAATCAGACCGCCGATTTCATTCAGGTGCCGCATCTTGGCGCCGTAGAAACAGATGTCCTCCTTGTTCTCGGCAATGCGAGAGGGGAGGGCCACGGACTCGGGCGCCCCGTCAAACAGGTCCGACAGTGCGTGCAGGATGTGCAGCGTGGTGTCGGCAGCTTGGCTGGTTTCAGGTGCAGCTTCTGGTGCGGCGGTCTTCTTGGTCATGATTACTTTCTTCCATTCCGGGATACACGTTTGGTAGCCGCTGTGTCCTTCTCAACTTTCTCCGAGGGCACAACGTCAGGTTCCGACGCAGTATCCACTACCTTTGGCTGCTCTTCAACGGGCTCCGCTGCGGCCTTAGCCTTTGCGGGCTCCTTGGCTTTCGGAGTGGCGGGCTTGGCCTTCTCGTGAGCGATCAGTTTGCGGGCCGACGACTTGTTGACCCACCCGGTCCAGCCCTTCTCGCGGGCCTTACCACCGATCTCTACGCCGTTGCCGGTTACTTCGATGAAAACTTGGTCCGGTGCAATTGATTGCATGATCCTATCCTCCAAAAAAGAAGGAGCCAGTGCGGCCCCTTCTTGTCACACCCTGGGCGATTATGCCTGGGATTCGATGTAGGTCTGGCGGAAGTAGCGCGAGCCATCGCCGGTGATCAGGTTGTCGCGGAGGATGGTGCCGGTCATCTCGAACGACGCCAGTTCCTCGTTGATGAATGGCAGAGATGCCAGCGGCTCGAACGAGGCGCGTGGGAACTCGACCAGGACCAGATCGCCATCGACGGTGTTGATGCCCTCGAAGCGCACGAAACGCTCTGGAGGCATAACTTCGGTCAGGCCGTGGATCGTCTTCACACCGGCAGCGCCAGCGTAGTCGACGGTGATTTTGCCTTTGTCAGCGCCAGTACCGGCAGCAACGTACAAGTCGTTGAAGCGGAGGGTGCCGAACTCAGGGTCAACTTCGTACCAGTCGGCGTCGACGACCACCGGAGTGGTTTCAACGGTCGAGACCACAACGGTCGACACGTTCTGGTGGGCCAGGGCAATGTAGGCGCCCGGACCTTCGGCAACGTGCGGCTCGTCGGTGACGGTGGTCGCGGTGCTGGTGAGGATTTTACCCCAGAGGCCGATCACCAAGTTTTCCAGGCTGATGGATTCGCAGGTGACGGTGAAGGTCGCGGACTTTTCAGTCACGAGCGTCAGGTCAATTGCGCGTTCGCCAGACATGGACTCTTTGTGGTCGGTCTTGGTGGTTTGCACGGTCAGTTCCAGCGCGGTGCAGTTACCCACTTCGCGCAGGTTGAACGCCTTGCCGGTTGCTGGGTCGCGTTCGCCAATGATCAGGCGACCTTGGCCCGAGAAGTAATGCGACTGCGGTGTTTTACGTTCGGTAGCCATGATGCTGTCTCTCCTGAAAAGTGCTTTTAGTTGCCGGTCATTGGTAACACAAGTCTCCAGACCTGCGTATAGTACAACATGGTTGCGGTGGACTCACCTACTTCTGGTTTCTCGTTAACGAAAACCCAGGTGCGGGTTGCTTGGTTCCGGCCCGGCTCCGTGCCCGGCTCCTCTACTACGGGCGAGCCCAGGATGCCTTGACGGAGAACCGTCAGCAGCTGCATACCCGTTACCCGCTGAGTACAAAGATCGTCGATGGGTGCAGCCACCAGGACGGTAAACATCACGTCGCAACTCTGCACCGCATTGCCCTTGTTCACGTTCAGCTGCGGTGCCCCTTCGGACGAAGGCTTGGTGCCCAAGTACCCCACCCCGAAAGCGATCCCGCCGCAGAGCGACGCGTCTGTTTTGTTCTCCAGGTCGTCCAGGCTGAATACGCCGTGTACGTGCCCTTGCATTCCTGCTGCGCCCACTGCTGCCGAGATCTTCTGGATCAGATCCTGTTCCAGGACGGCGAGCATGTCTCTGCGCTTGTTCAATACGGTAGCCATTATTCAAGCCCCAGCTGAGATGCCTTGCGGCGTAGTAACGAGTCGACTGCCTTAACGTCCAGTCTGCCAATGCCCAGGAAGCGACGAGCGACAATCCGCCCCGGCACTCCGTAGTTCTGAGCCCGACCGTACTTGGCGATCTCTTCGTCGTCAATACCGATGCGCACACCGGCACCCGTGTTAGTGAAGATGGCGCCTTGAATGCCACCCTTGATCAACTTGATGGCGTCGCGCATGTCCCTGGTGCGTACCAGCTTCGGGGACGGGCCTAAGCCCATTTGGCGACGGCGGAGGATGGTGGATTCTTTGAGGGCTGCCCAACGATTACCGTCTGGGTCTACCTCCTGGTCAAAGCGGCGAAGGGTTCGTTGCAAGAGCAGGTTGCCGATCTCATCGACCATGCTGGGGAGGTTGAGGTTAGCGCGGATCGTAGCGACCCGGCGCCCCAGCTTCTCTGCCCCTCTGACGAAGCGAGTGTCCGTTACCATTGCTTCCACTCCGATACTGGGTCGGAGATCAGCCGGTGCTTATGCGTGGTAGGGAAAATGCAGCCCACCCGAGGGCGCTGGTAGCGGTTGCCTACGCGTGCAGTCAGCTCCCGGATCATCCCGGCAGTGAGCGATGCCTGGGAGATGTCCTTGATCGCGGCGCCCCGGTTCATCGAGCGCAGCCAGAGGAACATCACGTTCAGTGCAATTGGTTTCACCCAGTCCGGCAGGTCTTGGAAGACCTTGGAAGAGTCGGCCAGGAACCCGCTCACGTACTGGACTGTTACAACGCCCGCCGACAAAGGATGAGTCACGATCCCGTAGTAGCCGTCGAAGTGCGTTGCTGGTGTGTCGATTAACGGCTCGCCAGCCGCGTCCAGGAAGGACACAGATTGCACGAAGCCGTTGGTGAGGCGTAGGCGCCGCATCTCGCTGTAGCGCCCAGAAACCTCGAATGTGTCCTGGCACTCGTAGCGACGAAGGCTACCGATCTCCAGGGCTGCCTCGACGCGACTGCGGATCACGTCTTGGAGGGAATTGAACTGACTCTGGGGAGGCGTCCCGCACGGGGTGCCGTTGGCGCCTTGAATACCGCCACTACCTTCGGCGATCTCGGTTGCGGTCAAAATGTACATAGTGCCTCCCAGAGTTCAGTTGGTTTACTTAGCAGGTTTCTTCGCAGCCGGTTTAGCAGCTGGTTTGACGGCAGCCTTCACAGCAGGCTTGGCAGCACGCTGAGGCTTGGCCACGGCGCGGGTGCTGGTGTCGGCAGACTTCACCTTCACGGCTGGTTTGGCAGCGGCCTTAGCAGCAGGCTTGGCTGGTTCGGTTTCGGACTTGTTGGTGTTCAGGTCCGCGCTGGTCAGGTCACCGTGGTTCTCGTCCAACTCGTGCTCGGCACCTTCGATAGCTGGAGGGCTTTCGGTGGTGACGACTTTGCCTTTCGCGTCAGCGTTGGGCTCAGTTGGTTCAACGACTGGCTGCGCCTTGCGGGCAGCGTCCTTGCCATCAGCCGGATCGTTCTGATCTTCGTGAGTGTCGTTGGTGTTCTTGACCTGTTGCAGGGGGATCGGCTTCGGCGCGAGGTCGTCGTTGCCTTCTTCCTGCGCAGCGTACTGCGAGGACTGCTCAGCAGCTTTATCCTTGGCCGCTTTTTCCTGCTGTGCCTTGTAGGCCGCAGCGGTGGACTTTTCCCAGACGTTGACTTCCTTGCCCAGGTCTTCGCTCCACGCGGTGCGAGTCAGCAGCTTTTCAGCCACGTCATCGGCCACTTCGATGATCTGGTTTTTCTCGACTGGTTTGTCGATGCCTGCAAGGCCGACGCGTGCGAGGTAAACGGATTTTACATAAGTGCTCATGGTAGATCTCCAGGGTTTGCCATCTCTCTAGTGAAAAAGGGCGCCGAAGCGCCCCTTTTCGTTCAGTGCGGATTAAGGCACTTCTTTGGTGTTGACCGGCGCAGCTGCGGTGTTGGTCACACGCACCGCCAGCGATGGGTCAGCCACGTTACCGATGTTGTCCAGGCGAACCAGCGCGTCACGGTCATCGACTTGCAGCGCCACACGGGCAGTCACAACGATGATGTATTCGCGGGAACGGATGTCCTTGTCGGTTTCGATGGTGATCTCACGCTGCACACCCCAGATCAGGTTCTGCGGCATGGTGATCAGGCCCTGGTCGCCGTCGCCGTGCACGTCCAGCATGCCAGCGCCTTCCACGGTGATACCAGCCGCTTTCAGCGGGATGGTGCCTTGGAGTGCGGCGTCGCCCATTGCCGTGCCGCGAGCGGACAGGTACTGAGCGTAGCGGAGCTGGTTGCGCAGGCCAACGAACGCCTTCATCTGCGGCATGTTGCGGAGATACTTGGAAGGCATCATCAGCAGGCCGGAGGTGATGGTGTTGGCGTTGAAGCCGGTGTCCAGGTTGTCGAAGACGTGCAGGTTGGCACGCTTCATCCAGCCATCTTGCAGAGCGAGGTACGGGTCGCCCGAGGTGGTGTCGCCCCAGAGAGCCAGCTCTTCCAGGTCTTCTGCAACCTTGGTAGCGATGGCGCGCAGGACGTGAGCCTCGAAGCTCTCGCCTTCGATGTTGTCTTCCAGCACTTCGTACGGCAGGCGCACTTCGGCGATCACTTCGGAAGTGTTCAGCTGGATCTGAGTTGCTTGCGGCTTGGCACGGTCCGCAGCGCGAACGTAGCGGTCGTTACCACCAGCGTCCAGGGCCGAGCCAGTTTGGCGAGCGGCACGCAGGATGCGGGAGCCGAAGCCCATGCGGTTGATGTTGCGTTGTGGCGCGTTCATGCGAATGAAACGGGCCTGACGCAGGATGGTCGGTTCGTTGTAGATGAAGTCGATGAACTGGTTCGCCTGCTCGGGTTGCAGGATACCGCCGTTGTTGGCGAGATCCGCAAGGGCCAAGTCAGCGCGAGTGATCATTTCACTTGGGGAGGTGCTCATGTTCTTGCTCCTAAGTCCTTAGACATAAAGTGGTGAAACGTAACGGTGTGGCTCGCGCCGATTGGTTACTTGGTTGCGGCAGCTTCGTCAGCGTCGGCAGCAGCGGCTGCGTCGACACGGCGGTCTGCACGGGTGATACCGAACACGCCTTTGAACAGGTCGCCGGTACCGCGCTTAACGTTTTCTTTGTTGGCTTCTGGATCGCCGCCCTGGCTACGCACGACGGTGGTGCCTTTCAGTGCTTCGATCTGCTCCAGCAGTGGCTTGGTGGCCGCGCCGACAACTTCTTCCAGCTCCGAGCGGCGAATCTTCGCTTGCTCTTCCAGGGAAGCCTTGTCCAGCTCTTCCTGTTCTTTGCGCTTGACTTCTTCGGCTTCTTGTTCAGCCTGGGCGTCTTCGCGGCGTTTGATCTCAGCGGCTACAGCGTCGGCCACTGCGGTGTTGAACTCAGGGCTACCGACAGCGACCACGGCAGGAGCCACGGCTGGTTCGGTACGTTGGGCTTCTACTGCGGGTTGCTTCGTGGTGCTCATGTCGTTCTCCTTAGAACTGCGTTGAGTTGTTGCAACGGAAATCAGAAGTTGGCGTGGGAGGCTGTCGAGCAGCCCGTTTGCGTAGTTGGCGAACTGGGCGCAAGCCCGAGTCGTCAGCTCCATGCGGATGTCCACGGTCAGCTCGGACCAGAACAGGATGTTGCGGAGGAGATCTTCGAGAATCCAGATCCCGTCGTACAGTGCATCCGTTACCTGCCGACCCATCAGAGCTGCGGTGAAGTCCAACTGACCCCAGCCCCAACCGCAGTACGCATACTCGTTGATCACCGCGACGAAGCCGTCAGGGATGTCGCCGATCTGCGAACGAATGATCGTTGCAGTCACGCCATCTTCCAGCTCCATCAGGCGAGTTTCCTCACCCTCCGGGATCTCCGCCCGTTGCAACACAAGATTGCCAGACGGATTGTTAAGAGCTTTATCGTCGAAGTCAACAGAATTTCGCTGGCACCATTCGCTCACGGCACCCGCGTCGGCAAAGGCTTCGCCCGAGAATTCGAGAGAAGTGACCGTCAACTGGCCCTTACCCTCGGTCGAGGCGGTGGCTTCGGTGCGCTTGACCTGGGCAACCAGACCTTCGCCGAGGTTCACGCTGGTCAGCTCTGCGGTGCAATTGATTGCACTCGGGTTGGAGGCCACCCAGGCGCTGTCGTCAGCACTGCGGGCCACGGTGAAGTTGCTCAGGCCGTAGGAGACCAGGGCGTCCTTGGCCGCAGCTTCGTCCAGGGTGCCGGGCAGCGTGAGGCTAACCAGATCCTGGTTGCTATCGCTGCGCTTGGTGCGCGAGACGCGCCGGGTTGCTGCTACTGGTTTGCTCACGTTGCCGTCCTCTCTGTCGGATCGAAGAATTCCAAAGCTGCGCTGGTTAGCGGGCTTCTTCACAAGCGTTACGAATTGGGCCTTGTCTACGGTGACGAGGTTGCCTTCGGCGCTTGCACTACGCTGGATTCGTTTGGAAGTCATTGTCTGCACCCTCGTCGATTACTTGATAGCGGTGGGTATGGCCATTGCCGAGTCCGGTAACCGAGGCGCCCGTAATCGAGTGCATGTGGTTGTCCGTGATCCCTGTCCCGCCAGAGATTACCTTATTCAAAGGTCCGATTACTACAGTGTATGTGTGAGTGTGCCCATCGAAGGGGTCTGGCTCGGTGGTGCCAATGACCACGCGGGTGGCTTGCTCGTAGACAATTTCCACCGGAGTCATGAACACATCGGCCTGGAAGGAGAAGCCGTTGATGTCCCCGGAGAGCACCCTGGCCCAGAGGTCGTCGTCCAGGATCTTCACCCCGATCACCCAGGAGCCTTCGATGAAGTCCGGGTCACCTGCGCGGGCGATGAAGCTCTCGACTACGAAGAACTCCACCCCGGCCACGTTCACTTGGTCGTGCTCTACGTCCAGGCCGAAGCCCTGCTGGCTGAACGCGTAGCAGAACTCCTTGACGGCCTCGGGGGTGTAAATATCGCCCCAGGAGTTGGGCACGTTGGGCACCAGCAGCTCGGCGAGGACCACACGCTCAAAGTCCTCCCCGCTGCGCTGCACGATGCGGCATTCCATCATATTGCTCATGGCAGCGCCTCCCCTTCCTTGCCGTGCTCAGGCACCTGTAGGCCGATGTCGCCGTCCGCTTCCAGATCCTTGGCAGCTTGATCCTTGGCGGATTGCTCGGCCTGCGTCTTCGCGGCGGAGCGCAGGGTGATGGTGATCGGGGTATCCATCCAGGCTTCGTAGCCAGCCTCGCCCTTCTTCGGATACTCAGGCAGCTCTGCTTGCAGGAAGGTGTTGGCCGATACGATGGCAGTCCGTGGAGTCACACCGCCCATCACGTTCAGGGCAGTCAGTGCCTTGATGGTGGTCTCTGGGGAGGTGATGGCAGGCACGCGGCTCACCAGCTTGATCGAGGTCATGTGCAGGCCGCGCACATGGGACACGAGCATCTTGTTCAGGATCTCGTCGATCTCGCTGCGGTCCGGGCCAAAGACCTGGGACTCAGCCAGCGCGACGGCCACCTGGGAGTT